GCGGGCTGCGACCGCCGCCACGAGCCGTGCAAAACTCAACCGATACAACAGCCGGTTTACCGGTCATCGTATCCATGCCGTCGCATATCACATGCACATCGCCATCACCGTCAGTGAGCAGGCGCAATTTCACTCCGCGCCCCATGTCTCCGTGCCGCTCAACCATTACAGGCATTCCAATCTCCAGTCACAAAAGCCCAACAAACCAATCAAGCGGGACGCGCGAACATCCGTCACGCCTTCGTTTCGCGCCTCACGCGCGCCCGCTTACCCTAGGCGTTATGCCCCATATCCATACGCAGCCAATATATCCACTGCAATCACCCAACCGAAAACAGCCCACAACTGCCAGCCTTCTAATCCCCACGATTCCACTAAATTGAACATGGCGATAGTCCCAATACTTGCAATAAACCGCGCTATTTGTTTCACCCCTCCTCCTGTTGCATAACTGCACCTTCAACTCGGACGCCAGGCCGTTTTCCCGTCGTCATACAGGCCTGCAATACGCAGGCCTAAGTTGTGCAACTGCGGGAGCAGGAGCGCGGAAAACTCTGCATCCTGCTCACGTGTTGCGCGGCCAGATGCGACCGCATCTGCGCGGCGCTACTGGCCCATCTGTGAATTCCAGGCCACCCCGGCCTGGGCCATTTCGATGTACATTTGAAACATTGTGGCGGTCATTTTATCGCTCCTTGGTTGCTGCTCACAAGTAGGTAACTCCGTCCTCGACCTTCACGGGCTGAGGGGCGGGCTGTTCAACGAAGCCCAGAGCACGCAGGTGCTTGCAGGGCTTACGAACTCCACCCTTCTGGAAACTCCAGGCCGGGCAAGAGCAACGACCCTGACTCACATCCACCCGGTACTTTTTACTGGGGTCCCGCTCACTAGGGACTTCCACAACCGCGTAAGCTACCCCACCACGAGCGGGGACTACCATTTCAACTTTGAAGCTGTTGAGGTTCAGGGTTTTCATCGTGTCACTCCATTGACGTTGTTGGGAAGGGGTATCTCCAGTGTACCACAACCCTTAAATTTGTCAAGAATTTTATGCAATTGATTGCAATGACGAGGTGTTCAAGGCCTCACATTTGGCCTCGGCCTTCAGAGCGTCAGCCCAGGCACTCATGGCCTGTTCAGGTTCCAGGTGCTGAAAGTCACGGCCCATCGCATGGTAGAAGGGCCTACGGGCGTCGTCCAACATGTCGCGGAGGGCGGTGTCGTCTTGGGGCTGATCAATGAAACCCGTCGCCGGGTATCGACCTTTCGCCCAGGCATTCAGAGAGCCGGAGACCGGGTAGTCGGGCTGCCCATACAGAGACGTGCGCAACTTCGCGTATTGATCCTCTGCTACCAATTTCCACGCTTCCGCACATTCCAGCAGCTTCGCCGCCCGTGCTTGGCACTCGGCCAACCGTATACGCAACGCAGTAACTTCCATAGATACTTGGTTTTTCACAATTTGTTGGCACTCGGCCAGGGCTTTCTCACTTTGTTCCAGTGCCGCAACCTTGGATTCTAGTTCTTTCTCGTTCATGCCCGCTTCCTATACGTTCGTGGGGTCTTGTCCGCGCTGGTAGGCACCACAGTACCATACCGTACCATCTGCTCAAGGCGGTTATGCACCTGCACGGAAGTGTAGTTCCAGGCGACCATTGCCTCCTTCACCGTGAACTCCTGAGGTACTAGCTCAAGGAGTTTGGCTCTTAGCTTGTCAGCCTGGGCCTTCAACACGGCATTGCGCTTTTGGGATGCGGCGTAAGCCGCTGGCCTAGAATGGGGGTAAGTGCTCACAAAACCACCCTGGGTACGATGTACTTGTGGTCGTCACTGCGAACCTGCACCTCGTAGTTGCCAGGGGCAAGATTGTCTGCCGCCAGGGCACAGAGTTCGTCCAGAGCCCACCACCAAAACATCTTGAGCCATTTCATTTGCTTCTCCTTAGAAGACAGACAGCCAATATCAAGCCGGTGGCTACCCCAGCAGGTACACCATAACTGTACGTAAATCGTACAACCAATACAAGAATGAGTCCATCAGGCCCCCACTGCAATTGATTGCACACCCTGGAGCAGGTACTTCCTGGTCTCGTTCATCGTGCCCCCTTCGGGCCTACCATCCAAGTGGGAGGGCAGGGTACTTCCTGATTCTGTGGCCGCCACAAATGCAGACAGTGAGGGTGGTAGTTCACGTACACCTCAGCAGCCGGGTGGTACTGGATAGCCGTCTCGTCGTCCTTGAAGAACAGGGCCTTGATCTGGCACATTTCGTCCCAGTTCGGGGTACGCCCTCTGCGGGATACACTCACGTGATCCCAGCCCTCGCCCGCCGAGGCAATCACATACAGAGGCTTCTTGTCGATCACCGAGGGTACTACAAAACCCCCGTTCTCGTGGTCCCCACGTACTCCGTACACCTTGTTCTCTGCCTGTATGTCCCGGTAGGACTCCAGGTTATGCAGGTTCTTCATATCATCCCTCGTTAAGGTCAGGGTTGGGGGTATACAGCAGGGCATAGCCACAGTCGATAGCCATCTTAACCTCCCAGGCCCTCAACTTCGTACTACTGGTATTCCGAGGCTTTGGGGTGGTGAAGGGCACGTACTCATGCACTTCGTTCAGATACCCTACAAGATCGAATCCGGGTTTGTCCGTGGAGTCCAGTGCTACCTGAAGATGGGCATCCATCACCGTACCCCTATTGTTTGAGCAGTCTGGGCCGACACCTTGATAACAAACGACGGGCCGTTGGAGTGTTCCTGGGCTTGCTCCGGACCATCGAAGGGGCCATCTACTGGCACTACCTCCATTTCCCAACAGGGAGACATAGTACTTGAAGTCGGTAACTGGTGCTACTGGGGCGGGGAATTTCATTTCGTCACTCCATTGACTGTTGAGGGGTATTCATACTATAACACAATCCCGGAGTTTGTCAATTATTTTCTTACTCCTGGGATGCAATTGGTTGCAGAAGCTCAGGGTCTTGACAGTTGACCATCCCAGTAGCATCAGGTCTGTGTTTACCGGTGTTCCAGTACCGGTAGTACGTACTACGGTACAGCCGCTTGAGCGTGCCCGTCCCGGTCTTGGTCTTGCCCAGGACCTTTGGCGCCCGAATTTCCCGCACGTACAACCTGGAACCATTCTCGATGAACACCAGTATTCCTGCCCATTCCGGTACATGCTCGGGTATCTTGTACTTGGGTTCAAAGGTTCTACCTAGGTCTTTCCACCACCCCCAGCCTTCGGCCTTGTGCTCTTGCTTCTCCAGTAGGTGCTCGGGTACCGCGTAGTAGAATCGGCTCACGAACTTCCAATTCAGGCTAGTCCACTTGCCCTTCTTGGCGTCGATCTTCCAGTCCCCGTGTGTGAGCTTGACCTCGACCTCCCACATGTAATTTGCGGGGGTCACCAGTACGAAATCGGCCTCCCAGTCATACACATGGACGTTCGGGAAGCACTGATTCTGAGCGTAGTTGAAGAACGTACCGAGCGCAGCAACACACTTACCCTCAGAATACCTCTTGGTACTCTCGATCTTCAGCATCACTTTACCTCTCGAATCACCTCAAACGCCTCAGCGTACTCAGACCCAGCCTCAGCCCCGTACACCCTAGAATTAGCATAGATTGACATCGGAGACCGTGGACCTTTTTTCATAAACTCCCAGGTGTACGCCCGGTACGCCCTCACCTTTACTTCCATACCCTCTTCAGAAGCGGGCCAAAAACTTGCAGGCTTGAACTCCCCGTACAGCCCACCAAAATTAGACCCCAGAGATACAAACTCCAACAGCGTGCAAGTGGTCTTAGTTGATCTTGTGGCTACCCTCACGGCCTCACACACTATGCGGTGATCCCTATTCAAGTCCTTTCCTGAGTGCGTGATCACCAGGCTGGGAATGCACTCCGAGACCGCGTTTTCTACCTGCCATACCAAATCGGTGAACGGTATCCCGTCCAGACCCTGATCTGGATAACCCAGATATAGCAGGCGCTGGTACCCAAGGACCCCCTGAGCGGCCTCCGCATGCACCCTACACACCCCTGGCTGCCCATGACGAATACTGTTCTCACAGAACATGAGTACCGTCACCTCATGCTCCTTGGCCAACCGGTGAATGGTGGCCCCCACTCCTAGTACCTCGTCATCCGGGTGTGCAACAACCACAAGTACATTCATCTTGCCTCCGGGGTCTTGTAGCAGTCATCCAGCAGCGCGTCTACATTATAGACATATCTCTGCAACCAGAGATCATCAACGATACCACATACAGGGCTGTACCCTACCGCCCCCTGTAGCACTTGACGAATGCCTCCGATGTCCCCAGCAGAACACAAGGCCTCCAGTGAGTTGACGGCAGACAGTACAGTCTTCCACGCAGGTATCGGTTCGTTCGCCACCATTATCTCCGGGTGGGCAGTAGACCTCAAGCCATCCCCCAGGGTAAGTTCCTCATGTAGTTTCTCTCCGGGGCGAAGGCCAACAAACACTACTTCAGAATCCCTCCCCAGGTCCTCGATCATCCTGGTGGCGATGTCCACTATCTTTACAGCCTCCCCCATGCTAAGCACGTACACCCCACAAGGCATTACATGTGCTTGTAGGATCAACACAACCGCCTGAGAGACAGTCATGAAGTACCGATCCACCTGAGCGTGTGTGACCGTTACCGGTAGACCCGCCTCTATCTGCTCATAGAATAATGGGATTACCGAGCCGCTACTGCCTAGCACATTACCGAACCGTACCACCCTAACCCTGCCCTTCAACTTCAGATTACCCAAGGCCAGTTGTTCTACCAAGGCTTTACTTGCCCCCATCAAGTTAGTCGGTCTGACGGCCTTATCGGTACTGATCACCGTGATAGCCTCCACCACAGGGGACGCGGCACACACGTCCAGCAAGTTCGAGGCAGCAAACACGTTGTTGCGTATGGCCGATACAGGGTTACGCTCCACCATCGGCACGTGCTTGTACGCCCCCACATGAAACACTTGGGACACCCCGTACACGTCTACCAACGAGGACACCAAGGAAGTGTCTCCGTAGCTGCCAAGCACCGGCACTGCAATTGATTGCAGCTTGCGATGCACCTCATACAGACGGTACTCATTATTGTCCAACAACACCAACTTCTTCACGCCGACACTGCCAAGCCGTGCACACAGGGCAGAACCAATTGAACCCCCAGCGCCCGTCACAAGCACGGACTTACCCCGCAACCCAGACACGTCAATAACCTCCTCGGTCGGGGTTTTACCCAGGAACTCCATCAACTTCTGTTCATTGAACATGCCACGGCCTCCAGTATGGTCTCCACTTGCGCGTTCGATAACTGGGAGTACAAGGGTAGGGAACACGCGGACTGCCAGTACTGCTCAGAAACAGGGTACTTCTTGACATCATCACTGTATGCCGACAACCGGTGCAGGGGTTTGAAGTGCACGGACATCCCAACCCCCTGGGAGGTCATACTGGCTATGAAACCCCCCCTATCAACCGTAGGCGGCAACTGAATCGGGTACAGGTGGCGACAGTGGCCAGCATGGTAATACGGCCTGAGTATCTCCTCAGGTAAGAGCTCATCGTACCTCCGTGCGATCTCCATACGACGGATACGCATTTCTTCCTCACGAAGAAGCTGCACCCTACCCATTGCCGCTGCGGTGTCGGGCATATTAGCCTTCCACCCCACCTGCGTGACATCGTACTCCCACGCTCCACCAGAGTCCCGGTACCGGTTGAAGGCATCCCGGCTGATCCCATGCAACCTGCCTCTCTGTACATGCTGAATCAACCCTGGATTGCCTGACACAACCATACCCCCCTCCCCCGTGGTTATGCACTTGGTTGCGTAGAAGCTGAACACCGTTGCCAGGGAATCATCAGAGGCCCCGATTCTACACAGAGCATCTTCCGCACCAAACGAGTGGGCGGCGTCCTCTATGAGCGGGATACGCTCACTCAAGCAGTACTTGACAATCTCGGTGCGATCAATCGGCACGGCCCCAGCAAAATGGACCAGAACCACAGCCCCTAAAGGCTCCTGCTTGTGGGCCTTCGTTACAGCATGCAAGGACAAACACAGATCATCTGCACGGACATCCCCTATTACAGGGCGGCCCCCTGCCTGCACGATGGTCTCGATACTGGCCACGAACGTGATGTCCGGTACCAGTACTGGCTTTCCTTGTAGCTGTAAGTACTCCAGGGCCAGTAACAGCCCTGCTGTGGCACTATTTGCTGCCAAGCAGGTACGTGAGGTGTTCAGCCACTCCTGCGCCTCCTGTTCAAACAACCGCATCTGAGGCCCGGAGGTAATCCACCCGCCCTCCATGGCCTTGGCCACGGCCTCTATCTCTCTATTCGTTATATCCGGTACCGCGAACGGGATCATTTTGACACCTCGTACATCACCCAGGAACTAAAGAACGGCACATTACGATATTCCCCACAGGCAGTGGTGGACCGGACAGTGAATCCAGCGCCTTTTAGCAACCTACGAAACCCCCTGTCCGACCAGATATGGAGCAGGGTAGGATCATCCTTGTACCCTTTCACTTCATTCCAAGGCTTACGCGCCAACCAACTCAGCCTGCGGGGAATGACGAAGAACGCCTTGCCACTTGGGGTCAGGCGACTATGTAACCCCGTAAGGGTAGCCTCTGGGTTGAGTACATGCCCTAGCACATTCACACACAGAATGACATCAAACTGCAACTGAGGTACTCGGGTAGCCCATACAACTTTGGGGCATTCCCGCATACCGTACTGCCTCAGCTCCGTACTGGGTTCAAAAGCGGTAACATGGTTGCAGGCCGACAGTGGGCACGCCAATCCCCCTACGCCAGCCCCAAAATCGAGTATCAACTTGGGTATGTGGGTAGAGAGACGCCCTACCAACCACTGACGTAGCCATAGGTAGTGCAGGGTGCGGTTATATTGGATAAGCCTCTGGCTGTAGCTCATTTCACTCTCCTCATGTGCCCGGCCTTCACACTGGCGTCCTCCCACCCATGGAAAGCCATCAGGGCCATACGAAACTCGTTCCACGGGGTGGCCCACACAATACCTTTCGAGTCCCGAGTGTCTTCCAACTTGGAAGACAGGCCCCTGAACACCCCCTGTTCAGCCAGCTCCCCTAGCACATCGTGCAAAACCATTTCAGAGCGGGACTCCGTGGCCTTGCACACGGCCTGAACCACATCGTTATCTGCCTTTCCTGGGAACTCCTGAATGTACTGCGGGAGCGTCTTGGTCTTGAATTCCTGTAGACGGGCATAGAACAGCTCGTACATCGTATGCTCGTACTGCCCTCCATGATCAAACATGGCCTTGAATGCCCCTTGCTGCCAATCCAGGAACCTTGCATACATCCCTGGGTAATCATCGTGGAACATCTTGATCATAGCGTAGGCTTCCGTCTCGTTGTGGACAAAGAACGGATAGTCCTCTCCAAACAAGGACTCAAGCCATGTAGCCCTTTTCATTACCGATGGCACTCCCAAGAGCAAGGGCTCCACCTGGGACATGCCAAACCCACCTTCGGTAGTCATGGTTATCACCAAGTCCATCTCCTCCCTCAGTAGCCTCCAGAACTCCTCTCGCGGAGGGTGCAGCACCTGACAGAACTCCGGAGGGGCCATCTTGATGCCCGTAGACACGGTAGAGAACACCACCTTGAATCCAAGGTCCCCTTTCAGTATCCAGTGCTTCTCCATCACCGAGTAGATGGTCTCCAGGTTAGTAGTACTCAGGCCCATACGCTCGGTGAACCCCAAACAGAATGGCCGCTGCCCTCTCACAAATCGCCTATCTTCGGCTTTACTGTGGAACCCAAAGGCCTTCACATCAACGGGTGTGTACAGCCTGATCTTGTCCCGTAACTCCTTCACGATAGCAGGGGACATGAACCTCTTGGCGGCCTCCATCACCCCGGTCTTCTCATGCTTGATGGTAATCAACACATCATCGGCTGCCACGTACCCACACAAGGTGGCCAGGTCCTGCACCCGTCTGTCCGATACCGCTACGGTCTTCTTGAAGGACATTACTGGCATCTCCTCCCAGAGAAGCACCTTCTTCAAGAACGCCTGATTGTAATTCCGGGGGCTGGTCATCACCAGTTTCATATTCTGAATCTGCTGGGTACGCATGGTAATCACCACGTCCGTATCCCAATACGGGCCGTTGAATGCCAACAAGGTCTCCAACTCCTTGGGGAACACCTGGTACTCCCGCATCCGGTCGTGGCTATACGGGTACTTCAGATACTCGATGTTCGGGTGCTCGGGGAACCATTCGTACTCTTCCGCCTCCATCTCCCAGTCCGGGATCAGCCACCGGAAGAACACATCGTCCGTCTGGGATAGCACGTACTCAACAAGCCTCCGGGCCTTGAGTGCGGAAGCACAGTGGCTCGGCTTGGTACTGTAGATGGGGTCTATGACTACTTTCATGGGTACTCCTTAACTACGATTGACGGTATCGGTCTTACTTCAAACAAGACCCCAGGTAGCGCACTGCTTGACTATCACCAACGGGTCTGACTCCTGTGCAATCAATTGCAGAACAGAGTTGCCTCCACACCCATTGTGGACGGTCTGAAACTTCACGGGATATCCAAACAGCCCCACATCCATGTAGTTTCTGCCTCCGGCCCCACTGTAGTACACACAGGCCCCTAACCGTGCTGAGGATATAGCACAACGTAGCCTGCTAGTAGTATCCTCTCCAACGTACTCCTCCACTGGGCGCACATCCAAAGACAAACCCAGACCCTCTCCGACCTTCAAAATCAACTCCATGTTCATAGGCGAGAGACGTGAAAACTCCATGGTCTCGTACTTCAGGAGCACATCCCTGACGGGCTCCAGCCGCGCACGGTACTTATTGGCCTTGCTCATCAACTCCTGCTCTATGGTCTTACGGGCCTTTGTGATCGAAGGCCCCCGCACAACAGCATCTAAGTAGGTCTTCCCATGGACATCTAAGCTGATCCATCTACCCTTTATCCGGACACGGTAGTGCATACCCCCGCTCTCCAGAGCCACCATATCCAACGGTAAGTACACGTCGGTACTAGCCAACTTATTCCAGAACCCTGCCCAGGGAAGGAAATCAGGCTGGTGCACTGCTACTCGTAGCATTTGGTTCTCCTTGTTGAGCCTTCAGAGCCTTGTCGTTGAATGCCGCTACAACCTCTGGGGGGATTTCTCCAAGATCAACATCGTTGGATACCCACACCTCTCTACGCATGGTCAGACCATACACCACCCCTGCTAGGGCGTCCGACACATCCTTACTGTTATGTACGAACGGACCTAGTGCTACCTTAAAGTTTTCTGGGCCTCGCACCGTCACGTCGTACACCGGAACAGGGGCGTCTACTCTTACTTTACGTACTGATTTTATCCGCATTTTCGGCCTCATTCTTAGCGACTATTGCCTGCCCCTCGGTTTCAAACCAACCAATATGCCGTTTCTTGTACACAACACGCCACCTTGCTTTTCGTTTTTGATTCTTTGCAAACGAAACGCCTACTACAGTACTTGTTCTTTCTCCCACGTTTCTTGGCGGGAGGGCCTCAACACTGCCCGGTAGGTCTTCTTTCTTGAAGTTCAATATCGCAAACTCTCCCCGCTGTGCAATCGCAGCCAAATCACGGGCTTGTGCTGCCTTCAGTACTGAATCGTAGTACCCTACCGTTTGCTTACCCAATCGAGCGGCAAACACATTTGGGCTTTCTTGCCTCACACCCCGGTATCCGCAGGCTCCAACACTCTTATCAGAGTTCCAGGTATTCTGTTTATGCGTTGCCAGGCGTAGATTCTGCCTTCGGTTATCCAACCTCACTCTATTTACATGGTCTACCTGATATTCTGGGTCTCCCATAATCAAGCGGTGCATCTGGATGTTTATCGTTCTGTTCTTATCGGTCTTACTACTGCCCTTTCGGTGGACTGCCGTTGCTGCGTACCCATTACGTAAATACCATTTATACGGTGCAATCAATTGCAGGTCTTCTTCATCAACCTGCACTTTATGTCCTCCGTGTATCGTTATCGTAGCCATTGTCTCTCCCAAAAACAATAGTCTATCCTTGTTTTGGAGGCTGGTCAATCCTGAACTTCGTCTCCCTCCTGTAAGTACTGAGCTTGTATGTACTTTCCGGTCTTCAACAATACCGGGTGTTCTGGCGTACACACAAGCACACCCCCGCCCCATATTTCGATCTCCACTAGGTCTTGCACGTATTTGGTTATCCTCGGGTGCTCCATAGGCAAATGCACATACTGTCGGGTATCGTTACTCCAAGACACCCCGGTATGCACTACACCCTGTTCGTAGTCTCGTACAAGTTGGGCCATGGTACGAATTTTATGGTCTGCACATTCGATCTTTGTACTCCCCAACAAGCAACCGTGGGGAGAGTGATCTATCTTCCTCTTCTTCACATCCTTCTCTAGCGAGACCAACTCCAAGGCGCACTTCCTATGCGTAGGCATGTTGATCCGCCCATCATACAGGGCGTTCTTCACAAAATCATAAGGGTGGGTGGTGATGTCCACACTCTGCAACCCCACTACAAACCCTTGCTGACGCAGTATCTGCTGACTATCTGTAGACTGGAACTGGTCGAAGGTCACCCATTTTATGTTCATGCCCAGACCACGAAGAGCTGCTATGACCTCGCGCACCTTATACAACAGAATCTCTCCCCCTTTTGGAGGCTTTATCTCCAGCAGGGCGTCTATCCAGATGTTAGGCATTAGCCACCCATCCTTAGACTGCACAAACTTGTCCACCGTGCCAACTGCGAAACCAGCACTGTCTCCGCTCACGGCCAGGTCACAGTGCACGAATCGTGGAAGCTCAGGACGGTAAAACTTATTCTTGTAAATCTGGAGCTTGAACTCCTGGAAGTCCACCATTTCCCGTCCAAAAATAATGTCCGTAGTCCTCTGTGCATCCCTAACACTATCGCGGTTCATGATGAACGGGTGGTGTGCCAGGGTGCTCACCCCAGCCACATCCCGTAGTGCCTTCATGATATCCGCCTCGAAGTTCACCCGGTATTCCTCTGGTATAGCCATCACCAAGTCGCACTCGCTGTCCGCCACTACCTCCGTAGTCTCCAGTATGCGTGGGGTTCTAGCGTCGTCCCCAATGAAGATGTTGAACCACTTGCCACTAAAGCGATCAAGGGGCTTGACCTCCCACTCCCGCTTGTCATACACGTAAATGCCGGTGCTACCTGTACGAGCGACCTCCTTACGTGCCTCCTCTTCTTTCTTGTCAGTGAACTGCCCAGGGTACCTCTTGGAAGACACCAGGCAGAGCAGTCCGGGCAGTATCCCTTTCTTCATGAACCGAGACTTACGGCGCATGGCTATAGAGTCATACAGAGCAGTGGCTTGGTCATAGGTACTGTTGTCCATGTTCGCCTTACTGTTCTCTACAACTGCCATGAAGTTCATTTCGTCTATCAGACCCCCAATCACGTTCTGCCCTATCGCCCCAGTCTCCGCCCCTGAGACGGGCTTCACGATGATCCGATTAGGGAACTTCAACTCACTCACAATGTCCTTATCGAAAGGAAACTTCTCCCTGAAGTACGCACTCCTTTCGATCATTGCCCGGAACCGGTCGAAATCCACTGACTTAGCCAGTTTGGCGTTCAAACTCTGAAAGATGAACGTAATCTCGGAGCTGGGATCAAGGTCAAACAGGTAGTGAGGCGTGCGATAGCAACTCAGCTTGTACAATTGGTAAGCCGTACTGTACAGAGCAAGGGTGGACTTCCCGGTACCAATTGCACCCGTGAGCACGGCCTCCTGATACAGGCCGTTATTCATCTCTATCAGGCACTCCATCACCTTTGGGAACAGGATGTTCTTACTGTCCATGAAGTACGGGTCCTCCACGAACGTCTGGATGCTTACAGGGTCGTACTTCAAGCTACTGAAGCCCCGTACTGCCGACCCTCTTACTAGGCCCTCGCCTTTACGCACTTTCTCCAAATCGGTTACCACAGCCTTGAGGAACCGTACCTGCAAGCTAGGGTCAGGGAGCTTCATGCCCTCCTCCAGTACTCTAGCCCCTCTATCAGGACCGAGCGCCTGTATCAGGTAGTTTCTGGCGTGCTCAATCACCTGTTGCATCTTGCACGCTCTCAAACACCCCGTCTATGGCGCTGAAAAATGTCGCTGCTGCTTTCTCCAGTTGCTCATTTACTTGGTAACTCACTTGTACAGCGTCCTTACCATCGGACTCGACTACCGTGGTCTTGCCATCCTGAATAATCTTGGTGGTCTTCGGTACCCTGCGTACAAACCCTAGATCGAACGACAGGTCAGCAAACTGTTGGATTAACCCCGAGAGGGTCTTCATCTCCCCCCCGAGGGACGAAATCAGAACAGGCATATCCTTTTCACGGATCATCAACTTCTGCACTCGGGCCTTCTGTGATAGGACCAGTTGCCCCACCTCCTCCAGTACGTCGATCTCCTCCTTGGTGTGCTGGAGCGGAATTATCTCCTGCCCTTTCGGAATCACCATGGCCATGTTCTTGTCCACTACATCGTACTTGTAGCGGTACAGGTACTTCTCCAGGGTGTTTTCCTTTACATCCGTCCACAGGCCGAGAGTCTGCTGAAACATCTTCATGATCGCCGGAACACCCCGACCTTCATAGAACATGGTGTGCAGTATGGCTTTCTGTTCCGGCGTAAGCTCCTGTATGCGCTTAAACGCACGACCGGGGTCTTTACGTGGCTCCTGTGACGGCATCTTAACCCCAAAACACAAACAGCCTGGGGGCTAAGACCGTCAGGCTTACAAGTACAACCAAACAAAGAACTGGCCCTACTGAGTGTCTACCGTGACTCTTGGGGCCAATCCGTTTAAGGGACCCCGCACACAGGACAACTAAGGTAATCATACCCCCACCCCCTCAGACTGTCAATTGCTGTTCTACGGGTAACTTACCTATGGGAGTTACTACTGGAGGTAGGGGTTTGAGGTACTCCTCCAGAGCGGAGGTACTCAAGTTGCCGGTTGCAATCAATTGCAGTAGCGAGCCCAACACCTGATCCACAGACCTCTGCTTACTCTTGCACCAGTCACACAGTACGAGAAACTGCATTTTTTCCTTCTTGGACATGCGAATCCAGACGTGCTCCTGTCCACCGAAGTCAAACACCATGTACCCCCAGGGTAGGGTGTCTCCGTACTCGGAGAACAGCTTGTTCAGCACCAGAGCGAGGCCGTCAATGGTCTTGATCTCCTTTGTTGCTTCCTCGAAGGCGGGCAACATCTCCGGTGGTAGGGACTTACCTGTAGCCTTCACCATCTTACGGAACTCTTCCTCACTGGTGAAACCGAATAGTTCAGAAGCTACCTCTTCCGTGTACTTCTCAGACAGCGACTGGTACATGGCCATGAACTTACTGGCCGACATTTTGCCTCGGATCAGGTTATGACGGACATTCTGGAACTTCTCCTTGTCGTCGTCGAACTCAAGATCGGTGATGATCGTTACCGGTACCTGCTCCAGACCCATGAGCTTAGCTACCTCCCAGCGATGGTGGCCACCAACAATACGATAGGAACCGTCTTTAAGCGGTCGTACAAGCACCGGATCGGTGATCCCAATGGAGCCGATGTTATCGTACAGCATATTGAATTCCTGGTCCGACATCTCATTTGGGTTGAGCGGGTTCGGTACCAGGGAATTTACTGAGAGAAACGTGCGGGACAACGATGCGGTACGTTCTTCCGCTGTAGGGGCTACCATCTGCAACTCCTTATGCAATTGATCTCTTACGGTGTACAGATTGTACCACCTACAGAGCTCGTGTGGGGGGTCTCCTGTACGGGGTAGTGTGTGGGTATGCCTTCCACTATACGGAGCCTGGCGGCTCTTAGATCATGCTGAAATACGGGGGATAGCAGGGTTTCCCTGACTGCCTGGGCGTGCTCTTCGTTCAAACCAACCGAAGTTGCCTCCATCTGGTCATTGAACCCCTGTATGGTACTTGTCAGAGCCCAGTGTACAGGCTTGTCCAACACCGCTGACTCTGTTTGGAATAGCATCATGGATATCATGGCTTGCCTGTCTCCTTGGTACCCAATTTTTTCCAGACATTCTTTGAGGGATTTGCTACTTTTCAATACATAAGCAATGGCTCTCTTACCATCTGATACATACTGATCGAACGCCCACTCAGGCACGCCCCCAACCATCTGCAACCCCCTCTCGGGTACCACCAGAGGCGCGTCCACCCTCCAATCCATAAACCCAGACTGACACCCCGTAAGGCCTATCAACGGGGATGTCAGGTAGCTTACGTCTTTTTTCGTCCCCGCGTATAGAAGGTAAGCTGCCAGCGGTGAAGCCCCGGCGTCTACCAGTACGTTCATGTACGCGGTCAGGGCCATTAACCTCTCCTCCTTGGTAAGGGATGAACTTTGCCCATCCAAAGCGTAGCCCAGACCGTAGGACACAGTGCTCGCGGATAACGCAAGACGCTCTTCCTCCTTCTGATCATTAAACTGATACCCTAGGCCATGACCAACCATCCAGGAGCATGTTACGTCCGTCAAGGTGCGACTCTTCCAAGAGTGACTCAACTCCCTGGCTATCCATGAAGCTACCTGGACAGACCCTCCCAATGCGGTCCTATAGCTCTTGTGCCTGCACAAGGCCATCACCTGTGCACACAGCTTGAGGTTGACGATCCCGATATCTTCCAGAGCTATGATGGGAAGGCGCCTCCACAGGTAGTCCTCCTTGCCTCCATGTACGATTGCTTGGGCATATCGTACAGCCAAATCTTGATACCCTCGACGTATGCTCTTCTGCAAGGCAGAGGACACTTTCCACAGCTTACTAGGATCAGACAAACTGACACTGATCTCCGGGAAGGTGGGAGTAAACTCCACCCCTGCAAGTAACCGGCTCTCCATTTTTTTACCCGAATCCAACAACAAGTCAGACACCGAAACCCCTTGGAACTCCTTAGGGCAAAACATCGTCGCGTAGTGCATTTTCAGCCTTTTTTTTATTGGGGTATGGGGTAACGGTGCCACAGTGCATAGGAAAAGCAATAGGTGGCCTTACGGTAAAACTTTAGGCCCTCCGCCCGCCGATTAAGCTGACGTTATGCGTCATCAGTTGACGCGCACCAGGGCAAGAACCTGCGTCACCGGGTCTGCGTCCAGAATATGAATCACGGCTTTTACTTCGTGGCAATCGCCGTCAACCCCGATTGCCACGTCCTCGCCAATGCAGGGGACACGGCTAACGTCATACACGTCGCTTGTGTGTGTCATCAGGAATTCAATGCGTACCTTCATTTCTGCTCCTTTGCATAAAAAAGTTTCAAGCGGAGCGCGGAAATGCGCGCTTCACTTCGTGGTTACGTTTTCGCCCGGCCCGCCTGAACCTGGACGTTATGCCTCTGATCCCCATGTCCCGCGAAACTGACTTGCTCCGTGCTGGAGGAATGCTCAAACAACTCCCGACGGAAGTCTTCGAGGGCTTTCTTTCTCCGCTCATCCGACGCTTTGGGTGGCCATTCATGAGCATCGAGAATAGCCTCAACAACACTGAATGGCATCGCATCTTCTACCCCTTCTCGCTGCGCGATTTCGCGCAACTCAGATGGGTACGGAAGGCGTTTTTTCTCGATGAAGACCTTCTTCATCCAGTACCGCATGACGACATCGTGCTTGTCATCCGCAATCTGACTGAGGATTTCTCCGCAACGCTCGGTGGGTACGCCGAACAATCCAGGAAGAGCTTCTTCTATCTCCGCTCTCGGATGCTGCGCACAGGTGACTTCAGTGCACCAGTCGTGCTTGCATTGGCGGGCGTCTCTTTCAAAGTTCTTGATGGGAATCATCGCGTCGCCGCCTTGCTTACTTCTGGCTTGTCGCAGAACGTGCCGCTTGACGCTTGGGTCGGATGGCCAAGTTCAGATGCATAACATTCGGCCTCGTAAGCGTCTGCCGCCGCGTCCATGCTGCCCTGGTTGATGTGCAGCCCTGCCAGCGGGTGCGGATACTCCTGATCCCGCAAATGCTTAATCCAGTCGGTATCGCTCCAGCCAACAGGTGTCGGCGGTCGTGTCGTGGTCTCTGTCATTTTTCTTTCCTTTCGTTGTCACGCATAACAAGCGGTTCCAGGCGTGAGTATCCGCTCTCGAAGGCTTCAGCCGGTGAAAAGGACATGTATCCATCCCCATAAACAACGTAATAGCCGCCGACATGCGGCTTGTGTTTTCGATGCCATCCAGGTAGGAGCGTAACAACGCCGCCAATCTCACCTAAAACTAAATCCGGCCCCTGCGTGCCATTACCGCGAAGTTCAGTAATCTTGGCGGCGCGAACAACCTTGTGGCACTTGTACTGCGGTAACTCAACTGCTGCGTTCATGTCTGTCTCCTGTTTACCGTGCCTTTATTCTGGCGGCACGGCTAACCCTGTACATCAGACAGGTTTTTGCTCAGGTTGGGTAGACTCTTATGTTGATCCATCTTGGTTCTCCATTTTTTCAGCGAGGGAAAGCAAGGCCTGGGCCAGGGTATTCGCGCCATCCTTGGAGAGCGCCACCCAGGCAACAGGTTGATCGAAGTACATGAGCAATTGCCCCTGATACAGGGTCAAGCCTATGCTGGTGTCAGCGTCAATAGACAGAGACTCAGTGGTCACGGTAGGGTTCTCCACAGGTGCAGAAGTACACTACCAACCATGGACAGCGCCCCGAAGGCAAGCGCCAGGGCGCATAGCGTATCCAGTGCCGTCCCTTTTTTCGTGGATACCCCTACGAACAAGGAGAGAAGTACGACCACTAACCCGATGATGAACCACATACTACCTCCTGCAATTGATTGCAATCTGGTGGGACTGCGGGGACTCGAACCCCGAACTCAAGCCTTATGGGGCTTCACTCTACCATTGAGTTGCAGTCCCGATGGTAAGAGGGGTGCCGGGATTTGCGCTCGATAATTGGGTGCGCATGCGTACTCCAGATGGGCCTCTGCCACCAACGTAATCGGTATCGGGTACCCATACCCGGACAAAAGGATCATAGCCAGCATGGTCTTGGTCATCTACCCTCCTGGGGAAAGAACTCCCGTATGTCATTCCACTCTACACCCTCGATGGCCCTCACATACATGTAGGTCAAGGCACTGAAATCCAAGGCCGGTACATCCTGTACAGTAGAGAGATCGCACAAACTCGGGTCGTCGCTGATGTTGAAGTACAACCGACATGATAACGGTCGTATCTGGTATATCGAGCACTTACCGTCCTCCAGAAAAGGACAGGGTACCCGCATGTACTTCGTAACCACCAGGCTACGGTCCAACTCCATCCTGGCAAACACCATCTTCCTGCCCGTACTCTGGGCGATACGCTTGGCCTCCTCGGTATGGATGGTAACCGCCTGATGGCAACAGTGACTACACCCCTTCCGGCATGCCGTATGAGGCAAGACCGCCCGCTGCACACGCTCTGCGAGCACAAAGAACTTGGTGACCCTCTGCTTGTTCGTGCCCTCAGGCTCTTCACGAAATGGCCTGGAATTGAGCAAGGCGTCCAGTATAGGCTCGACAGCCGCAACATTGTCTTCTACTTGTTGATGCACAGTGCGCAGCACAGCTACCTCCAGAAAGGGGTGTACAAACGGGCTTCTCGTTTGGTTATCCAAACTCTAAGGGTCACGCCCGTGGGGGATGTGAGAACAGTCTTGCCACCCTGGATGTGCGAGGCTACCTGATAGGTGTCGCCTGATTCCTTGTTCTCCAACATTAGCGTACCTTTCTTACCTGCTGAAAGCTCCGCCAGGGCATCGAGAATCGTGTACTCCAGCTTATCGGGCTCCAACAGGGACACTGCCGGTTCTCCTGTGCTGGTAGGCACTTTCACCTCCGTAGGTAACCACGGTACCATGGTGGGTGCCACACCTACGGAGGATCCCTCGGCAACCACTTTTACTCCAATAACCAAGCCCATTTGCTACTCCTTAGCAGTGTCACTGGTGGACTACCTCTGCGGCAACGATGGAGGGGCATCGCTGTTTTGTGAACACGACTTACAAGGTAGTCCACCAGTGCCCCCTGTTTCCAAGGGGCGTGGCCCAGGCAGCTTCAGGTCCTAACGCTGACAGCTTGGGCCTGCCGGCGATCACGTTTCAGATCATCAGATTCCAGATGGTGCAGGTCGGCGTTCGCATGGATGACTCCTAAAAAGTTGGACTGCATTCTACGTATCCCACGATTCGGGGAAGACAGGGCCTGTCGTGGCGCAGGCCCTCCCGCATTCGGTTACTGCATGGACTCGGGGACGTTCACCTTCATGTCGATCTCGGGCCAGATTTCGGAGATAGCGGTCAGCGCCTCCTTCCACCCCGCACCCTTGATCACGGACTGGACATCCACGTTGGCGGAGGACACCGTGCCGCCCAGATAGCCGGCGCAGATGTTCTCCAGGGCGACGGTATCGAACTCCGAGCCCAGTTCCCCCTTGGCCTTGGACAGCGCCGCCTGCACGATCTCCGACTGATCCATGGACAGCTTGAAGGTCATTTTCACGACCGCATCCGTGGTGGTGGTGGAGGTCTCACCGGTAGGGGACATCGTGGCCTTGAGTGCAGCCAGGAGTTCCAGAACCGTGAGCTTCTCGGCCTTGGCGACCCACTCGTCCACGTTGTCTAGTGTAAGGATCGGGGCGAGGTCCTTGAGTTTGGTCCAACCCAGGTGGCCGACCTTTTCCCAGGGAATCTGCTTGGTTACCAGATCGGTGTAGATGGCCATGAGGTACGCGGCTTTCCGGCCTTGGAAGCCGTACTTCTCGAAGACAAAGGTATTGAAGTCCGCGTAGCCCTCGAACCAACTGTTGTCCGAGATCAGCTTCAGAATACCGCCGAGCTTGAAGTAATTGGTTTCGATGTTCTCGGCCAGGTCGTCAGCCAGGTTCAGAGCCTTGATCTTGGTCAGGCCTTCTACTTCTACCGCGATGTCCTGGATCAGGTTGCCGGTCTTCGCGGGTTTGACTTTGGCCTTACCAACGGCAACAGTTTCGGCCACTTGTTCGGTGGCGGCAGAGCCTTCGACTACGGGTTCGGTACCGGTGGTTTCAACAGCGTCGTTCATGTTCACTCCTTAAGTGGTTTGGTAATAATGCAGTCTTTACTGTATCACAATTAAAAAGTTTGTCAAGTGTTTACTGCAATTGATTGCAGCTACGGGACTACCTGCCAGTCCTCAGCCAACATATCGGTCTGGCTGGCTAACCAGGGTACGCGGGCGTTGAGGTGGCTGACAGGAGCCGTATCACTTGCGGGGGTGCCTGGGTAAGACATGTACAGATAGGGCAGGGTCATCTTGCTGTTGGCGTCCGGGACCTGGAGTTCAACCGTCAACCCCTTACCGTTCCACCCTGCCCGCTGTACCTTCTTACCCTCCTTCATGGCCTCGATTGCCTGACCGAAGTTCATGCTGCCACCTGCTCGCCTGCGGCCTTGGCCTTCTCCACTTCCGTGGCGGTATCCTTGTCGGCCAAGGCCTTGTCCTGGTCGAAGAAACCGTCGCCATAACGATGTGCCAGCTTGGCGATGTTCCCAGCGAACACCCCCTCCGGGGGCTGGCCAAACATGTCGTAGACCAGACGGAAGTACAGGTCAAGAGCCGAAGCGACCAAGGTGGCCAGCGTGGCTTCTCGTTCGGTATCCATCACCGCCTGGGCTTCAAGGTCGGGGACCTTGACCACCTTGGGCGGCAGGACCGCGCCGTTGGGGGCCTTGCGCTCTGCGCGCTGGAAGTCCTTGAGAGCGACCCCGTACATGTATTTCTTGGCCTGCCCCAGGATATCCACGGCAATGCCGTTCAGGGTCAGGAGGGCCAGGCCTCGGGTGCCCACGAGCTTGATCTTCTTGCCAGAACCGGGAACATGGACCTTGAGCATCTTGGCAGCCACGATCAGGTAGTAGCCCAGGTCGCCCAGTTCCTGGAAGGCGTTGTCCTTGGCCTCTTGAGTGGCCTTGCCTTCCAGCAAGTAAGGAGTCATACCCTGGAGCAGTTCACCGGCCTCGGTGGCGATGCCCAGGCAGGCGTGGAAGAGGTTAGTGCGATGGGTATTGCGTGCGACGTGCTTGAGGCCTAGTTTCGCCGGAGCGACAGCCAGGGTTTTGAACACATTAGCACGGTAGGTTGTGGTCTTCATGACAACACTCCATTGGTGGTTAAAACAGCCGATGTACCCCATTGAGACCTGAGGTACCTCCTGTAGTCGCTACCTGTAGCCCTAGCCTAGCTAGAGCGTAGGCATCAACTATGTCATCCGATGAGCTAGTATACCCCCACCGGTCCTTTACTACTTCTGCCATACGCACCTTATCAGCAGTACCCTTACCTGTCACCCATTTTTTCAAAGTAGTGGGCGGGCACTCCCAGGTGGGGATACGGGTAGCGTATAGCGTATGGCGTATTATACTACCTATCTCAACTAGAGTCACAAGAGAATGCCTGTTGCCATAAGCATAGCCTTCGATCATGATGAGATCAGGGGCGGCCAAGACCCCCGTCCGCAACACCTCATCTGCAATTGATTGCAGGCGACGATAGCCTGTCTGCCCGTTAAACGCTATGGTTTTGCCTATAGCCGATACCTCCAACTGCCCCTCGACTACCAGCTTCACCACCCCCGTACAGGTGGAAGGGTCCAGGCCAAGTATTTTCATACGGCCATAGGGGCACTGATTGCAGGGTGTGATTGATAGCCCTCCAACTGTATGTCTTCCGGCAACAGGCGCAGCAGGTACTCCATTGGCGTCCGCTCAGGGGCCTTCTCCGGTATCACCAACGTCGGTAACGGGAACGGCGCCCTACTACACTGCGCATCCGCCTGCTCCATGTGGTTGGCGTACACATGGACATCCGATAGCATCATCACCAGTTTGCCTGGAAGGCGCCCAGTGGCCTTGGCCACCAAATGCAGGAGCAGCGCGTAACTGGCGATATTAAAAGGGATGCCCAGGAACATGTCACAGGACCGCTGGAACATAACGAGGTCCAGGGTGTTGTACTCGATATCCACTAGGTACTGGTGCAGTACATGGCAAGGCGGCAAGGCCATCTGATCCAGTTCGGCGGGGTTCCAGGCGTTCACGATGATCCTGCGGCTACTCGGGTTGGACACGATGTCATCCAGGGCGTTCTGCAACTGGTCCACCCTCTGCCCTATTGCCCCTCTCCATTGCCGCCATTGCATGCCGTATATGCGGCCAAGGTCGTCTTCCCCCCTGCGGAAGCGACTTGCAAGCCACTGCCTGTTCTCATTGGCATTCTGATCCCAGATTCTGCAACCCAGGTAGCGAAACTCGGAGGCCCTGGAGTACCCCCGGATGAATCCCAGGAGCTCCGCCTTCACAGCCCCGAAGGCCAACTTCTTGGTGGTAACCGCAGGAAAGCCGTCAACCATACTGAACTCCAGCATGGCCCCAGCCTTACGGTAAGTGGGGATACCCGTCCGGTTCAGTTGTTTCCTGCCGGTTGTAGCGACATCTGCCAACAAATCCAAATACTTTTTCATGCTAATACCTCAAGTTCGGTGGGGTTGAACGTGGCCTTGTACATGCCTGAAAAACACTGCTTACACACAGAACAGGCTTTAGCCTGCTTATCCAGGGCGGTTGAACACACCCCAGAAGGGTACACCCCTTTCTGACCCATACCCACGGCCATACCTTGTTGCAGGTAGGGTATCAGGTCTTTGTCATCTCGCTTAACCACGTACTCCTTGAACGGCAGTATCTCATCCAGAGTCTCGTGCTTCTTTCCATACCCCCGACTCACATAAAGGACTCGCCCCTCATGCAGATTGATCCTGTCCTTCCAAACGGAGGAGCTATCTGCAATCAATTTCAGGTACAGGTTGGTACGAATGCGGTGCTCGGGCAAAGGCACCTTAATGGTGGCGAAGTCGTCAACATTCAGAATTTTTAACTCCACTACCTGCCACTTATGGCCCCCAAGATCGGCTAGTAGATCAACGCTGCCGGATATCCCAAACTGGGGACTCACAAACACAGGCTCCACGTACCTCCAATGGTGAGTGCCTGAGTGAGAGGAGCATCCGGAGGTGCCTGGCTTGGAGGTCATCGAGGCCGTGGCTCCACAGGAGGCGCAGAACCAGTTGCCTATCGCGTATTCCCGCATCCACTCCTCAACCACCAGCCTGGCCGTGGCATTTCCCACATCAAACGTGGCCTGTAGTGCTGCCGTTACATACTGGTCTTTGAGAGGCTTATGCTCCTCCCGGAGGATCACCCATTTACGAGCACAGAACCTCGGCTTCGTAATGTCGGAAGCATGTAGAACCTGTATGTCCCTAGCAGGCTGCCACCCTCCCAGGTTCTTCCTGAGTAGGTCAATGACCCCTTTCTTAGGTGCCTGGGCGTTGGCCACTGCTACTTTAAGCCAGGACATTCCAGGGCCTCCAGTAGTTCATGAAAGAACGACTTGGGTAACGCCACCCACTCCGAATTGAAGTCAGAACGAGGGTTGCCGTCAGGACGTACAAAACTGAGGGTAACAGCGGGAATAGAAGCATCAGCCAGACTCTCCTTACTGATCTTGGTCAGCCATGCGAGGTCCAGGGGCAGAGAGGTGTTGACTGTGCTCTTACTCTCGATCCTGAACTTCCAATCCCCCACCCGCTTGAGCATGTCACTCTTGGAGTGGCTAATAGCCCCAGACGCAGGTTGCATCCTAGCGGCTAAGGACTTGCCGATACGGGCCTCACTGGCATTCCCGTGACCGATCTTGCCCTTGGCGGCTATCCTCCTCAGAAAAGGACTGTCCATCACTACTCCCCCGCAATACGTTCGAGGATTTCTCGCTGCTTCGGACTGATATACATCCTCTTCCCGTATTCCTCCCACTTGGATACCATGGTGGTCATGAACTCGGTCTCAAAATCATTGGCAGCATTCCCCTCTGCCTCATCCAAGAGGTCTTGGAATTCGTCATCAGTATAGAAGTCCTGTACCCGCTCATCCTGTCCCATCATTGCTCCTGCTCTACGAAGGTCATCTTGTCCTTGAATGCCTCGATCACCAAACGCTGTAGCTCAAGAGCGAAGTGTGGCTCGGCCTCATACGTATCTTGGATTGGCACCAAGGTCTTGTACAGCTTGTTCTGCAACAGCCACCCTGCTGAAACCTTCTGCAAGATACCCAACTGCTTCAGATGGTTGGCCACGGTGTTCCAGCTATTCACCTGCCCAACCATCAAGCCATTATGGGGGTACACACACATATCGTAGCCGAAGCTGGTCTTGATCACCGGCACCTTGGCCTTCTTGATCTCAGCCGTGGTCTCCTTGAACGCCGGTACGTCCGGAGAGATTTCCTTCACGATCTTGTTCTTGGCGCTCAGGCGCACGCTCAGAGAGTACGCGAAGTCCTTGGCCTTACCCCCTGGGCAAATTTCCGGGTTACCGAACATCACGCCGATCTTGTATCGGATTTGATTGATGAACACCACTGCCGGTTGATGCCCTCGACGCTCTTCCTTGGTCAGGGCGATTACCAGTTTGTTGATCATTCTCTTGGCCAGGATACTGGTGGTCCCGACATCGTACTTCTCACTGGACTGTTCAACTTCCTTGATAGCCACAAGATTGGCGATGGAGTCCACGACTATCAACGCCACGTCCTCGGCGTATACCAGGGCGTCAATCAAGTCAACTGCTTCCTCTCCATAGGCGGGCTGCACCAACACCAGCTCATCCAGGTCGATACCAAACATCGCTGCCCACACAGGATCAATAGTGTGTTCCAGGTCGATGTACACCGCTTTATTACAGGGGGGTGGCTGCCTCTGCGCCTGGGCAATGGCCATATAACACAGGGCGGTCTTACCTGATCCCTCAAGGCCGTAAACGTTGGAAATCCGGCTCAAGGGGAATCCACCCCCGGTTGCGAAATCGAAGTCGAAATTGCCAGTGGGCAGCCTCTTGATCTTCGGCACCTGCCGACCGTTTACCACCACCTTGTCCCCCTTCTCCTTGCGAATCTGGGCAAGAATGGCGGAAAGCTCCGTCTGCTTCTTCGGTGCAGCCGCCGTAGGGGCACTTTCAGGCTCTGCAATTGATTGCACACCCGGTACAACCGGTTCGTCACCAATAGTCAGGCCCATGTCAGCCTCCTTTGGCATCAGCTACCGCTTCTTTGATCTTTCCACTGACCCAGTCAGTGCCCCAGGCATACACCTCCTCCAGGGTCTTGCTGGTACAGGGTATGCGGATTGTGACCGCGATGCGGGCACTCTCGTAGTTCCCGAGATTGATTGTGGCTCCGCCTTCGATCTGAATATGGATCAGCTCCCCTTCGGACAAGACAACCCCAGGGTGCAATTGCTCTTCAGACGAATGCCCGAGCTTCTCCTCGGCTTTTCCTGACTTCTTGAGCACCGAGACTTCCCCCACTAGGGGGGAGCTATCCAGATGCTTGGCGTACTCGGAAACCATAGAGGGTGTAGACTTCTTACCAAACTTGACGGGCATGATGTCAGCTCCAGTTGACCAGAATCAGGGACTTGAGGTCATCGAACTCAGCGGCAGTTCGATGGCCGATACGCGGGTGCCCCTGTCGAAACTCCGCTAGTCTGGCGAGTAGCGATACCTGTGCAGCAGAAAACCAGAACTTGCCCCCATGGGAATAGGGCTCGGGAAAATCCCCCTGCCTGCGCCACTCCCGGAGCTGAAACACGGTCACTCCAATATCCTCGGCAACTCGCTCGAAGGTGAGATCGTATCCGTACAGTTTGTCCGGTCCGCGAATCAGGGCTCGACGCTCGGCAGACCGAGCCTTTACCTGTTCACGGTACTGGATATCCTCCCTATACTTCTTCTTACGTTTTTCCGCAAGCTCGCCCGAGTGGGTGGCGTACCATTTCTTGAAGGGGGTTACAGGTGCTTCACTCATATCATTCCATCCTAATTATGGTGGACCCGAGGGAGTAGTATTGGGTCAATCTACTGTAGAAGAAGCTGCTAAAAATCTTATCCAAGTCCAGAAGATCAAGGATGACCGGTTGCTTTTTGCCTTCCACATACCGCAGGACCCGTCCCACGGACTGCTTGATGTTCGACCTGGGAGTGGCCATCACCAGAGAATCCCAATGGGGTACGTCTGTTCCGGTGCTGCACATCTGGTAGGTGGCCAATACCACTCTACACTTCTTGGTTTGCTCAAGCTCGTGGGGCTTCATGCCACCAACGTAGTACCCGATCTCCTGGCCGGGTATTCCCGCCATAGACAGCATCTTGAATAGCCTGTCCAGGTGGTACTCCTTCATCCCCGACAGCACCAACGTGACTCTCCCCGCCTTATACGCAGCGAGTACGAACTCAACTATCAGGGCATTCCTCCTGGTAGACGCAGCCTGGGCCTTGGTTACCAACATCATCCGGCCTGGGGAATGCGGTATCTGCGTATCCCCCCAATTGGGGATCGCCCATTTGGTGGACTTCACCAGAACCTTGGGGGTCATCGGTACGGTAGTACCCTTGACCCTGACCTCCCCCATGTGCGCTTCTACAACAGCCCATTTACCGTCTGATCGGTCAGGGGTGGCGCTGAAACCCAGGCGATGACGGGCTGTCACCTTCCAGCAGATTTTCACAAAACAATCTGCCGCCATCGTATGGACTTCATCACAAACCAGCAGCCCGAAGTACCGGTACAGTTCATCCGGGTATCTATCGGGTATGATCAAACTTTGAACCATGCCAATAACGAACCACTTGCCTTGGTAATCGCACGTATCCTGCTGGACCTTCCCGATCTTGTTTGCCGGAATGCCCAGGATTGTATGCAAGGCCTTATACCAGTTGGCCACCAAGTCCTGCTTTTGTACCACTATGAGCGTGGGCTTACCCAGCTTTGCTGCGATAACCGCACCGCAAACAGAATTGTGGTTTACAAAGAAGTTACCGTCCAAATACTGACGGTCCCCATCGAGCATAAATCCATAGTACTCTTCGTCCCCAATCAGATGGGCTGTAAACCCGTGCATTAGCGGGTTCTTTATCTGCTTACGAACCTCTGCCTTTTTACGAGCCAATCGACATGGGACTTTATGGGTATCCCCGGATATGCACACCCTATAGTACCCCCCCCACACTCCATTATTGACACACTCTTTCTCACACCTAGATTTAACAGCAGCTAATCCGACAGACCAAGACAAGTAGCAAAGGTCGTCCGAAAGCTGCTCGCTCTTACTAATGAAATCATAGGAGCCGTGATTATGATGCCCGTCTGTATCAATTAGCCCTGCAATCAATTGCAGCCTGTCCTCTACCGAGGCCGTTAAGTAGTCTACAGGCACCCGCTTATCCGAGGACCCTTTACCGTGTACTCCCATATCTTGCAGAACATCCTTGATAGCATTACTACCGTACCCACTGGAGTCACGCCTATCATCACTCACCGACCACCCATAATCTGTACCTCCAACCTTACGCACCTCACACCCAAACCTCAAAGCCTCAGAGTGCAGTTCGTTCACCAACTCCATATCTGCGGAGGTAAACTTCACCCCGTTCTTGATCCCCCCGTCTCCTAGCAAAAGCCCCAGAATATACGGGGTAATAGGCAAACCCCGTTCACGCTCAAACTGCACAACAGAGGGCTTCCATAACTTGAAGCAATGCTTCTTGTACTTTGGCCACCCCAGCCAATCCTTTAGAGTTACATGAAGTACCGCACCTTTCTCCGCGTAGGTACTCCCCCCGGTACAGCGTAGAGACAGAATATGATCCTCATTACACAAGAGGACCTCGCCTCTCGGAGTACGTAATTCATAGGCAGGGGCGACACCACTCACCAAAGACAGAACCCTGCGGGGAGTTCCGTCGGGTCCCATCAGGGCATCGCCTACCAGCACATCCTCCACTCGTTTTTTGGTCCCAGAGTACATCAGGACTTTTGTGCCCTTGATCTGACACTTCCCAAACCCTGTGGGGGCCTCAAATACATGATCCACTCCGGATTTCAACAGAGCGAGGCTGCGCGCTACTAAGACCCCTTGCTCGTCATTGGTTGGCACGAACTTACTGCAATCAATTGCAGCCGGCAGGCTAGGGTCTGCTCTCCAGTCTTCCATCCCAATCGGAGCAGTCTGCCTGGGCACGGCCAGCATATTGCCTTCTACCCTGGCCATATCAACCTCATCCCCAAACTTACTGGTGAACTTGTACACCGAATGCAATCCGGGGTTGTACTCCAGAAGCGATACCGCTGCTGTTCGTATGGGGATGAGGTTGGTCAGCATCAGCCCTCCTAGTCCAGAGATTCCCGAATGGCGTCAGCGAAGATATCCGCTTTCGAGGATATTTCTTCGAGACCCTTCAAGCACTCTTCTTTGGACAGGCTAGTGTCGCCGAAGTAGTCTTCGATGGCCTTGAGTATGGTGTCTAGCGACATAAAGTCTCCTGTGTCGTAAACTGTTACAGTTGGGTCGCGTAGTTGGTGCCACCTTCAAACGGTGGGGTGTCACCTCCCCCCTGGAAGTTGCCATGACCGAATCCCAGTTTCCGAAGCTCCTCGGCGGTACGGAAGGTGATCTCTTCCTCGTAGTTGGGGGCCTTGAAGTACGTCTCCATGGTCTTGACATTGGTCTTGGGGTCTATCACTTCGCGCACGTACTTTGCGCGGAGTACGTCCAGCGGGGTCTTCCCCACGAAGTCGAACATGTCCCCCACGCTCTCGGACTTCTCACCGAGACGAGAGACATCGAACGTGGCACCGGCCAGTCCACCCCGCTTCTGCGCGATCTTGGCCAGGAGTTCAAAGGTCTTGGCCTTGGCCGCCAACAGCCGGGGCTGGTTGGTGTGCTCCTTTCCGTTCTTGTCCGTGAACACCCGGTGGTCGATGATCGTGAACAGCGCCACCAACGTGGCGTACTGCTTGGGGTCCTCGCAGATCGGACACTTGCCGCCGTTCTCTGGATCATTCTTCTCCGGGCAGGGATAGTACTCCGGAGCTTGCCCCTTGCGAAAAATCCCGTGCTCATAGTACCGGGGGGGAATCAGAAACAGGCCGCTGGGGGTGGTTTGCAGATCACCGTCAACGAATGTCACCCGGCACTCTTCCTTTTCCTTGAGCCAGAAACGGTACATCTTTCCGATTTCGGACTTGCGTTTCTCTGCCTCGGCCTTGGCCTGCTCGGCCATCTGTGCACTCGCTTCACCCGTTTTCATCCAGGAGATCATGATTTAATCCTTTTCCATGTAGTAGGTTGGTAATCTGTCCTCAAGTGGACAAGTCTATTGTACCACAAAATCATGTTATGTCAAATAACTTTCGTAATTTGATCCATCAAGAAGTCTGGGTGTGTTTCCCCTGGGTCTTTTACCCCGGCAGGAAGGGCTATGCGAGTATAGCGTATGCCATTTTGGCCACAGAAACTCTGGTACCTCTCCACACTGGCCTCCCCCGTAGCATCCCTATCTGGGAACTGGATGATGTGCTGTTCCTGAGCAACACGCTTCAACTTCAAGTCCGTGACCTTGGCCGTCATGTTCGCCACCACTTTTTTCCAATGCACGTGCACCCGCAGAAGGTCGAACTGGCCCTCTACAACCACCAACGGGCCTGCACTTGATTGCAGGCACGGCTCATTGAACCAACAGAACTTGGCATTGTTTACGCCATTCCACCGGTAATCAAAATGCTTCAGCTTCGGCTCAAGGTCTATCGAGCGCCCACGGACGCCAGCAAACTTCCCATACACATTGTAGTAGGGGAATAGCACCATTCGACGCTCAGGATCATACCGAAGATCAAAGTCCTTTATCTGTGAGTGCAACACCTCTCGACTGAGCAGGTACTCCATTGCCTCTGGGAAGCTGTCCACATACGGAAATTCGTCTAGCCAGTACAATGGCCACTGCTGGAACTCTTCTTCAGTTGGTGGAAACTCAGAAAATGGGGGCAAGTGCACAACCTCACTATTGATCAGCTCCAGTAGTTCCCTGGCCTTGACAAAATTTGGAAGATACCCGCTGATGGGACTTTTCCCCTGGTAGTACTCCAGGGCTCCGATCAGTTCCTCAGCGGAGCCACTCTGACAGGTAAAGCAATTAAACCTTGGCGGTTCTCCGGGCTTGGTCAGCAAGCCAAAGCTCGGATTGTGGTCGTGTCCATGAGTGTGTGTCCAGGGACTGAGGGGGCACGAACACTTTGTCCATGGGGTTCCTGGGTGTATGTTCTTTGCTCCCAAGGCCAACAGCAACTCCTTTGCTTGATCCTTGTTCATATCAATCCTGTACGTGAAGGGGCAGGTAGTACCCCCCTTCTACGCCTGCTTCTTTCAGTATGTGCTTGGCGTACTCAGCCTCTTCTGCCCACACGGTACTCGCCCCTATACGATGGTTGGCTGGGGCAAACACCCTTTTAATGCCTGACTGAGCGATCATACCCGCGCAGTTAGAGCACGGATGCAGGGAAGTGATGATCATCTGACTGCCAAGTAGCCGCGCGCCAACACGAGCTGCCTGGGCAATGGCATTGGCTTCTGCATGAACCACGAACTTGTATTTCGTAGGCTTGTGTTCCCATCGTACCGGGCTGTCGGTCACCCCTCTGGGAAATCCGTTGCAGCCGACGGACAGAATGTTGCAGTCCATGTCCAGGACTACCGCCCCTACCTGGGTACTCGGGTCCTTACTGAGGGTCGCCATGGCCTGGGCTACAGCAATAAATTTCAAGGGGTTCATAGTCTCTCCAACTACAGTATGTGGAAGGGGCTGGATTTGACACCATCATAGCCCCTGTGCCTCCAGGCGTCTAAGCCTGTCCAAATGAGGCAATGAGCAGCTTGTTACTCCACAGGGGCATAGTCTCTCACGCTGCAACCTCCACGTACTACACTGGTGAGGCCCTGTGCATCCCTGCATCCGATTCTCCTTGGAAAGGTTGGTCGGCAGGGCCTCGTTGAAGGGACAGCCCACGTGGGCTGCCCCAGGCTCTATGTGTTTTTTGGCGGGAGGTTGGTCCTTAGCACCACCCCCCGATCTTGTGTCGGGGATGTTACCTCGGGCGCCTTGCCCAGGTAGGGGATTGTGTTCTTGGCATGGTGATCTCCAGGCTAAGGCTGGAGGACGTTGTATAGACGGGGCCGACTAGGCGCAGGACTTGATAGCCTCCAAGTACACTAGAGGCCAGCCCAAGGAAAGCCGTTGCGGCTAGGGCGAAACAGGCTACAGACCTTCTCATGCTGTTCAGCGAAGACCGCCGCAATTACCGGCAGCGGCTTTGTTGGCCAGCTTCGCGCCGGGCTTGCCCCGCAATAGCGGGTTCTTGTCAGGGCGACAGATTTTGGGGACGTTCTGGTACTTACGGGGGTTACGGGGCACCTTGTTCTCCTGCCGTGGTGGGTTTGATCTTGGAAACACGCGAGCCAGTCTGAGACACCGACGAGTAGGCGGCGATCTCGTGTTCACTGAGGAGCTTCTTCAACTCGGTGATACCGATGGACACAACGGCAGACGCCACGTCGTCCCCGAACTTCTTGCGGAGACCGTCCAGCAACTCGAAGGGCTTGGGGAAAGTAGTAGCGTTTGCCCTGGCCCCGAGTTCCACGACACCCAGGGAGCCGACGAACTCCACAGACTTGTCCGCTGGTTGGGTGGCTGCAATTGATTGCAGTACCTTCTTCCCGGCATCCATCTCCTTGAGTTTCTCCGGAACCTGATGGGCCTTCAACCACCGGTCATTGGTAATCAGCATATCCACGACCGCTACCTGCTCTTTCAACGCCTGGGTTGTTTCCTCGGCCTGCTGAATTACGGCCTTCACTTCCTGCGGCTTCACCGCCTTGATTTCCTGTACAAATGAAAGCATGGTCTTCACTCCTCTGAAGTTGATGTAGGATGCCGGTATTCAGATACCGGCCCCCCAGTTGTACTGGGCGTACCGCCCCAACATCTTGGTAATAGACAGTTCCACCCCATGGCGATCCCGATTACCTACCTTACGAATCTTGCGGCGATCCCTAGCCTTGTTTCTGCCCTTGGTTTTCATCCTAGTCCTCTTGTAAGGTGTACTTGATAGAACCAGTTTAACACAATCCCAGAGTTTGTCAAGAGGTTTCTACAGGTACCCCAGGTCCTGCTCTTGCTCGTCCTGCGCCTGATCGAAGTTCATCACGTTGAACAACCAGTTGATGTCGAATTTCCCGATTTCCCCGCTCCTGCCTTTCATCACGTTGATAGTCCTGCGCTTCATGGTCTCGACACCCTCCTCCTGAAAGAGCCCGAGAACAATTGAGCTTATCTGGCCGATGGCGTCCGAGTATCCGATGTCCTCCAGACCAACATCCTGCACCCTTTTCTTACCCTTACTGGCCTCCCGGCTGAACTGCCAAGTGGCAAACGTGCTGATATCCAAGTCCGTACTCGCGCGCTTCATCAACTCCGCATTTTCAGCCACTCGGGTATACCTGTCCAGCTTGGTGTTCTTGTGCCGGAGCAGGTACGCACCGTCGATACACACCACTGGGCACTCAAGCTGGGCTGCCAGGGTATATACATCCTCCCCGGATGCCGCGAGATTACCGTCCACCAGATATAGCTTGGACTCTTCATGGGCGATACCAAGTAGCCCTTTCTCGAACTTACCGAGGGTGATTGAACTGTACTCCCCGGTCTTCAACTGGCTGTAGTTGGTTCCCGCGTACATGCTGGCCAGGCGTTGGGCTATGTGCAGGGGTGTCATTTCCATGGACACGAACAGCACATTCTTATGGTTACGCCAGTTATGCAAAGCTGTGTACAAGGAAACCCATGAGTTATGGGTGACCACATAGTTATCGGACAAATACAGTCTTCGCGGATGGGAAACGGTTATACACTGACACTCCTCCTCCCCATGGTAGTGTATGGACTCCAGGGTCAAACGATGGTTTGTGTGCTTAGTTCTTCCCCGCAGTACCCTGTCCTGTTTCCTACCTAAGGAAAACACCCGCACCCTATTGGGGACCACAATGTGCAGGATGTACGCATCCAAACACCTGGGTTGTTTCAGATTGATCGTAGCTTTTCCACCTAAAGACCAAACCAAAGTTTGTACCCCCTTAGCCAATCTAGGACTAGAGGTGCAATACGACACCCCTCCATTCTTAGCGGCAGTCCCATCGGTATCCATCAACCCTCGTAACAACTCCCAGCGGGTAAACACGTCCGCAGACAGGTACTTCTCTGGAATGTGTTTTTTCTCTGACTTAACCCCTTGCAAACCCAATGATACGAACCACTTGGATAGACGATTCACGCCCCCAGGGCCTCCGCAACGATCATCCCTCACCCCATACGTATAAGGACCAGACCCTTGCTTGATTAAATCCAGACCCTGGACTCGCAACTCATAGCGGATTCGGCTAACTATGTGCCAGTCAGCAGACGTAAGCACCGGGGACTCCTTAGTCAACCCCCCGTCCCCAATAAAAACCCCCAACAAGTAGGGAGAGAACGGGGCCTCAACCGGAGTGCCGTACTCCCCAGAGTACAGACTAACAGATGGACGATTCTGGTGCCTGCGGGTATGCAGCCGTGCAATCAATTGCAGGGTAGTCTCCACCCGAGTGGCATCCCCCCCTCTGTAAAATACCTCCCACAGGTGCTCCCCAGACGCCTTTACAGTACGGCCGTCTTGAAAGGTTAAAACAAACACGGACTTAACACCTTGGGGGTGTATTCCCGTAACCTCAGACTCTCCGCCATCTACTGAGGCCAGTTTATCCCCTAACTGAATATCCCCCATCCGTTTGAATCCCCCCAGGGTAAGCACCTTGGAGTCCAGAGGCTGGGCCTTCCCAGCGGCAGGCCTGCCTACTATTGAGACCACCTCACCGGGAGTCACACCCCCTTGGCTGTCCATGTACGGCCAGCCGAACTGCGCGAACTCATCGGACTTCAGGATGTTGTGGTATTCCTGGTACACCGCCTGCACCCCGTCTTTACCAAAATCCATGATCCGGGTACGGTACTGCTGCTCGGTTATGGTGTTCAGGGTGTTCCTTAGGATGGCCGAGGCCTTTTTCCACGCATGCTGATCGTCTTTCAGGACCTGCTGGGAGTCAACATTGGCCTTGTTCAACATCCTGTGAAAGTACGAGTCCTCCAACAAGGACAGGTAATACGCACTGGGTTCCGGGGTCTCAATGTTCTTGACCTCCGGGAACATGGTCTCCAGGGTATCCAACTTCGGTAACATGTGAAACTTGGTCACATGGGCATCCACCCACTCAAAAGCAGGTATCTCCGAGACAATGAATACGTTGGAATTCAACTTGGCGCGTTTGTAGGCAATGACGCTCTGCTGCTCGCAATATGAGCGCAGGGCCTTTAGTCCAATGGCAAATGACATGAGATTCCCTACTCAGCAGAAGTTGGTCAGCAGATGGTCCGCAAATACTGGCCCATAGGCGTTCTTGAGCCCGTCCATAGACTCTACGTACACAATCGTGGACTTGTCTTGGGCGTACCGGCGCATCAACAGGTCATACAGGCTCTGAATCTGCCAACTGGTCAAGGCTTTACCGTGGGTGGCCACAAACAAGTTTGGGATCACCATGACCGTGGGATCAGGTACCATGTGTCCTTGTTTGTCCTGCAATGGGATCAAGGTATTCAGCGACACCACGCGGGCGTCAATAAAGTTACGGATGAACGCCCCTGCAATGTACAGGTGACGATTATCCAACTTCCCGGTCATCGTGTACCCGAGAGTTCCATGGTTCTTGAACTTCCAGTACTCTTTGACGTACCTGAGGTCCTCGGACGTGACATGTCCTACCATGGACGCATGGACAAACTTCCTTGGGGTCTGCGCGATCTCACACACGCCATCCAGATCAGCAAGGAGACGCTGATGGATAACCGGGTCGAGTATCGAGAGCTTGGTAGAGGGATCGTTCATTTGGCTTTCAACTGCTCAAGAAAGGCAGCAACCTTTTCAGGGTCATGTACAGCAGGAGTATCCTCTACTCCCGCCACTTTGACAACCACTGGTTCTGGTACTGCAATTGATTGCACGACCGTGGAACTCAGGTCCATGTTTGCTAGGGTATCAACATGCAGTAGCAGGAATCCAGGCAACGGCCGCACAGGGGGGTTGGACACACCCTTCTCCGTGCTGACCTTCCAGGAAAATACTGCCCAATTTTGCAGCACCCAATCCACTTTCTCCCTGGTGCTTTCCCCCAGGTGCTTGTACACGCCTTTTAACTGCGCCTTGTCCTTGATCGTGAGCGGCTTCTGATACCCTCCGTACAGGGTCCCCATCCTCTTCATCCAAAGACCCTCCAAGGATATTGGAGTGCCTTTGTTCTTCAATACCGTAGCTGCATCCATGTCTGTGACTCCTATAGGGGCTGGCAAGGCGCCTGCGCTGGTTTTATTATCTGCTGTAGTCTCTGTAGTATTCTCTGTTGGGTAATGCACCTGTAGGTGCAATGGTTTGCCCTCACAGGTGCATTGGTTTGCCCCTACAGGTGCAAATGAAATTCTCTTGGATAGCGGCATGGCGTCAAGGAATGTGCAGAGAATGTGTCTAGTGGGCTTACTGTTGGCCATAAAAATCTCTACCTGAATAAGTTTGCACCTCACAAGAATATCCATTGCCCTGTCCAGTTGGCGGCGGGTAAGACGTACCTCCTCCCACCATTCAGTATGCGTCTTGTACAGCCAGGATCGAACCACCCCATACCGGTCTTTCCGGTGGTGAGACAGTCTCTCTTTACCTTTGACATCCGGACAATACCAGTAATGAATCTGGGACATCACCAGTGCGGCATTTATATCCCCTGTCCAGTCCACATACCCTGGACGAAACCACACCCCACGTACCTCAGGCATACAGGCCCCTGCAATCAATTGCGAAACCGCCAAAAGGGGAGTTTAACCCCTTTGGCAAAGTGGCAGTGGATCAGCGTGGTTCAGGCGGTTTGATGTCCACGAACACCGCCCGGCCAGTGGGGTCTGTAAAGTTGGCATCAAAATTGCCGGCATCACCGCAGCCACTCAGTACCCTGTTGATGGTATCCACACTCAGGGCCTTGACCTCCTTACGGGTACCGAGGTCCCCGAGCAATGCGGCAAGGTTCTTGCGGTCAATGTACATGCGCTGGTACCCCCCATAGTACCCGTTGCCGACGGAGAAGCGGGTGGCAAAGTACACCGCACCGTACTTGTCGGCGAGACTGTCCGCACTGTACCCCCAGGCCTCTATGGAGGGGAAGAACTTGACCTTGACCTCGCTCCCGAACTTCCTGACCATCACTGCCGTGAACACGTCGCTGGCCGCCAGGGTGGCTGCCACCAGATAGCTGTTGTAGGAGGTAATCCCGTTACGCCAGTGTGGCTGAGTAGTGGACACCGCACGGTACGTGCGGTGGGCCTGTGAGGGGTGGACGGCCTTGGTACGTGGGGTACGGGCAGGCGCCTTTGGTTTCGCAGTCGCAACAGGCTTGGGCCTGTCGTAGGTAGCATCCGTGGTCGAGAGCACGGACTTTATCTCACAGCCTGGATATTTTTTGAACACCCCCTGCTTGGCACCACGATCAGTGTTGGCAGCGACGACGATGACCTTGGCTTTACCCTTCAGGTCGGGGAAGAACACGATTTGGAAGTTCATGATTACTCCTTTAGAAGTTCGATGTTTCGCCGGGGTAGGCCTACCAGGTCCCAGGTTTCAGAGTCGAGAAAACACTTACATTTTGCCAGAGCCCGTTTGGCTTCAGCTCCCCCGAAGGCTCGGGCAAATCCTTCCTTGGTGACTACCGACCACGTACCCGTAGGGTACACCCGATCTTGCAACGGGGGCTGGTCGGGACTGGCTGGCGTAGGGTTGGCTTCGATACAGGTGATACCCTGGGCCATGAGCTTCTGACACTCAACACATGGCTCGTAGCTGGTGACCATGTGCATCGGTGCTTCTTTCGGATAAGCGGCGCCCAAGAGTGCGACTTCGCCCGTCTCCTTGCCGCACCAAAAGCAGGTAGACAGTGTGGGGTTAAGCCCGTACTTGGCAGAGAGTCTCATGTCATGGACCTCCCGAAAAACGAGCCATCACCACCCAAGGAGTACTCCTCCTTGGCTACCGTGTCTGGGTCAGTGATGCACCCAGAGCAGACCACCATGTACTGGCCCATGCAGTCCCCACTGTCGATCGTGTGATGAAGTTCCTTGAGGTTGTCAAACTTCAGGTGCCCAGGGCCATCCGAAAGTACGGTAACCATGATCGCGGTCTTGCGGACGCAATGGTCACTCATCTCCGCCTCCAGTCTAGGGGTTGTGCTCAATGGCCAGCGGAGGGGTGAACACCACCACAGACTTGTCCAAGCCTAGGCTTGTACTGAAGAATGCCGCCAACTCGGTGTTGTCGCCCCACTCAGCGTCCATGCCGATCTCTTTCTGGATTTGGGTGATAGCCCACGCCAGAAGAACTTCAACTACCTTGTGTTCGATGCAGGCGGCGGCGAACTGTTCTGCTGATGCCCTCATGTCGAGCACCGGAATTTCCACGAGATCGTAGTGCATGCCCGCAACGTGTGCACCGTCCATCTCGAACGGGGAGTTTTTGCGGAAATTGAGGTACTTGGGTGCCTTTTCAGGGTACCCTAGGGTGGCAAACCTGACCACCACATCCGAGTACTTTTCAGAAGGCGCCATCGACACCCCGAAGCAGACTGCCTGGGTACAGGACAGTACTGCATACTTATTGGAACTGCCAAAAAACACTTTCAATGTCATGATCTCCACTCCATTGGGTTGAACTACAATCTTAGATTAACACAATCAAGCAATTTGTCAATAATTATTTGCAATCAATTGCAGGTAGATAGTGGTGCTGCTTGATGGTCGCGTACACGGTCTCCGCTACCTCCGAGTGACTGAACTCAACCTGTTGTTGGTCCTCAAGCGCCTGCCTGAGAGTCTGCTGTTGCTTCATGCTTGGGCTCTTACCCATCACACTTTGGAAGCACTTGACAGCAAATATCTTGGCATCGCCTGAGCTTAACTTCGGGATATGCAGCACCAGATCGAGGCGACCTGGGCGGTACAATTCAACTGGCAAGACCTTCAGATCGTTGGTGGTCATGACCGTGATTACCCGGCTACGGTGGTCGGACAACCACCAAAGCAGTTGGCTCATTATCCTGGCGGTCACACCTGAATCGTCCTGGCCGCCAAAGATTTTCTCCGCTTCATCAATGAGCACCACACATGGGCTCTCGCGTTCCAACATGTTCAAGCTGCGTGCTACTCGTGACTCCGATTCACCTATGTACTTATTTAGGGTAGTAGCGATGTCCAGACGGAACAGCGGTACCTGCCAGTGATTGGCGATGGCCTTGGCCGCCGTGCTCTTACCTACTCCTGGAGCACCTGCAAGCATCAAGCCCCTGGGCACCAGTTTGTCCGGCACCCCCTGGGTGAGAAAATACTGACCATTCAACTTGAGCCACTGTTCCAGCTTCTCCGGGTACAGGTAGAAGTCCAGGTCGGTGTCCACCACCTGAAGGCCCTGGATGGCACCCCCAACCATGGTACGAGTTCGCCTGATCTCCGGTAGAGCCAGACTCCCTACCCTGGCCATGGTCAGCTGCACGATCTCACTGGCGGCCTTCAGAGACAGCCCTCGCAGGGCCTGGACAATCGCAGGCACATCCTCCGGGAGGGTGAACTCCTTGAGATAGTCCGAGACCATGCTCTGGGGCGTTGGCAACTCCCCGGCCATGAACATAAATGAACTCTTGTCCACGGGGTTGATGATCACCAACGTGGATTCGGCTTCGACCAGCTTCTTGTACACCTGGGCATCCAGGATATCCAGGTTCTCGCTCACGTACACGTAGGGTCCCAGGGTTGCACTAGACAGCTTACTGGCCGGCCAGGGAACCACCTTCTTTCCTGTGAGCAACTGCAAGGACGTAGTGTAGTTCAGCAGGTCATCCGTGTACACCCCGATCACCGGAATATGGGCGTTGTAGGCTAAATCAAAAATGGCAGCTTCTCCTTATTAGATCGGTAGTGGCTTACCAGGGTTCCCCTGGGTATACCGTTGGCCAACGCAACCTCCTCCTGAGTGCCTTTACCAGCTAACCACTCCCCTACCGCTTTATCTAAGGCAGCCTTGGTGTACTTCTTTGGGGTCTTCTGTAGAGGGGCTCTCCCTTTCTTACGCATGTCCTCCATATTATCCTGGTGTGTGCCAAGGAATAAATGCGACGGATTTATACAGCCAGGAGTGTCGCACTTATGGCAAACAGACAGTCCTTCTTCTATAGGACCTACACTAACCTCCCAGGTTACCCTATGAGCTAGGCACAGTTTGCCCAGGTAGTACAGAACCCCATACCCGGCACTATTTGTAGCGCCTAACCACCTATAGCACCCCGTTTTCTGGTCCACCTCGTAATTACCCAGTCGGGTGGTGATGTCGGGGTACTTGCCTCTAGTGTGGTGGTTATGAAGGTACTTCAGGGGGGCACCTTTAACCTGCCCCAGCTTGGCGTTAGTTTTCTTAGCCAACGGAGCAGGGTTACCACACCCACAGGCGCACAAGACAAGTTCAAACATCATCAGCCTCCTGACCAAAGCCAACTCGGTCAGGTTGGTTGGGGGGATTGAGAGCGAGCTTCAAGGCCTTCAACTCTTCGGCGGTGAGGTCCATAACTGTTACCTCAACGGGAGTACCCTCATCCTGGCCATAGCACCAGTACCCCGCCATATTAGTCCCCTCCTTTGGAGCTTGCCTGGTGGCATAGGGCTGCTCGATCCCGCCACGCTGCCCACATCATGCGGGTACGCATGGCCAGAGGACAAACGTAGGTTGATCCTTGGAGCTCCCCTTGGCCAGTATACGATTCCCCGTCCCAGTTTGCACCCAATACCCAGCAATGCCCCTGCACCCATGCCTCGAAGGCAAGGCGTTCAGCCTCAACAACTGGGCCGCCTACAGCTCCCATATCCCGCGCAGCCTCTACACTAGGCGGGTCAGAAAAACCGGCAGGGTTACTCATTTCTCCATGCCCAACAGACGCTTCAACGCGGACAGAACAACGTGGTACCCTGTATGGGTGATGGACTCCAGTACCCGAAGGTACTGGCCATTCCTGTTCAAAAATACGAATGGCATTTGTCACTCCTTGACGTGGTGATTTCCTATTTCTGAATATACCACAATCCCGGAGTTTGTCAACCTTTAATGCAATTGATTGCAGGGCCGAAGCCCCTACGGGGCGGCCCCAAGTTTGCAACAACTTACCCTGTGATACGCGTGTGATGGTACTTAGATGGCCGCAACGTGAGGCACAGCGCCAGAGAAAGGGCGTGGGGCAGACCGGCTACCAGAAAGAGCGGGGGCAACAGGCACTGGGGGTGCCGTCAACATAAGCGCATCGAGGCGTGGGTCAGGCACAAAAACCATTGGGATCACGCACACAGCCACGTAGGTTGCAGCAGGGCAAGGGCCTGGCAGGTACACGGCATACCCAGCATTGAAGCTTAAGAAGAACGAGATGATGAACGTCATGGCGCTTGCCTAGGTTAATCAGGTACTACAATGGCGGGGGTGCAATCGCACGAGTACGATCCCACTCAGCTTTGTTGGCTACATACCAGTCTTGCCATGCTCGGAGGAGCTTTCCTCGGGTGACGCATTCGATGTTGTTTTGGGCGTTTGTTCTTGCGAGATCAGAGAGCTTAACGGTTGAGGGGGAACTACCATCTGGTGGAGGACGGCGGGAAATTCCGGGAAGCTCCGCTGCGAGGGGCAGGTCGTGCACCCAGACAACACCATTGGTAATAGTACAAGCAGCATCATCTTTGACGGAGACATAGTAGGGTATCCTCTTGATCACAGTTACGGTTTCTTTCTGAACATCCCGATGGGCTACCAGACTCTTCTCCAGGTCCTTGAGCAAGGTCGTGTTGGCGTCCTGCATGTTCTTGATCTGGACTCCAACGATACGCTCCCGCTCCTTCACCTGAGTGGTGTAGGTCGTCAGCTTGTCCTCCCACGAACTGCTGCCTGTGTACCAACCCAAGGCGAACGCAAGTACATAGCCCAAGAGCAGCACCATAGCCAGCGCAACCGGGGCGAGAATTTTTGCGAGGGCGTTACTTGCGCCAAGCCGTACCATCAGAGAGGAGAGCATCACATCCCCAAAAAAAGTCGTTGTTCAGCCATACGTGCATTCCACTGAGTGGCGCACACCTTACCGTTCACTCTACACCATTTTGGGAACTCTGCGGCTGCCAATTGAAACTCCCTACGGTTGAGGTGGTACAGCAGCGCAGTTGACTCCAGGCCATCGTCCAGTCCCTCCACCCTACCGAGGAGGACAGCCCTACCCCAGGCCAACACGGCATCCTGCTGGTGGTCTAGCAAGGGTACTGCAATCAATTGCAGCACCTTGAGACTGGCCTCCGAGGGGGTCATCCCGCCCCCGTAACTGATGCACTCGGGAAAGAAAATTCACCAACGGAGTCCGAAACAACCCTGTTCAGGTCCAGTACGAACTCACGCCCCCGCTGGTACTCTTCCGCCTTCTCCGGCGAGCAAGTGATGCCGATCATCACCGCAGGAATTGGGCCTTCTGGGGAAATAGCTGTGCGCGTGGACTCGAAAAATACGCGGGTACTTCGGTTGCCGGTAGCCGCATCGTAGAAATTCACCGTAGACTTGTAATGGACCCTCACAGTCACCCCCTTAAAAGAAATCCCGGTACTTACCCGGACGAACACGAAGCACGTTCTTAACGTACTCCCGATTGATTGCAAAAAAACTCTTACCGTACCCAGGCATAGCTGTTTTCTTCTTGTTGCTCGTGTACTCAACATCCCCGAACCACCTACTAGGTACGCACCCAAGAGTGGCCTCGCACACCTTCCGATCAGAAATCACCCCACCCATCCCCCCATTGTATGCGGCATAGGTAAAGGCCAGTTTTTCCTCTCCACCCGCCCCAATGACTTTATTGTATAGCTGTAGGTTTTTTAACACAAGAGCCCGGAGTTGCCGTACAGGATCGTACCGGTCTTCCCAGGCCCATCCTCTAAGACTTGGATCGAGTACCTGCACCTCTTCAAAGGTATTGAAGCTCTTGGTGACGGTGATCTGTCCGAGACCAAACCCGTACTCCCTGCTGGTCTTCAGCTCGGCCTTGGGGCTCCAGCATCGAGGGGACTTCAAACTTGAGCACGTTTCCTGTTCCACCTGCCCCGCAAGGGTGGCTGGCTGAGGGTGGTATCTCCAATGTACCCGCTGCTCCTGTACCAACAGGGGTAGGTACTTGACCGCCAGTGGCGGAATTTGGGCGTGGGTAGTCCATGAGGGGCATAGCAGTACTCCAAGAAGGATTGTTTTGAATACCACGATCAGGCCCGTACCATTGCCCCGAACATCAGGACATACGCAGCCAGTAGAAGACACACCCCGAGGAATACCAGACCCGCACCTGTTGGGTGTACACACGCCTTCTGTGCAATCAATTGCAGATCGAGACGATAAAACAGAAGGCGACGAATGACGTGAGAGAGCGCCACTATGTAGAAGGCTCCACCGGTAAACAGTCCCCAAGGAGCTAGTGCCGGTTCATGAAAGAACTCAGCTACTGGGACGCTGGTGGACACCAATACTGTCCCTATGAGAACGAGCAGGGCCAGTCGAAGTATGTCCGGCAGGAGTACTTTCAGAAATCGGATCATGGTGCACCCCCTAAGCCCAAGGGCACCACCGTGAACTTAATAGAAGGGGCCTCCATCGAGTGGATGAACCCCGGCCAGTCGTACCACAGCACCTTGACCCTCATCACCCAAGAACCTGGGGTCAATGCCCTGGGTAGTACGATGACCTGTTCCTTGCCGGGGGCGGCACTTAGACTTATACCCCCTCCGGAGAGCTGCTCAACCCTGCCATCGTCACGTATCTTCTCGAAGGTACTAGTAGACACCAGAGTCGAACCCCGTAGTACCCAAAGGTCTCGTTTGATAGACACCACCTGCCCCGGCACCCCCGTTGATGGGATCATGGTTTGGGTGTTACCGTACCGCAAGGGAGGGTGGCCCGCCATTACAGCGAGACAAAGGAGGCCAATTAGGGGCAGTAGCACCACGGCCACTACAAGCTCGATTAGATAGGGGCGAGCCTTGCCGCTCACTCTACTACCCCCGTCCGCCAGGCCAGCATTCCCCAGTACACCAGCACGAATACCACGGCTACCGCCCCCAGAACCAGGTACCTTGCCACCGAGCGTTTCAAATCCCGCATGTCCTCTTGCCATTGCCGCCTCCTACCTATCTCTGTGGAGATAAAAATATGATGCTCTGTGTGCACTTTCTTATCCGGGTAGTCATCGTCCATGACACCCCCCCAGGTAGACGAAAATCACTTGAAAGCCCCAAACACCTTCAAATCCACTGTTTCCCCAAGACCACTCCATCCGGCTACCGTCACCTTGACTTGAAGTTTCCAGGTGCCTGCCATGTCTAGATCACTGGCCACAGTCGCGTACTTGATCTTGGTCAGGCTAATCACCGTGCCGATCCAGGTAACGACGACCCCATTGGGCTTCTTGGCAAGGATGTCGCTGACAGTGGCAGCCGAGATATCCTCCTTGCAGTCCAAGATGATCTCGGTACCGACATCACCAACGTAGACCTTGCTCATGCTTCCTCCAACTCGATAAGAGAGGTGCCTGCTACGGACTTGGTGATCGCACTACCCTCGGCAATAGACATTGCCTTGACGGGGGAGTCCACCAGTACCCCTTGGGTTAGCGCAGACTGGGCCAATACAGCCAAACTCACTGCACTGACGCCTTCTACCACTTCTACTTCGGAGGCCATATTCGAGAATCTCCAAGTACTACCCGAGCTACAGCCGACACCCCACGAACTACCTTACGCCACGTCCGTGGTACAGCCTCTGCCAGCCACCCCCACCATTTTCCGTGAGTATTACCGTGCCAGTTCCCAAACATCACGTACCGTCCCTGGTGGTTACATCCCTAGTGCCAGTGGCGTAGGTACCGGCTACCCGTACTTTAACACCGTCCAAGCCTCTGAACACCGGGCTACCGTTCTCCAATCCAGTTGCATTGCCAGTGGCCACAGACACGAGCAACCGCAGAATATCATCATGGGTTGCCGTGCCCTCAACCAACCGGGTGCCCACCTCCGCAGCGGTGGCCACTGGCACACCGGTCAGGTGGGCCTCGGCGCTCTGCGCACCGAGCATCTTGGCCCATACCCCCGTGACGATGGCGTCAATGTCTGCCTGCGTAAGCGTGCGCGCGCTGGCTGGCCCGGCTGTGACCGTGCCGTACATCCCGACACTGCCATCCACCCCGGACAGCGCCACCTTGGTCGAGGCCAAAGCCGCGTCTGTAGCGAGGTGCGCGGCGAGGTCGGCACTGGCGATCTTGGTAGCGGCCACCGATCCATCCGCGCCGAGCAGAACAGCGATGGTTGTCGTGCCGATCCCGGATGGGGCGGCGGTTACCGATCCATCTACACCTAGCGCAGCCGCGATGGCGGCAATGGCGGCCTTGCTTGCGGTGTTCGCCGCGTCCGCGTCAAGGCTGGCAGCGAGGTCGGCACTGGTGATCTTGATGGCGGTGTTCGCCGCGTCCGCGTCAAGAGCAGCCGCTATGGTAGCGGCAGCGGTCTTGCTTGTGGTGTCTAAACCATCTGCACCAAGGGCGGCCGCGACTGTGGCGGAGACGGTCTTGCTTGTGGTAACTGAGCCCTCTACGCCCAGCGCCGCCTCGATAGTAGCAATGGCTGCCTTGCTTGCGGTGTTGGCGCTGTCAATGCCCAGCGCCGCCGCGATAGTGGTCGAGACAGCGCCTACGGGAGACGCGGTGTTCGCGGCCTCCATGGCCAGAGCGGCGGCGATGGTGACCGCGCCCGACTTGGCTACCGTGCTGGCAATATCCGCAAGCAAAGCAGCATCGAGGGTGACGACGCCGATCTTGGCCGTGCTGGCGGTGGCATCTTGCCCGAGGATGGATGCGATGCTTATGGCGGCGGTCTTGGCTACCGTGTTGAGGCTGTCCGCACCAAGTACGGAGGCGATGGTGGTGGTTCCTACTGCGCCGCTCGTTGTTTCCTGCGCCCACCCTGTAGGTGTAGCGCGGCTATTAGTTCCAGTTTCCTCTAGCCAGCCATTTGGAGTAACACGGGATAGTGCCATTTATACAGTTCCGCGAATAGTCGGATCAACGTAGACCGTATGTGCTCCGTAGACTTTTACACGCGCAGATAGATGCCCGATCTCGGCTGGGGTAATTGATGGAGAAACAAGTTTTCCACTCCACGCACTCCCAGATTCTCCGGTCCACCCAGAAAGGCCGCCGCCTGCGTCTTGGCTTGTTCCAGTAGACGCATCCCCGCCATAATCGCAGACGAATGTGGCAATTGGAAATCCTGAGGTTCCTTGGTAACTAAATTCGCCTGCCACTTGAATATCCGTATATGGCGTTGTGCTTCCGTCTCTTAGGATTTCAAGATATGGAGTGATTGCACTGGCCCCTGAGTGATACCGTGGTATCCACTCGGAGACATATGGATTACCACGTGTCGCATTTGTTCCGGTGACTATCCACGAATGCCTATTTGTTCCATTGTAAGTCGCACCATCGTTGGCATAGATAGCGGTGCTGATTACGGTATTTCCTTCGTAGGTATAGTGCGCGTAGCTGTAGTGGATATTGCTTGATGCAGAGTTGTATACATAGTAATTGGGGCCAGGGGCATTAAGCGTTGTAGTGATTGCACCAGAACCCAACTTGCAATTTATCAATTTACCGACAAAGGCGTATTGTTGCGCATTAAATACAACCCCAGTCATATCAGACAGGTCTACACCTTCGAATATGCATTGCCCAGCTTTATAGCCAATAGCTCCGATAATCCCAGTCGGTTGTGTTCCAGCTCCAGTAACAGATATACTGCCCCCTTGCATATGTAATGAAGCATATAATGCTATATGCGTTGTTGTGGAGCCGATATATTCTATGTGGGTTTCGGTCAGTTTTAATTTGTAACGCCTGTTGACGTTAGCCCCAAACGTTATGACCGAGCCAGAGACAGTTGAATTCATATAGAGCTTGCACGAATCTAAATTAATCGCTTGCTCTGCATCTGAGGTGCCTATGGCAATGTTTGCCGTCCCTGATCCAGATGCAAATTGCAATGCTTTGCAATGTACATTTGTACTGTTTATTGTTATATCTACCCCTGATGTGGCAGCCCCCGTAACGGTCGTGTATGTTCCAGCAGCATGAACTGAGGTTGGCGGATCGTTAGCGGGGTCTGATGTACCGAGTATTCGTACACCATTCGCTACGGTATACACAGTATCTATAGTAATTACATCATCAGCCGTGCTGTATACCCAAATATCGTTATTAGCGGTTACGGTATCTGTTGCCTTCTTCAATGATTTCCATGGGAGCGCCCAGGTTCCGGTGCCCGTGGTATCATTACCAGAAAGTGGATTGACGTAATAGTTAGCCATTTATCAGTGCCTCTGCTTCTTGCTCTGCAAGCATATCCGCAATCGAGATTGCATTGGCCGCAAGCCGGGCATTATGGTCTACGGAGCTAACTGCTGTGTAGCAATTGGAGTAGACAATTCCCTGCGAATCGGTATGGCGCTCGTAGACATGCTTCAGCCCACTCGGCTGCTCAAGAACTTGATAGACTACACTGGATACAATTGCCATCTCATTCTCCCCTTGCACCCTGTATCGACTGCCATTGTGTTCGCAGGGGCGTGAACTTGGCTTTCAGCGTGGCCCACTGCGCTACAGTCAACCCAAAGGCTGTGCGTACTTGCAGCTCGGTCATGTCGCCGTTGTCGATATGGGTAAGGACCCAAGTGGCAATCCGTGCACAGTCTTCCTTGCTCGCCGAGCGGTAATGCTCTCTCAGGCGAGTGGCGAATTGGGCAACCGTTTGGTGCCTCAGGTTGAGGGGCATGACAGACTTACAGAGCCACGGTGAGCGTGGAAACCCGGTGCGTGCCACCACTGCCATAGGTCTCGGGAACCAGCTTGGAGACCCGACACGTTGCCGCCGCCTCGCTGGTTAGGTCGATAGCCGCGCCGCCAAGAGTTGTTGAAACATTGAAATAGTCTGGAGTACCTGCCGTGACGCCCACCACGAAATACTCCGTGCCGGCAGTAAGCCCGCCCGGTGCAGTCCCGTTGTGGAAGGTCACCTTGTCGTTATTGACAAGACCGTGGCCCTCGCAGTAGATGCGTTCGGCAGAGACGGTGGGGTCAATCTGGAACGACTTGTCGCTGCCCCCGTTGGGCCACATACCCAGGAACGTGGTGTCGGTGGTGGCGTCCCACATGCCAATCCAGCGCACCGTGGCGGCGGCGGGCACGTTCAGGATGTCCACGGCGGCGCTCAACGCACGGCTGCGCGCTAATGCCGCGGCGAGGGTGCCGACGGTCTTGGCGGTGCCGGTAACGATGCTGCCCCCCGTGGCGCTGTAGGCATCATGGACACTCAGCTTGATATTGCTCGCGCCTGAGGTGGGGGTTACGGCGTCCAGGGCTGCGTTGAGACGGGTATCGGTCAACATGGTATTACTCCTTGGTTAGGATGAATGGATCGCCGTCATAGTCGAGCGACAAGGCATTGTCGCTGGCGATAGCCTCGGCAAGCTGGAAATTTCCTATCAGCCCAGGCGCAGCGATCACGCCCTGGCGGATCATTTCCGGGTGGGAATATGGAGTCCTGTGGTCCCGCCTGGCTGACTCACGGCATCAGACAACCGCGCCAGCTTACTTTGTTTTACCGTGAGCCCCATCGTGGTTCTCCCTCTGGAGGTCTACTGCAATTGATTGCAGATTACGAATCGAAACTCGGGGCGTTCGCGTACACCTGCACTCGGGCCCCTGTACCCGTTAGTGCCGTACAATTCACACGCACAAACGGGTAGCTATCTACTTGTACGCCGATCACCGCTGCCCTTCCGGTACCCGTGGGGGACTGTGCGGCTTGCCCTGCGTGGGTGGAAAAATCCACCCCGTTGTTGGATACCTGAATCTGGGTAGTAGCAGCCACGGAGACACTACCCGTGATCTCACTCACGACCGTCTGAAAGACCGCTTTCAGGTTGTTGAGGTGGAATACCGGGCCATACCCTAGGCGCATGTACGAGTTGATAACCGTCGCCAGATTGGTGGCCGTGTCTGCGTCGGTGGCACCCACATTAAACTGTTGGCCGGTGGCACCGGAAGCCACACAAGTATAGATGAGACCGTTCACAACACAGGTGTCGGTGGCCACCACCCCTGCCAAGGTCAGGGTGTCGTACTGGGTTGCCAGCCAAGGGCCTTCGCCCATGGCAGCGTTGGCTGCGATCTGAGCGGCACTTACGGTGTTGGCCAGAGCATTCCGGTTAGCCGCAGAGATCAGGGCCGCAGTGATATGCGTACTCCCGGTGAGCACAATCTGAGGTACAGGCGTACCTTGAGGATTCTGCACGAACTGCACAACGGCGCCAACTGCCTGCGCAGTCCAGAGGGGGTTACCACTGTCGTAAATTTTCATCATCGACTCCTGACTGCAATTGATTACACTGGCCTATTGTACCCCTGCCTTGGCCTCCGAGTAACTACACCTGTATCTCCGAGTACGGCAGGTCCGGTGCTGCGCCCTCCACCCAGCCCGAGCGTACAAACGCCTTGGAGTTCACGGCAACCGTTTGACCTCTGGCTAGTATCACCGGACCCCCTGGAAGCTGTACAGAACTACTGCCGTCAGCGTTATGGGACACGATAGTGCCAACCAGCAACGGGTCTTTCACCAATAGTGATAGGAACTTCTGGTAAGGGTTCATGGTACGTACCTCACAACCGAAACAAGCTGCTTGACTTTCGGGAATGCCACGGACACGTCAACACCGGTTACATACCCCGTCCAGGTAACCGCCCCCTCCTGCCCCTCAAAAACCATGCCCGGACGCATCAACACCGCGCCAATGCTATCCTTGATAGGCAGCTCCAGGGACACGCTGACCTTTCTCCCCGCGTCCGCCAGGATCGTCCCCCCACGCTGACGAATGGCGGCGTCGGCAGTAAGCAGCTTGTGCGTCACCATTTGTTCGAGCACATCCCCTGCGGTCCCCGTGCGCTTCACAAACCCGAGCCTGCCCTGACTCTCCCCGGTGCAATACACCCCGTTGTACGGGGGCCGGGTCACCCAGTCTTCGGACACCCTTGTCGCCATGTCCAACGGGATGGAAACATCAGGGAGGATGGTATTCAGTTCCCACGGGAGCACTTTGTACCTAGGGGAAAAGATAATGGTCTGATTCGATTGGTGACTCATAACCAGGCTTCCAACGGCCTCGCCAACGAACAACAGGGCTTCCATGGGCGTACAGTAGTTGGTCCACACCCCCCCTGGGACTAGCCAGTCCGTGATATTCCATTCAGTTGTCCACCCCACGGGTAGAACTGAATTGGCGATCTGCTGAGCGTTGATCGCCTGAACCGAGATAAACGCCTGCTTGATGGAATATGGGTCTGCCAAATACGCAGATTTACTCCTACCACTCAAATCCCACGTGTCTTTCCCAAACACCCGAGACCGGGTGATGCCCTCGATTATGAACTCCCAGGTGTACCCGTTGATCACCACCTGAACCGTTACCGGCCCGCTACCATCGGGCATCACCTTATCCACTTCACTGTTTGGGATGGTGGCCCGGAACATCCAAGCCCAAGTGCTGTTCATGGCCAGGGACTGGATACTGATCCCCAGGATGTTCTCCAACCCAGGCAAACGCTTTACGGTACAGGAGTCGATCACGATGTACGTCCTTAAAACAGGTACAAATCTACGGCAAGAAAAAACAAGGTTACGCCTGGATGCAAGTAATCGCACAAACAGGTCCAGGTGGGCCACTCCAATCTCGGGTTTGTAGCACCGCTCGTCAACCGGGGGCGGCTCTACGGGGCCTTCATACGGGTAAAACGGTCCCCAGCCAAACACGTCCAGGCCTTCAACAAATGGGAGACGGGTACTATTGAAGCGCGGCACCGCAGTCTGGAAATCCCCGTGCCATAATTTGGACACCCCTGGCAGCGCCACCTCCCATACAAGGGTATCAAATGGCCTGGCGTGCATCAGAAGCTGAATCCACGGGAAAGTGGAAGAAGGGGATTGGTATTCTCCAAGCTCCCACGAACTGGACACCTTGGGCCTTTCAGTGATTACCCCGGTCTCCCAAATAACCTCGGTGGCCCATCCAATATCCCCTCCCTCCATCCAGCTAAAATACCTTGGGCTACGGTACTGTACCCCGTCTGCATGATTTACCTGTATTCCCGAGTCCATCTTCTGGGCTTGCTCATGCGGACACGCTCCGTACTGGTTTACCGGGGCACCGAGCTGATGGGCGTGGGCTACCAAGGCCACAGTTTCTACTGCCTCTTCCCATTTACCTCCAACCTCCCTTGAGGTTCCGCGCCACACAGCGTTATCCCAGGTGAGCGCGATCTTTCCAGTCAATGGAGTGACAGGAATTACACCATTCATGGCTGCGGTATTGGCCGTCCTCAGAAATATCTCGCCAGTCAACTTAGGTAGTCGTACCGTGCAGGGGTCACCCAGGACCAGCAGCAAATCTGCACGCGCCCCAACCGTAGCCTGAGAGCATAGATGGATGCTAGTACTAGCCACATCAAGCCCTAATTATGGCCGTGGTAGCGTAAATCAGCCCACCCGCAATCACCGAGAAAGAGTTGATCTCTATGGCGTACCCAGAACCCACGAGCCCCGCATCCATATCTGCGGCGATACCCCCTGCTCTAGTGATAATCCTGCCAAAAGAGATCGTGCCGGTGGCCGCCACGTTTATCCACGCGGGCAAGGCAAGTGTTAATTCAGTCCCCACGATGGTCCCACACGGATTGGGGAGGTCATAGGACACCAAAACAACGCCCGTGTACGCGGCACCACGGGGTGGTCTGGGTGCCGAGATCAGCCTTAGCTGGGCAGTGCCTGCCCCTGTCTCGATGAAGGTCTTGAAACCATTCAAGCGGGCGGATTCGGCCTCTATCGTAAGCTCGACTAGGTTACTCATTCTGGCACCATGTGATCCGCTACCCCTGCATTGTACACCTGGTTGTAGTCATGCCCCGCTACCAGGAACTTACGAGTGGTATCGAGATTGGGGAACTCGTAATCCCCCGCACTGTTGGACCACACTTGGTGTACCAGGGCTCCTGTAAGTTTGTCGTACAGCCGCACATCCCTAGTGGCCAGTACCCCTCCAACCCGCACCGTTCCGTAGATTCGCCCCGACCCGCCACACAGCATGTTGCGTGTGTGGTGATCATCCAATGCAATCAATTGCACGTCGGCCGGAGGAGTGAAGGTCGGAACAACGATGTCCGTATCCAGTACGGAAGAGGCTAGGCATTGTCCTAACGTGAGTATTTCCGGAGTTACTCCAAGGGCGTACAGAGAAAGGTCGTAAGGGCTATTCTTGATTATCTCAAGCTCGTCAATCTTACAGGGCGTGGTCGTTCCAACATTATAGTTTGCTCCTATGTACAAGGTGCCCACCGTCACGAAACTAAAATCCTCATGGTAGAAGCCCCCTATGATCACCCCATCCTGGATGAATATATTCAGCCCCCCTACCTTCTGCCATACAAAATAATGCCTATTCGTGTTATGCGAATAAACAAAATTACACACGTCAGACGAAATACTATTGATGCCCACCTTCACCTTAAAACCACCATCCCCCATCAGTAACTGCCAATAGTTAGCAGCATCCCCCATACACAGTAAAGCAGCAGAACTACCAGGAAGCGAATCCAGCTTATACCAGAAGCGTAGACAGAAGTTACCAGCCCCAAGCAAAAAATCGTTGGAAGTCGATACCAGCTTACCTGAGGAGGTGAACTTGGCAGCCGCCTCTCCAAACGCACTATCAGCACTGAATTCAGCGTCCCCCTGAGGCGTTACCGTATGCCCTTTAACATCGACAAAGGTAGTCACCCCCGAGGGGGCTGCCGTAGTCAAAGATAGTACAACCTTGTACCAGTGAGGATCGCCAACCACAGTCTCGGGAAAGGGTAGGCTAACCACATAATTCCCCGTGTACCTCCCCTCTCCAATCGTGAGGCGTACACAACTTACCTGGCCGTTAAGGTAATACAGGGAGGTGGCATTATAGACATTAGCGCCTATCTTCAAAGGCGTGCTCGTTGCCTGCACGCTCTTAGACGTTTCGGTACCTCCAGCATTTAACAGTCCCCCGTTAACAAAGACATACGTTCTTCCATTTTTCTTTGAAACCGCGAGGTCGTACCACACACCAAGACTGAACGTGTAGGCTCCTACCACGGTGTCGTAGACGACATTGGACCCAAAACTAGTAACCTGAAGAGAGGTCAGAGAAGAGGCCGTTCCTGTAACCGATACCGTAAATTCCCTGGAGCCCTCTACGTCCTTACAGATAATAGTAAAAGCGTAAGTTCCTCCATTGTCTACAGGCCACCCGGTGAACCTAACGGACGCCTCTACCGTGTAATCCCTGTCCCCCAAGTATAAATCCGGGGCACTTATTGACGTTAGGTAATCCCCGTTACCATCGAACGTAAAACTGACTCCCCCAGGCAGACGGCTCTGGCCTGTAGTCACGGCTGCGTTCCCTACCCCTGTTACTACATGCTTTTTCAAATCACGGAATTGAATCTGACCATCCATGTGCATGGCCAGTACCGTGCTCGCCCAAAATCCCCCACTCTCGGGAAACGCAGCAATAGGCACTTCAAACACTTTATTAAGTGGAAACGAGCCCACGTACACCTGTAGGTCCTGCATGTAACACATAAGAGGCCCACCACTAGGGTTATAATTGACGGCCACGGCCATCCCACTGCTACTCAGGGATTCAGTACTCCTACCCACGCCAATCAACACCCTGTTAATCGCCAAGTACACTACACCCTCTACTCTGCCATAAGCCACCTCGAACCACGAGTTCAAAGGAGCAGCAGCTCCGTATGAAACGACAGTGCTTCCTGCCTTCAGAACAGCCAGTTTACCCAGCGAGTCCACTGCCAACCTGTGCCCGTCCAAATTGCTTGAGTCTTCGTTAGTGAAAGTCAGCAAGTGCTTTATGACGGAAGGAAATTCTGGGAGTTTTACCCATGCCCGCACCCAATAGCTCCCAGTACCTACAGAAAATCTTACGTTTGCGGCCACACTTAACCGGGTATCGGTAGTCCCATCAAAATACCCAACGGACCTACCATCCCTGGTCTCGGTCGTAACTATCTTGGCCGCCCCACGTACTGTAATTACGTTCTGCTGAAAACTCCTGTCCAGGATGGCCGTAGAGTTGTCTACCCCATCAAACGGTAGATGCAGTACGCAATTCGCGTACATGGGATCGACTGGAACCGTAGGCATCTGTTACTCCCAGGGTCCCGTTATATCTATAAAACCTACCGCCCAGTTACTGATGGCAGAATTGTACCCATAAGGTACGGCAGCAAAGGCCCTGTCAGGGTACCCTGGCACCCCTTCGATCACCACTGGCGTCCGGGCATCCGGGCATACCCTCTGAATAAGGGTCTGCGGGGAAGAAAAAATCCCCAAGTATTTCCCGCGAAAACTTCCGGACGAACCCTCCAGAAGGTGTATGGGGGTCAGCACGAGTCCGTAATCAGGCCCATTTGGATAAGGTACGCTCCCATTCCCTGAATATAGGTACCACGACGGCGCACCGGCAGGTGTGCCATAGAAGGCTGAGGCTCTATACGAACACGTACCCCCTACCCCCGTGAAATCACGGGCCAGTAGATGGTAGGTGTCTACGGACCCCCAGACAGGGCTGTACCCAAATATCGAGTAGTACTCGTAAGGTGTTGATGCGGCATTATTAGCATGGTGATTGTGGCGAAGGAACGACTTGTACGCATCAACAGCCTTACGACTTTTAAAATCCCCAAACCCCGCCGCTGCGGCGGCGTACAAAGATTGCGTGTAGTAAAAAACGAACAGGTACACCGTTGAATCCGAGGCCACTAGTACCCAAGGCCGGGCAGTACTATCAGCAACATTGGACTTGAACAGGTACCCCCCACCAGAAATCTGAGCATCGGTAGGGCTTTTGCCTACTCCAGTGTCGATGTCCGTCATGGACTCGTACATGTTAATCCGAGCAGCCGTGGTGTACGCATCGTCAACCCTGAAGTACAGCCTTGCAGAGGCCACATTAGGGGACCGGTACACGGCTTTGTTCTCCCCTGTGTATGCCTTCTCCCACCCAGCACTTGCAACCTTGGTAGTGATTGCACCCGTCGCGGTTTGATCAGTAATACCTGTGGCATCGAATACCACAGTCGATGCCGTGGTGCTGATAACCCGCTTCTCCCCATTCAAACCCGAGGGGGTGGCTCCTGCCACCAGTGCAACTGCGTGCTGAACAAAACTGTGCCCAGAACTGATGGTCATGGTGGCAATGCCATTGAGTACCACCAGGGTGTCCACGCTCTTGAGTCCAAAGCCATTAACCAGGCAGGCGTCGAGGAGAGAGGCCAATGCCCCGGCCTGCCCTGACAGCACGGGGGCACCTGGGAAATCGGATTTGAAGTACTTAACGGAAGCTGAGCGGGCCATGAGTGCACCTTAGACGTTTACGTCGCCGCGAATTTGGATCGTGAACACATCCGACTGCGCGGTTGCCGGACCCTGCTGAATAGTACGTACCACCCCCACCGGGAAATTGGCGGCAACGGTATTGAACCGCAGGACATTACCAGCAGCCCATCCACCACCCCATCCCAGAGCAGCAAGAGTGAAATACGGCACCGACTGACTCGGGTTGTTCGGGGCCAGATCGGTACTGGTATTGCCTGTGGCGATCAATCCCACGTTCTCACCGATCACATTGAAAGCCGTACTGTTCGTGAAGATGATCGCCCAACGCTCCTGGATTGCCCCCCGGTTGGTAACCACAATCGGGTACTGAACATCATTGTATTCGGCTAGGGTATTGGTACCGATCACCGTATCCGACCACACGCTAGTCCAGGTGGCTTGATCGAACACGTTTGTATACCGGGCGAACATGTCGCCGATCAGCAAGGCGCTGCTGACGGAACTCCCAGTCGGGTAGTCATGGGTAAGCGGGCGAGTGACCGTGAGCTGACCATTGATCTGAACATCAGACAGCAAGCCCGTGTCCTCGATCCGGTCCTCGATGGTCAGGGGTTGACTCAGGCCTGTGAGGTTGCCGAACGTGAGTATCCCGGTGTCCAGGTTTACCGTGTACTTGCCCGTGTTGATCTCCGCCCCCGTGCTATCCAACACCCGCACACGAGTGATACGGGTACGGCCGAGATTCACAACCTCATTGGAGATATACGTTCCAGAATGCAGGCCCGTATGGTGAACCACCACCACACCACCAACATGAAACAGCGGAACCTTGCCATCCTGAGGCAAACGCACGGGGTTGATGCCCAGGATAGAGGCGTCCAGCGGGATGTACACGTAGGAAACCGCTGCGTACCTGATGGTGTCCCCAAGAACGTGCCGGGGGCTAAACACCTGCCCGTTCACCACATTCACAGGGTCGTACCAAGGCTCGGCCTCGTTACCTGCGGCGGTAACCCAGGTACCAAATCGCAGGCGAACAATGCCAGTTTGGACATCAACAGTTCCTATCACGCCCGTGGCAGAGATGGTCCCGTTGGTATTCGCAGTAACAGTGGTTATACCCCCTCCAGTGGCTCGCGCGAATTGAATGACAAGGCTTCCTGGCCGAATAGGTGAGGCCGCTGTACGGAAGGTCACGGCGTCTATCACGTTCCCTACCACGGAAGTCACCAACCCAGTCACCGTACCGCTATTGGCAGACCCAGAAATAACCGAAGTCAGGTTCACCAGGCCGGTACTATAATCCACGGTTCCTACCGCAGTCCCTGACCCATTACTGGGGTTCAAATCCCAGTACATCACACCCGTCCGGTCGTATAGGGCCTTGCCCATGTACGACAACCGTACCGATCCTGGGACAACCTCCTCTGCGTGACCAGGGGTGAGATCAAGCGTGGGTGTCCAGGTGAACGCCTGAACGGGAAGAGCGGCCTGTGAGTCAGCAGACCCCCAATAACCCCCGACTGAACCACCCGTACCCCAGAGATAGGGTTTCAACTCCGGGTCATTGTTCAGGGTGAAAACTGACCTATTGTAGTCGCCGCCCGTAGCTTTGGTTTGCTGAGACAGCCGGGTCAAAATCGAGTAGGTATCCGGAACGTCAAAAGCACCAGTCGTGTAGTTGATAGTGCCTACAGTAACCGCCCCATTCTTGAGGTTACCCAACCCGTCATCCCGCAACGACACATGGCCCGTGACCACCATACGAGGGTCTGCCACTGAATTTTGCATCACATACCCGATTGCGCCTGTAGACATAGATCACCACATCAAGAATGTTTGAGGGATTGAGAGATTCAGATATAAGGTCTTTGGTCTCACCGCTTCCCCGAGACTGCCAGTCAGCCTCCCGCCAGCCTGAGTTACCACAGGGAAGTAACTCCGGGCGGTAGAGGTCTCGCCCACGGTGATAGAGAACGTGGTGCCTGCTGCGGGTATGAGCGTGGGGATCAACCTGATCGTCCTGTCTGCGTAGTTCACAGTACCAGTGGCGTCCCCCTGAAGATTGCCATTCCCGTCATCGGTAGCCACTTTGTCCACCCCCCAGGCAAGGGTTACCAACCCAGGCACTATTGCGTTAGTGCCAGCAAGCTGTATGTCCTGGAACAAGGCTACAGTCACTCCCGCCCTACTAGTGTCTGCGTAGGGTAGCCCGTAGGTAAAGATCACTGAGCTACCCACGTCAGGCAGCGCCCCGAGGGTGACACTAACCGACCCCGTGGTAAAACTCACGATCCCCACGCCATAGGAGGAGTCCACTCCGCGAATAGCCCCAGACCCATCATCACGAATCACGTACCAGTTACCCTGGGACATAAAATGCACAGCCAGGCTTCCGGGAGTGGGGATGGGGTCAAGGTAGGTCACAACCGTCTGGGACCTGGACTCAGTGGTAACCGACCAGGAGGCAGTTTGCGTATTTCTGGTGGGGGCCGCCGCTGGCCGGTACACCACAGCCTTGGTGCCTCCGATAGAGGGGCCGCCTGAATTGATGGTGACAACCCCGTTCGAGTAGTCCACCAAGCCAATGGGGGTGGTCCCACTCATCAGCACCCCACCCTTATCCACCAGGGAATAGGGTGCGGCAGTGATGGTCAGGGTACCGGGCATTATACTCTGGCCCACATGGAGGCCGGTAGTCGGATCAAACGTGTAAGTGGAGTTAAACGATATGGTTCCAGCCCCAGACGGCAGATATACAACTGAGTCCCCGTTTGGCTTCACATCCGTAATGGGGATTTCAGTCTGAGCACTGGGCACCAACACTCCGAAGATCGTGTCTGCGGTTATCGTGTAGTCCCCGACTGCTAGTGTCCCACTAACAGGGCGTATGCCATAGTACACAGCGGCGTCCGCCACCACCGTTGAATAGAGTTTGCAGGTGGTGGGTTGGCTATACACACAGGAAGGCGAGCCGCCCAAGGCGTCGAACGCCAGAGGGTCGGAGATATAGAGGGTCACCACATTGAAAGTCTTGCTTCCACACGGGCTCAGGCTAAACGTGCGGATCACACTGTCTACCCCAGTGACCCGTACAAACTGACTATCCTCGGTAGAAAGCCCTGGGTTCTTGACCACCACAATGGTGGTACCGGTGGTAACCAAGGGCTCGGACACCTCCATCAGCACCAGTAGAGCCTTCTGCCCTGCGATGTGCTGGTCAAACAAAATCCCAGGGAACAACGGGCCACGGGCTAGGTAACTTTCCATGCGATCAACGGCCTGACTTCTCGTAGCCGTCCAATCACGCATGGTAAACAGCGTGGCGTGTACCAGCGGATCAGCCGGTGCCTGGGAGATAATGACGTGTGCCCCCATGTAGCTATCGGTATCAGCGGTGGTAACTGCTGGGAACGCCTGACGCCAATTGAACCGCCCAAGAGTGCGGTCGAGTTCAGAGATATCGGGAAACAGATTGTTGCTCACACCCCCGACGATCACGGTCCCGGTCACAGGCCCACCACCATCCTCGGTGTCAGTCATTCGCTGACTGGCAAATAGCACGATGTTGTTTTGACTGATCGCCATCTTGACCTCAAACGGTTAAAAACTTCAGCTTCACGTTGTACCAGTCCGTAGAACCGTGGGCAGGGAACCCGGCTACAGGTGTTGCGTCCACGGGATTTTCTGAGGTTTTGAACACTACCGTGAACTCCCGTGTGTCTGTTGGGTATTCTAACACTAGCTTGTACTGCACGCCAGGGGCACTTGCCCATGCAATCAATTGCAGTACCGTGGACCTTGGCACCCACGCCATATCAGACTGAGGCGTCAAGGTGATGGGCCGCCCAGCCTGCTTGGTGCCAACATGGATAATCAACGCCCCGGTCACACCCCATTCTTCGGTACTCACAACCGGTACCCAGGTGTTCTCGTCCACCCACAACAAATCATTGGGGAGGTCGAGTACCACCGGTACTGTATCGAGGGTCTGAAGTTTCATGCTCTACTCACTGGTAACTGGCTTTCATGGCATTCAACATGGATAGTAGGTCTTGCTCCCCACCTGCGGGCACAAATACATTGCTGGTCTTCTTGCCAAAGGACAGCTCGATCTTCATCATCGCACCTGAGGTACCAGGTTTCAGATTGGAGGTATCGTACTCACCAGCAGCCTTGTTGATCTTGGCCGTGGCCTCGTATTCGGCTGCGTACTGTGCTGCTGTCTTCTTGGCTAGGGCCGCCTGGGCGTCTGTTTCCTGCGCCGCCACTACCTTGGCCGCCGACACCTTGTCCAGGAGTTGCAATGCCTGGGTCAAGGCGGCAATGGCCACGCTGTCCTTGGAGGCGGTAGCTACTGCGAGCTGGGATTCAATCTCGGCCTTACGAGCAGCGGCATGCCGTACCTCCATGGCTGAAGTCGTGTTATTGATCTGGTCCCATTCATCAAGGAGCGAGGCCAGGGTACTCTGGGCGGTCTCCCGTAGTTGCTGCATACGTGCCACGGCATCGGCCAGAGCCTGCCTCAAGGGTAGGAGTTGCTGCTCCCCCAGAAGTCCGGAGAACGTGCCAGCCTCCCGAGCTTGATTCCCAAGTATTTCCCACCCTCTGGCAATATCCCAGACCGTAGCCCCATGAGACTTCAGGGACGCTACCAGGCCGGTAGACACCTCCTCCTGCTCCTTGAACCTGGCCGTCACAAATTCTGAAAACCGCCTGAGATCGTGCAGGTAGTTGCCGATGGACTGGCCAACGGCCCCGATACTGCCCAGGGATTTGGTGAAGAACTGATCCGCTGCGTCACTCATGGACCGAAACTGCTGGTGGTAGCCGTTGATGATACTGCCCATGGCGCCACCAAGGTCTCGCAGATTTGCATGGAAGCCATTGATAAAAGACTGCATGGACCCAAGCTCCCCGGCCGTAGCCTGTGCCGCCGCAGTAGCTTGACTCCTGGCAAGGGCTAGGGCTTCAGCGGCAGTGGCCCCCATCCTCAGGAATTCCTCACCGGTCTTCCCGATCTCCACCGTAAAGTTGTGCTGCGCCGCCTCAGCCCGCACTATATCCGGGATAATCCCGTTATTAGCCTCTATCGCTGCCTTTGCCCACTTACCCCAGGCGGTATTCTGGGTATCCAGGGAGGCTCCACTGGCGTCGATCAACGTCAAGTTCTTACGAGCCTCGTCCGCTACTTGGATGAGAGCTTCCGTGGATTTCACCCCCAGCTTCTCATAGGCAGTAGTGACCCCTGGGATGGCGGACTCCAGCATACGCACACCAAGGGAAGCGTCCTTCATGGACTGCACGGTAGCCTGACCAACGGCATCTACCTCGATCTTGAACCCGTGCATACCTGCTTGGGCTCTCAGGGTGCTGTCGGCCACCCCATTATTGGCTTTGATGGCCGCCTCAGCATAGGTTTTCCAGGCGGCGTCCAGGGTGCTACCTGCTGCCCCAAACTTCTGTAGCACCTCCAGGTTCTTCTTGGCCGTGTCTGCAATCAATTGCAGAGCCGCAGAGGTCTTCAACCCGAGACCCTCATACGCTGCCGCTACCTTGGGAGTCAGGGCCGAGAAGGCGTCAACCTGGGCGTGCAAGGCTTTTACCGCCTCAGTCCCAAGATTTACCCTGGTGCCATACTCCTTCACGGCCTCATGAAGGCGGGTAAAATCTTCTACCGACTTCGCGGCCTTCAGTTGCGTGTCGAATGCCTTGTCAAACTGCACGCCCATCAACTTGACTGCTTGAGTAGCCGCACCCATAAGAGCCGTTCCCTCACGCAGGTTACCAAGATCGAGCAGCTCCTGGGCTCTCTTCTTGATGGCATCAACCGCAGCACCCACGGCGTTCAGGTCCAACAAGGTCTTGGCCGTGTCCAGGCCTTTCTCAAAGGCATCAGTGAACTGCTGGGAGGTAGTCAGGGCCGACGAGGCCATGGCCGTGAGCGAGCCAGACAAATCGATCACGTTCTTGGTCACCCCGGTCTTCAACTCCTCGGTGGCGATGCCCATGTTCTTTACCGATGTACCCCAATCCTCCTGTAGCTTGGTCACAACCCCATCCAAGGCGTTCATGGCCTTGGCCACTTCCTCGGGTGCTCCTCCGGCTTCCCCAAACTTGGTGATCGAGGCCGTGATCAAATCAACCGCCACCTTCTGCTCGGTGGAAGTCAAGGCATTGAGTCTCTGGGCTTCCGTGAGCTTACGTATATCCTCCTCGATGCCCTTGAACGAAGTAGCCTTACCCAGGGAGTCCAGAGAGACCCTGGCAGCCTCCAGTTGCTTCTTCAAAGTCTTGGCCGCCTCTGCCCCGGAGGTAAACCCCGCCGGTAGTTCCTGGCCAGCAGCGATAGCCGAGTCCACAAGCTGTAGAATCTGCTTATCCGTGAGCTTGCCCTGTTGGGCCAACTCTATCATGGACTTGACCGTGCGTGCCCCTGCCTCTTTCACATCGTCCAAAGAGATGGCTTGATCATCCGTAGCCTTGGAGAGCTTCTTGAATTCATCCTGCACCTGGGAAAAGCTCGTGGCCTTGCCAAAATCAGTGATCGCCAAGTGTACGGTCTTCACACCCTTCAGGAAATCCTGGGTGGCTGTTCGCCCATTGGCGAAATCCGTGACAATCTGGTCTGCCAGCTTCTCAGAAGCTTGACTGGTGTTGTACAGCGATTGCGCGGTTGCCTTCAGAACCGTGGACAAGCTTCCAAGTCCGGGTACCATTCCTGCAAGCGCAGCAAGGGCTTCCGCGATATTCCCAGCCACCCCGAGGAAGGCTGAGGCTACGATCAACACTCCCGCCCGCAAGAAAGAAAAGCCGTCCCTCAACCCCGCTACCACGAATCCAATACCCCATAACACAGCCTTAAGTGGGTCCCCTGCCTCTGACAGCCGAAAAAACGATGCAGCCAGTTGCACGATGTCCGTGATGATCCCCACCACGTTAGCCCCAATGGACTCCAGGATGTCCACATTCGCGGCGACAAAACTGGCTATGCCTTCCACCACGTAGCTGATGGTATCTGCCAATTGCCCAATCACTCCACCAAAGTGCTTGCTGGCCTCCCCCGAGGAGTCCATGCCCTTGGCAATTGACTCCAGGTGCTTAAGCAGTAGTGTAGCGGAGTCCACGATAGCGCCATACGCAGGAAGCAGGTGCTGGCCAATAGCCTGCGAGAGCTGCTCCTGGTATCTGGTCATGGACGATACTTTCTTGCCCACGGACTCCATCGAAAGCTCGTAGGCTCCTTGTAGCTTGGTGGCCTCCTCCAGTACCGCGTTATTGACCGCCTGAATCTTCTGCTGTTGTGTCAGGGCTGCCGTGGTCTTGTTGATGGACGTGGCAAACTTCTCCTGGGCTGCCTGGATATTGATGTTCAGGCCCATGAACCTCAGACCCATGGTATCCATTTGCTGGATGTTCGTGATCATCCGTTGGAACGTGTAACTACTGTTCTCACCGGTTACAACCGCCAAATCCTGGGCTGCGCGAGCAAGACGCTCGACGTTACTGGTTGCTCCCGCAGTCATGGGACCAAGGGGCAGACCTGCCTGGATCATAGCGGTCATGGACGTGCGAGCAGCTTGGGTGGTAATCCCCAGCTTCTCAAGGCCCTTCTCATACCCGGCTATCTGATCCTTGGAGTACCCAGCGTTCTTCGAGACCACCCCCAGGGTGATACCCAGGGTCTCCGATCTGGCTGCGTAATCCGCTAGTTCCTTGACCCCCTGCACGGCCAAAAAACCCACAAACGCGGCGGCCGCCGCCTTGATGTACCCCGTTAGCTTACTATACCCCTCCCCCATGGCCTCAAGCTGGGTCCCCAACTCCTTTCCTTTATGGGACATCACAGAGGCGCCATGGGCGGCATCCGTACTGGCCGAACCGACCCCCCTGATGTTGTCAACCACAGTACTCAGGTTGTTCATGCCGTCTATGAAAGCACGGATTCGTATGTCAAGGTTTGCAGTAGTGGTCATGAGCGTCAGTCGGTTAAACTCTTCAAAGCCGTAGCCATGCCTTCTTCAGTGCCCCTGGCAGCAACTGCCCCTAACCGCAACCCTATGGCCCTGTCCCGCTTGTCCTTACGGAAGGAAGCCTTGAGGAACGCCAGATACTGGGACCAAGTGTACTCCAGGATGTCCCCATACCGGTGCCCGCTGCTTATCAGGTCTTGGAAGGCATCGCTCCAGGAAGTTTGATTTTGCTTGCGACCCCGAGCAGCCGCTCCAGAGCCTGTGATACGGAGGGGAACAACCTCTGGATAAAAAAATCGAGGTTCACCTCGATGACCTTGGTGGTGACCGTGATAAGGTCGTCGGCCTTAAGTTCCATCACCCAGTCCACTTCCCGACCCAGCATCAGCGCCACCAACTGAACAATCTCGTCCGGGTACTGGAGCACGAGAGCCCCGACATCCACGGGCTTCTTCGGGTCCTTGAATTCTTGCAGAACCGGGGCCACTAACTTCACGATCTGCGTGAGTTGTTTCACCTTCAGTTCCGGGATTACGATTTCTTCCCCGCCGATGAGTACGCTCTGAACCTCGGGGATCATGGTAGTAAGGTCACTCATTGTCCTACTCCTAAGAATAAGAGGGGCATGTAGCCCCTCTCGTGGTTCCCTGCAATTGATTGCACCTGGGGTTAGTACATCTGCTTCACGTGGAAGTACTTGCTGCCGGTAGTCTTGGTGGAATCGGCCAGGATAGCGCCCTCGATGGTCATCTTGCCTATGGTGTCCGAGATCAGGTCCAACTCCTTCAGCGGATCGACCGAGAACTTGTAGACCTCGACCACCACGGGGTTGAAGCTGGTAACCGAGGTGCCACTCGGATCGGCGGTGTTCAGGCCCTCGAAGCGGAGGAACATCTCCTGTGGGGGCAGGGTCAGGGTATCCACCCGGTTCTGAGCGGCGTAGTTGTAGCCGATGGCCGTTAGCGTTACCGGGAAGGGCTGGCCGGTACTGGCCTTGGTGATGGGCACGACCAGGGTAGTGGTAGCCAGGACGACCGCGCCTGCCGAACCAGGGATCGTGACCGTCAAGGTGGTAGCAGAGATCGCGGTAATCGTACCTGCGATACCATTCACCGAGGCTGCGCCCGCACCGGTAACGCCCCACAGAGACACCGTGTCATTCACTGCCAACGGGGAATTACTGGCGGCGTACCCTGGCCAGGCCGTGAGACCGGTGATCGCCAAACTAGAGGCGGTGATCGTGCCGACCGGGGTGCCAGTCAGGGCTATGCTCAGCTTGACCGGGGCCACGGTTTCGGTACCGCTGTTCAGCTTGTACGAGCCAGCGTCGGCATTCCACTTGTAGTCCCAGGCGGTGGCATCATCCACGTACTCGGTCAGCACCCCCGAGGTCCAACCGGGGGTGCCGTTGGTCATCACCAGGGAAGTCACGCTCATGTGCGCGAGGTTGCCAACGGCACCCATGTACCCGGTGTCCGTACCTGCGGACACCACCCCTGCCGGGATGATGGTGAACGCCCCGCGCGTGGCGATGGCCAGATTTCGGGCGATCAGGTTCTCCAAGTCAAAGGAGATCGTACCCTTGATCTCCGTAACCAGCCGCTTGTCCATGGCACGGACGCCATCCTGGGCGTTCTTGTGGTCGGTGGTGGATGCGGCCATGCCGATCTTGAGGGCAGTGCAGTTGCCGAGGGGGAACAGGGCACCAGCATTGCCCTGGGCATCACGCTGACCGATCATCACCACGCCCTGACCGCTGTAGTAGTGGTTGCCCACATCATTGTGTACGTTAACACTCATTTCGTGCTCCTAGTTAGGGGTTGGGCGATTAGGCTTGGCCGATCACGCGGGATTTCTTGAACCAGACCACCAACAGGTGCTTGGTAGCGGCGCTGGCCGAGTTCTTCCAGCCCCTGGCAGCGGCGGTTAGGGTCGCGGCGGAAACCGCGAGGGGGGTGCCAGAGCTACTGGTCAGGGTGACGGCAGCGCCATCGGCACCGTCGCTCTTGGCCACGAGGTTCACAACCGCAGCATCCGCTGAGGCGGTAACCACACTGCCATTATTGGCATTGACCTTGAACGCCAGGATGTACGCCATGGCATTGTTTGCCACCACCGTGCTTGCAGCCGTCAAGATTGCCTGAGCTTGTCCCTGGGTCAGGCCTATGGCCATCAACTGAGTCTGAGCAGCGCAGGCACCCCCGACCGTGATGTCCCCCAAGGCCAGAGCCGGGAACTGATTTGGTCCGCACACCAGGGTATTGGCAATCGCCGTATACCGAACACCCCCGATAGTCACGAAGTCAGCGGCAACCGCAGCAGCCAAGGTGACAGTGCCATAGGCCTTGCCAGCAGCGCCACCGGTAATCGTGGCGGCACCGCGCGTCAGGTTGGTACCCGAGGTCATGGCATAACTGCCAACGGCCTCTACATCGCCGTAGATCGTGACAACCCCAGAGGCCAGGGTAGCCGAGGCCGTGAGCACCAGACCGTCAGCGGCATGGATCGCCTGAGCCAGGGACCATGCAGCGATGTACTCTTCCTTGTTGGCGGTAGTCAGCACCGTATCGGCGTCGGCGTTGGTCATGCCAGCGGCGAGCAAGTGTTGCTTGGTCAGGACCGCACCGTTTGCGGCTTCGCCGGTTTGCAGGCCCGAGTAGAACTGCTGCGGGCCGATGCCACGATTGGACTGAGAGGGGGTAACCGTGACCGCCGTGTAGGTCTTGCCGTTGACATTGCAGGTGTTGCCGCCTTCAATGGCGGCACCCACGGTCATGGTGCCGGTAGGCCGGGTGTCCACGATCAACTGGGTTGCGGTCACGTCCGCCAGAACCCCACTGGTGTCGTCCTGAGTGAACGCCGCAACCATGGTGTCCACACCGAACAACGGGCCTTTGGAGTCCACATGAGAGGCGTTTGCGGCAGCACCGGCCAAGAAACTGATGGTCAGTCCTTGCAGCTCGGTGAGAATCTTGGGCAGCTTGTCGTTCAGGAAACCACCACCATGACCCAGACTTTTAACTTGTTCGAGAGGCATTTCAACTCCTAGTTGGCTAATCAGGGGGAACCACTGGTTTAAGCACCTTCACTTTACCTTGGTGAGGGCTACCTAACAACTACTACTACTGGTGAGTGAGTTGGATGGGGGTACTCCACCTACTCACCCAGAATACCGTGCCGTTACGCACTGACGTTGCGGCTTCGACCACAAACTTCCAGTAGTGCCCGGTGGGGCTGCGGGTAACCAGCAGTGTTTGCCGTATCTGGTCAAGAAGATTCAACGTAACGGTCTTGGTATCGGCCTTGGACAATACTTCCGGCCGGTTGATCACCGCCAGGGAGAACACCAACTCACAGGAGATGCCTACCTTGGCCGTGCCCTGCTCAGGCATTGATCGCATGCCCTCGTAGACGATACCAACGGCTGGCAGGGTGACACCCTTGATCTTGTCCAGGAGGTCATCCTCACTGAAGACAAACAGAGCCTTGCCATTCAGGTCTGCAATTGATTGCAGACGGGTCAGCAAGTCATGGGCACACTCACTGACAGGCTGGTTAGACACTATGGGCATTCATGGCCTCCATTACTCGGCGTTCGATGATTTCTTGAACCGTCTGTACGTCCTCACCAGAGAATCCAAGGAAGGTTCTCCTGGGCATGCCCTCAAGGCCGAGGTTATGCTTGATCCCATAGGGTACGTCCGTCCCTATCCCACGCTCGTTCTCCCCATGCTGAAACAACTGTATGGAATGAAAGAGCTTTCCGGTGTCGTACAAAGTACCCCCACCCCTACCACTGGCTGCCCTGGACATCGCGGCCTTGGATACCGGCCACTCCGTCCCATCAGGGTCTATGCCACGGAGAAACCGGTCACGGATATGGTTAAGCAGAACAGCCGAACTCTCATCCAGAAGGTCGCGCGGGGCAAGTTTGGTGGTCAAGGCCGACAACACGGCCTCGATCCTGGGGATGCCCGATACCTTGATCTCGATCATCAGGAGGTCACAATCGGGCGGGCGGCGAATCCAGTATTCCGGTTGTACCGGGCCAGCATGGTCTCCGCGTGTGTGGCCAGTACCTTGTACTGCGAAGTGGCCTCGGCATTGCGGTTAGTGGTCTGGCTGGAGTCGAAAGTGATAGGGACAAACGCCAGTATAGCCTCGGTAAGCCACTCGGGCAGTACATCCGCAGGTACAACCGGATCGGATAGCAAGTCCCCCGCCTCAAACCCAGTATCGCACCGGATACGCACGTATTTTCCCTTGAACTGGGCGGCATCCACGTACAGGAATCCTCGTACACGGTCCCACCGGTAGTACTGGGCATCGGCAGTGGCCTCTCCTCCCATACCCCAAGAGGTGTCGTCCACGGTTACTACTGGAACAGGGGCGGTACGGACAAACCCACTTGGCAACACCAGCTTGAAGACCCCGCCCACTTGGATACCTGAGTAGGCCTCGCCATCGAGGTGAAACACACAGTCCCACGACCGCACAGACAGACCGGAATCCAAGATAGACTCAACATGCAACTGTGCACCAGTTATGGCGCTGGCGATGGCGTCCCGTACCCCGTCAAGGTCTCCATTGATCTGCATCCGAAGTAGCACAGCGTCGATATCAAGGTACAGGTCGCTCATGTCAGTCCTCAGATTTCAACGGCTTCCACGTCTTTGAGGATGTCCGCGATCTCTTCATCCGAACCAACGTCGATACGACCCTGACGTTCCTCGGAAACAGCGAGAGCCTTCACATCATCGGACACCGCGTTGATAGTGGGTTTTGTTCCGGCGATCTGAGCCTGGGCCTGGACCATCGCCTGGGTCTTGGGCTTGTACCTGCGCCAGATGGGGCGCTGGGTCTGCTCGTCGATCTCTTCCAGGAGTATTTCCGCCTGTTCCAAGGTAAACGAGTACGCATTGTCATCCGTGTACAGATGGCCACCCCGGTGGTAGCGCTTATACGCCACCAATTCCAGCAGCTCCATCTTCCGCTCCACGGGCTTCGTTTCAGTTTGCAGCGCCATGAATCACTCCTTGAAGGTTATGGAGTACCCATTGTACGGTCACCTGCAATTGATTGCAACAAAAAAAGGGGCGACCTAAGCCGCCCTTTTTCAAGTTCTACCGCTGGCCGATTAGCGGCTGCCGATCAGTCCGGTGTACTTGGTGATGGCGTTGATTTCTTCCAGGGCGAAGGCAACCCGCGCCGTGAGCACGATCACGAACACACGAGCGGAGATGTCCTTGGTGTACTCGATCTGGATGTTCCGCTGGATGCCGAAGATCATGTTCATGGGATCGGTGAACAGACCTTGATCACCTGGCATCAGCGCGACCGGGGTCACCCTGGAGCCGAAGGTGAAAATCGGCAGGGTGCCTTCCGCGTGCTTGTCGCCCATGGCGGTCTGGCGACTGGCGTACAGGTCACGAAACTCGGTCTCGTTGTCCACGGACACGAAGTGCTGGAGGGCCGCACGGTTACGCAGATAGCGCGTGGGCATGGTCTTCAACGCGGCCTTGGAGGCATTCTTGTCGAAGGCACCGCCGACGTTCACGACGTTTGCGGTGGCCAGCTTCAGATAGCCGTTGGACATCGCCAAGAAGGTGTCGGCAGAACTCGTATCGCCACGGATTGCCAGCTCTTCCAGGTCCAGGGCCGCACGCTCAGAGATCAGGTCCACGATGGTCTGGTGGATACCACCGGCACCAGTTTGCAGAGGCACGTTGGTGTTACCGCCCTCCACGTTGTCCTCGATGACATCGTAGGGAATACGGACCTCGGCGATCACCTCACTGGTATTCAGTGTGACCTGACCCAGATCAGGTTTGCTGCGGTTGCCGGCAGCCAGGCCGGTACCGACCGGGGCATCAGCAGCGGCGGAGCGCAGAATGCGGGAACCAAAGCCGATCTTGTTGATCTTCATCTGGGGGCTCTTCATGGCCACGGTACGGCATACCGCGAGCACAGTCGGCTGGTCGATGAGGGTACGAATGAAACGGTCGGTCTGTTCGGGGTTCAGGCGTCCAGCGGTGGCCAGATCGGCAAGAGCCATGTCGGCTTTCCGGATGATTTCCTGGTTGGTGGGCATGATGCAGTTCCTTATTGAGAGTTGAGGGTACCCGGTTTGACGATTAACGCTTGCCGCGCTTGATGAACGCCGTATCGAAACAGCCGGTACGGGGATCGTCAGGCTCTTGCTTCTTGGCGGTGTGGGTCGCTGCCGGGGTATCGGGGTTGCCCGAGGGTGCCAGCACCAGACTCTTGACCGCCTGAGCAGCAGTCTCGGACTTCCGAGCAGATTCGTCAACCTGAGTTGCCAGACTTTCTTGCGCGGTAGCCAGAGTATCGACCTTCACAGTCAGGGCGGTAACCATGTCCGTGAGCGGGGCCAGAACCGCCGTGAAGTCAACGGCCGGGGCTTCGGACTTCGTGGCCTTGGCCTTGGCTTTCTCCTCGGGGGTCAACTTCGCCCAGTCTTCGGGCTTGGTACCTGCGGGGCATTCGTCGCCGTCAGCGTCCTTCTTCTTGGTGTACGAAGCCAGTAGCCACTTGATCTTGCCCACGGTAGACATCGCGGACCACTCGGTGCCATCGGAACCCAGGGGGGCAGCCTTCACCAGGGCCTCGATGTCGAGGAGGGTGTTATTGCCCCCTTTCTGAACCTGGACATCGGCCAGAGCTGCGAGAGCGGCGTCAGCCTTGAATGCCGAAGGGTTGAGGTTGGCAACCAGCGCCGACATGTAGTTGTTGAACTGCGTCAGGACCTCGGAAACCCCTGCCACGTCCTCGCTCTTGGTAGCCATGGTCATGCCACCAACAACCTTCGAATGCAGCCCGGCCACCGCATCCTGGATACCGGGAAGGGCTTCCATGTCAGGAGCAAAACCCAGGTTATCCTTGAGCATGGGCATGATCTCGTCGAAGCCCTTGACCACTACCAGCATGTTCTCGGACATACGGAACACCTCGGAGGCCTCCAGGGGGTTCTTCTCCTGGGCAAACAGGTAGGTGCCGTCATCGTTCTTGATCACGGTATCCACGAGGAAGCCTGCTTCAACCAGGGCCTTGGAAGTGGCAGCCAGACCAGCGGCGTCGGTGTCGGGGGTGATCAGTGCCGTGATACGGGGGATGGGGGTGCTTTCGCCTTTCAGGGCACTGAGCAGGCGGCGTGCAGACAGGTCGATCATGTGGGGCTCCTTATCAGCCTTGGTTACCCGAAAGGGTATGCGAGTGGCCGCACGATCCACAAGCGAAATATACGAAACAGTTGCGTTCCGCAGTTCTTTCAACTTGATTCTCGTCCGAGCCATGGTTACTCCAGTAGTTCAAGAAAGTGTAATCTCGTAGGTACTACCTAACAACTTGCAATTGATTGCACCTACTCGATTTTCAGTGAGTCAACAGAACTGAAGCGATGGCTGTGGCCTGACGCTACTTCCGTGTGAGTACCGGCTTTAATCGCGTGCTGGTGACCCTTGACGCTATCCGTGGTCCCGCCCTTGAACTGCCCATGGGCATCGTAGGAAACAAAAAACTCGTGCTCGTGGTCATCGGACTTACTGGTCTTGCCAGTGACAACCGGGGGGATATCGACTTCGAGTTCCTGCTCATGGCGCGATACAAGAGCTTCCATGCTGAATCCATTGATTCCTCCCTTTTTCACACGATCCCAGAGGTCACCCTCCGGGAACTGCATGGCGATCACCCAGGAGCCTGGAATAAAATCGGGATCACCATCACGGGCGATGAACGACTCGACCACGTGGCAGGGCACGAGCTGGTTGTCGTGCATGACATCCACTTGGTCAATCTTCTTGCTCATCACAAACTCATGCGCCATCTTGCGAATCTCGTCCGCACGCATGAACTCCCCCTGTGCATCAGGGCGGTCAGGAGAATACACCTCCCCCAGGACTATCCGTTGGTCCGGGGCATCTGCTTTACTAACGATCATCGGCATGATCAACCTCAACTTAAGTTTTTGAGCTTGTACGCCGTGGAACCCAGCAAGGCCGAAATCTCATCCAGCATATTCTGGAGTTCCGAGTCCTGGGGGGTACTGCCGCGAGCGTTCTTCAGGTACCCGATGCAGGAATCCAAAAAATGCGAGGCCGACTGCACCTGGAATGCAGCAGGGATGTTCGGGTACTGGGTGATTCGACCGTACACTCCTTGATATGCTTCCACCCAGGGGTCCACCAGATCAGGCAGCCCCTCATAGAGATCGCCCAAAGCGATATGCTGGGCGTAGCTGGTGGAACTCAGGTGCAGCAGGTGTGCAAACGTCCGGATGTGCATGAGGTTCACTACCACCGCTGCCATGTCCTCTTCGGACTGGGTTACGGGCTTGAGTGCTTTTGCGAAGTCCATGATTACTCCTTGCAATTGATTGCAGTAGTTTACGGCAACCAGGTCTAGCTAACAACCGGGGACGAGGGTTGTTGGGGTACGGGCACCAGGGGCTTGGTGCTGCCCTTGTACGTGGGGGGTAGTAACCTCATGCTTGTCCTCCAATGCGTTTCACCAAGTCCTTGTCCAGCAGGTCCAGGTAGAAATCTCCTTCATACCCCTGGAGAATCCACTCGCCAACCGTTTTGTTCCGGTAGATGAAGGGCAGGGCCATCAAGTCCGTGAGTGCATGCTCGTTCTCGTTCGAGAGCAGGTTCATCACCGTTTTCTTCTGGTCATCATCCAGCGCCAGGTACACCTTGTTTAGACTCCCGTCCTGAAAATCATCCATGGCCTCCAACCGTAGGGCCTGCCAATCACTGGCTTTGGGTACAAACCCCAGATGCGCGAACTCAACAGCAGCATCCCCGGTGGCAACCACAATCGTGGTGGCTCCCAGTGTGTCCTTGGCCTCGACCATCCCATGGAGAACTCGGGTGAAGTACGCTCTGGCAGCTTTCTCCCCGTTCACAGCCGCAAACTGCGCCTCAGACAGGTAGAGAGTGCCCGTGTACGGGTCTAGGACCTGCCTGATGGTGGCAGCCGGGGTAGACAACGCGAGTACGATGTTCCCGCTCTTGTCGAACGTCACCACCCCACCCTTGAGCGCGTCCTCAACGGTAGTGCCAAACAACATCTTGATCACCTTGATCGGGTCTTTCCCGATGTAATCATTCCACTGCTGAAGATTATCGACCGTGATCTCCGGGGATACCACCGTGAATGCCTGTGCCGGTACCTTTTCCTCCAATACCCCAGCAGGGGCTTTCAGTCTCGGGGCTTTCACTCCCAGGTCCTTCTCACCCTCAACAGCAGTGCACAAGGTCCTGCAATTAGACCCCCAGGACACCCTCCCTTCTAACTGAACCAACAACGTGTGTGTGTGTTCCAACTCCACGTCGTACACTGTGCCTTCATACGGTACTACCTCTACACGAGTCGCGGCTCTTGCTTTGCTGGTAAGCCAAGACACCCTCCACTGATCGTAGTTTTGCGTGTACACCCCATTACCATGGACTTGTTGAGTTCCGGCACTAGATACTCTCCTAAAAGAGGCGGACCCCCCTGCTCTTATCATCAACTCCACCAACCCGTCACGCATACGGACAGAACTGGTAGTAATAGTCCTCTCTTCCGAATGAAACCCAAAGAACTTGGACCCTTTTTCCCTACGAGACCCATCCCCCAAGATGTACGCATCCAGAAATACACGGATAAGATCAGGGGATAAAGAAAACACCCACTCAGGCACGTACTTACTGTGAGATTTTCCAAAGACGGCACAAGCCGCCCCCAAAACAGCATCAGACACCGCAAGTTTGTGCCCGGATATATGCTCATGCTTTCTGACCCCAGGACACAGCCTGGATATATCAGAGAACATTTTGTTGGCGTACTTAGTTTGTGCTATTACCGGGTAACAATACCTGCCATCAGAATGGTATTGCACACTCCCCTCTGATAAGTAATACCCCAAGAATTTCAATAGAGGCTTTGTTGGCCACATCCTGCCGGCAAACATAAGGGTAGCAGGTGAGGTTCCCTTATGCCCACTACTGCAATACACCTTAGCCTCCTTACGATTAGAGGACAAGAACTCACCTACAGTACCAAACACCATTTTACGAGAGCGTCCTCCTTTACCAGAATCAACCCTACGTTCCCACAGCATAGTGTGGTCAGGAGTTACCATTTGTAACAACGAACCCTGGTTATTTGAAAAACGGAGTACCTCTCCGGAATACTGGTACTCCATCTTTTTAATGGCACTAACCCACTTCAAAGACCGATCTTCTGTGTCCAAAGACAAGAACAAATCGGAAGAAATGTCCACGTCACTAAAATCTACAAAACCTCTACGGGTATACACCTGCGTTCCAGCTACATAGCACATCGGATGAAATGGCGGAATCCCCAAGCCAGCAGCCTGCAACTGTGCATCCGACATCTCAGTGTACTTGGCCATGGACTCCCTATCCTGCTTGGGCCATGGCTGGAGGGTCTTCACGTCCTCCGGGTCTTTGGCGGTCAAGACCTTGGTAACCAACGAACGGGCTGAGGCAACATCAAACTGCCTGCCATTGATCATTCGGCAGAAGTCACTGGTACGGCCATCGAGAACGGCTGTCAACTGGTAGCGAGTACGCCCAAGGTGCAGAGATTCAGTAGTGAACCCCCAAGTGCTCAGGCGGCTGGTGTTCAAACTGGCCGCAATCTGAAGCTCCCCAATCCCAGGGTCAACAAAGGGCTGGAATGGCTGTACAAACCTACCACCAGCATCCGCCTTCTCCACTACCGAATCTTTCCAGTCAGTATCCAGGGCCTCGAACACTTCACCATAGAACTCCAGAGGGCCTGTGTAGGACTTGATCTTGGTCAAGTCCAGACCCTCATCCACGTCGTAGGTGATCGTGATATGCGGGTGATAGCCTTGGTAGTCCCAGGAGGCACCGGCTACTCGGAGTTCCTCCCAGGCCTCCTGCAATTGATTGCAGTCGAAGTGCAGAACCACCGCACCCTCACTACCGAGAGGCTCAACCGTGCGACTGCCTCCGGCACATACAAGAGGTTCGTGATCCACCCAGGATTGATCCCAAGCCAGGGACTCCCGGCTATAGGCGATGGTCACATGTAGGTCATCGGCGTTCACGACCTTGGAGAACCCCTGAGACTTTGCCCAGGCAATGAACGCCTCTGGGTTCTTCAGCCTTCGACTAACGTAAAGAGGTTGCGGGCCTCCAGAGAGCTGCGAGTTCTTGGCCCCTGCCACCTGGAGATCAGCAGCCTGTATGTCCTCCTTACGGGAGGGCATGGAGAGGCTGAGGTCGTCCCATCCGAATCTGCCAACCCCAGACACCACTTTGTACGCGGCCTCGGACTTCACATGTACAATCTCCGCATCGTAAACAATGCCTTTCACCGGCCTCTTAAACCTAGGCGTGATTACTACTTCTGTTGGGGGTGGTCTCAACCGGATAGTCTGCCCCCTCCCTAACAAAAACTCCGCCTCCCCCCCATAACTTACACCCTCTACCACGGATATATACGCCCCGATGGTGCCCTTTGGTACTTTTATCCGCAACAGATTAACTGAGTTATGCCCACCTACATAGGTATTAACACTAAACTTAGCGGCGGTTATGGGCTTTATCGAGGTAGACAAGTACCCGTCGTCCGTGATTACCCCTCCCGCCAGCAACCGGGCCGTTACTTTCGCACTAAGCCCACGGTATACCGTCAGGTCTTCTTCGGTCTTCCCGGCGGCCTCTAGTGCACTGTCTAGCTCCGAAATAGTATCCATATACACGGACCCCAACCCTGTACGGAGCCCCCTGTTTATATCCTCGTAGGCTGCTCCCATGTAGGTCTCCACAGCCTGCACTTGACTTCCCGTGAGCCCATCCAACCAAGGCTTGTATGCCTCGTACATCACCGTATGTAGTCGTCTCTCAACCTGTATACTTTCGCTGCCCCCCAACAGAGCATCTATAGGTGCCTCTCTCACGCTTCTAAAAGCTGACCCCCTGCCTCCAGGGGCAAAAGTGAACAACCCTTGTTCATCGTGATAGGGGTTGTACTTCTGCGCTATTTTTTGGGGTACAGACTCCACAACTATATGCCCTTGCCTTTCCACACCGAAGATAGTACCCCTGCTAGTAGCAGGCTTAACCTCAATCACCCTAAATACGGTCCCAGCAGGGAGCACTACCTCAGAACCACCACCTTCATGTACCCCTCCGATATCCTTCCCTACCGTGTCGGGTTGAAGGCGGACCTCTATAATCATCTTGTCTCCAGGCCCATTACGCATATAGAAGTCCGCAACCGATGGGTCTGTGTCCGTAGACACAAATCTGGCATCCCCTCCAAAAGTATCCCCCACCGACAGCCGTAGGAGCTTCTCAGCGTAACTACCCCGCACACCCCTATAAGTAGTCACTCGTCTACCCCCTGTAGACGACAACAACCCCTGCTGAAACTCTTGAGCAGAAGAACTGTAGTTCATTCCGTCCACACCAGACATCTGATCTTCAGGGTGCCTGAAATGTCCTGTTCTATAGTTTGACACCGCAACAGAATGCTTAGCCCTACTCCTATCAGTACACCTACCTAGTTCATCATGGTAAGGATTGGATTTCTGTACTGACCCAAGGGCCTGGGTCTTATCCTCGGTCTCAGCTACTGCAATCAATTGCAAAACACGAGCCCTGAGCATATCCGTACCCCGGTACTTCAGGTGCCGAAGCATGTTCTCCACCGCCTGGTCGATTACCGGGTCATGGTCAGGAGAAGCCGCGTACAAGGCTCCTCGTTTGTTGGCCATCTTGGCTCCGAAAAGCGCCGAGGCCAGGAGCATGCGCCGGATGTACTCACGATTGTCCTCCCCTACTTCTTCGAGACTCAGAAGATGCACCTTAGATACAGCCTCTCGGTACTCTCCGGCTTCAACGGCATTTTGAATGTCTCGGTAGACTGCCTGCGAACGCACAGTCCAGTCCCTCACCAGCCTACGGGTGAGACCGACCTCAATGGCTAGGTAACTACGGACGTCCATACCAACCCCTAGTGCCGGTGCACGTGGCCGGCCAATTCCACTAGGTCGGGATCATTGGACCCGAACAGGTAGCTGGCCATCAGGGAATCCAGCAAGCGGGAGTCCTCTCGGGAGAGCCCCTGTACTTGGTCGAGCACCTCTTGCTTGCGGGCATCCGGGATGTCCTGTTTCCTGGCAATACCCTTGATCACTGCATAATCCTCAGCCAAGCGTACCAGCTCGCTGGCGGTCTTCGCTTTCGGGGAGGGGGTAGGGGTAGGAGGTACTACCTTTAATGGCGTGGCGGGCTTTGTAGCAGGCTGACCAGGAACTGCCGGTACTCCGGGGGGTACTACCGGTTCCTCCGAGACCTCCAACTCCATACCGGTCACGGTGTTCATTTCCTTGATCCAGGTGTCCTTGCTGGCCACATCCTTAGCCTGGGTAAGGGCTGCAATTTGATCGGTGGCACTGGTGAGCGTCACGGGCTTGCTTTTCATCTTCAAGGATTTCAGCCCAAGGCCGCGAATAATGGTGTTGGTGATCCGTTCATCGAACTCCTTACGCTCTGGTTGAAAGACTTGCTCTTCGGCCACCATGTACGCAGTTTGTGCGGTCGAAAAGTTGTAATCAGCGGCCTTCCCCAAGAACAACGGTGGCAGACGAAAGCCGATACGCACATGCTCCTCCGTGGCCTTGTCGTAGTTGCCGAACATCGAGTCCATCATGCGTTCGGAGTTTCCGGTTATACACACCTTACCGTTTCTGCGAGTAACAAACACTCCGGTGGGCATAGTGAAACACCACACCTTGCCGGTGTAGTACTCCATACCCCACTCAGGGCATTTCTCTTTGGTTACATGTGCAAAGGTTTTTGGGGTGATCGACACGCACCACTCCTCCCTGCCCTTAACCTGTGACACTACCGAACGATACCCTGCGTGCAGGCACAACCTTTGTACGTCATCTGCCAACCTGGGACTTACCGTGGTGTACGTCCAGCCGTCCTTCCCTTGGTCATCATTACGATGCCCGTCCCCATGCAACAAAGCCTGTAGCAACCTTTCGCTCTGTACACAGTTTAGTGCTAAAGCCATAGGAGGTATGCGTTTGGAACCGGCACCAACCCCAACCTCCGACCTCAACCATTCTCGTAAGCCGGGAGCGTACAGGTGGTACGCAGTGAAACCCCCAGCACACTCATAGGCCTTTAATTCCGACCCCGCGCTTGCTGCAACTGATTGCAGGCACCCAGAGTTCAAAAAGTCCTTCTTCCTCTGCTTTTTAACCGATAAGTTAATAGCGCACGCGTTAGAGGGGTGATCTGTAGTTGACCCGTCAGCTATAAACATGCCCAGGAAGTCAAGAAAGTTCCCTGCGTCATAATCCGCACCTGCTACCAAAAAGGTAGCCAACATCTCAGAGGTGTGCCCTTCCGTTGGGGCTACAGGCACCCTCACATTACTACGTGCCAGTGTCTTTATAGCCGGCTCAAAAAACCGTAGTCCTTTGCGCTCATACCACACTCTATGATTGGGGGTTACCATGAACTCAGTGGCATGACCCTCGATCTTAACCATATACCCTTGGTAATCATACGAATGAAAGGCCAAAGGCTGGTCATACACCAGACCCTCACTCTTTAGGGATGCCACTGCCTGCCCAGACCAATCTTTGATAGGCAACCAACCTTCTTGGGTGAGCACCTCCGTGTCACTGTCAACACACCCGAATCGCTCTACTTTCACCTGCACGGTGGCTGTGCTTTCAAGAGACCCACTATTGGACTGCACGTCCACCACCACCGCCCGGTACTTGTTCTTGTTCAAGCCACTCAGGTATGCCTTGAGCTGGTTACTGGCGTCCTTTGCCAAGGTGCCACCCTGGAGAAAGATCATGGCCGGGGGCATGCCGCCAGAATCCAAGTACTCCAGATTGAGTTCCTCCGCTTTTCTGGAGCCCACCACCGAAGGCATCTGGTTCACCCAGCGAGGTACGAAATACGGGGTCTGGATATCCGGGTGGATGCCGAACATCAAAAGCTCGGTCCCTCGCTCCTCTGGTTTCACCTCGTGCACGAGATTGCCGGTAGAGCCGTCATCCTCCCACCGCCCGTCATTCCGATTGACGTGCCTGGTTGACCCGAACTCCCGGTAGTAGACCAATTGCTTGAGTGCTACCCTCTGGGCGAAGCGCCTTTCGCGCTCCCACATCGTCAACTCCACTTCCTTACCTTGACGAGTTACGGTCTTGGTTACCATCACCGGAGCATCGAGCTTCACCATACGCACGTTGTGTGTGAAGATATTTCGTAACCCCACTACCTCATCAGCAGGGTTTCGCAGGACCTCCAGGTAGGCGTACCCCACGGTCTCCAACTCCCGGCGCAAGGCTCTACGGATGCTGATAAAAGACTGACCAGGAGTGGGCTCGTTAAAAAACGCCTCAGCAGCCTCTACTTCCGCCTTGTCCGGCTCTTGGCCTTCGGCAAGCCCAACAAATTCATAGCCAGTGCCATCAATGTTGACCTCCATGGCCTCCACGCACTGATTCAGTACGTTGTTGGTCAAGCACAGGTTCTTCAACTCCGCAGGGACGAACGGCGGCTGAAGGAATACGTTTGACTGATTCTGAGTAGTGTAATACAGCGAGGAGTATTCGTCCTCAAGCTGCACGGCACTCTGTGCCATCACCATCCACGTATCGTTGCCAATAACCTTTTGAACGAAGGTCAGAGGGTTGTCGGATGGCGCGGTCTTGGTGGTCAACGAGAGTGACATACGAACTCCTTGTGCTAGTGGAGTTCATTGTACCCTACCTACGCCCGGCTGTACAAATTAAGGCTCTGCAATTGATTGCAGACATACCAATGGCAAAGAATACTGCTCAACTCGCTCAAAAGGAAACAACGGAAGCTGCCCCCATTCAGGGCCATCTCTCCACCCCCCGCCGGTTAAGCTAGACGTTAGCCAGCATGAACCGCTTGGTGCCCATGCTGGCCAATGTCTTTACTTCACCACTTCCTGCACGCTGATTTCGCGGCCGTCATAGACGTAGCGCTCGGCCTTCTCGCCGTCCTGAAGCGCGAATTCCTCGACGGGGCTGCCGTTGTTGATGATCTTCACGCGCACTTCCTTTTCGGTCGAGAGGTGGGCGGCAATGGTTACGGTGGTCGTCATTGGTAGTTCTCCAGTTTTTGCCGAGCTTTGCGACAGGTAGCCGGCTAACCTGTCCTTCAAGCTGGACTTCGCGCATAAAGCCGCGCTCAGCCCCTTAATTCTACGTTCGGCGTCATAACATTGATGTGTCCCGCCGCACTCTCCAATGAGCCAAACGCCGTACCGCCGTTGCGCTCCACCATCTGCGCAACCGCCAAGAGAGACTTCCATTGCCCCTCCGTGAACCTCTCGTCGCCGTCGTCTCGCAGCCTGACGAATACGGTTCGCGCCGCTTGTCCACAAACATCGCCCGCTCGTCCTGCTTGTCAAACCAAAACATTCGGCTCCCGCAGCAGGCGTCCAAGACTGGCGGCAGGTCGCCCAACACAGCGGTCAAGGCAGACCGGCCATCAGCGGCTTCGTTTTTGTGTTGCTGGTCCTCCATTGTTCTCGTCCCTCGTTTGGTTCGTTATGGCCGGCTGCTTACCTTGGACGTTGGGCGTCACACCCGCAGCCATAAGCAGTGCCTCACATTCCGCCCATTGGTCCTCATCAAGTAGTTCGGCAAGGCGTGCGCCGAGTTTTTGTAAGTTCTTGTCTCCCGACTGAAGTACATGCTCAAGCATTTCTTGGGCCTGGGTTGCGGTCAGTAGGTTCGTACCTGTCGGCCAGAGCGGAGAGCCTGCAATCGTGTGACCGGGCGCAAACGAGATACCTGCGTCTGGGTAAAAATCTGCCGGCAGCTTCCAGCACAGAAACCGATCAACCATCTCTTTTGTTACGTTCATTCTCATAACCCCTTGTTTTTTACTTGCCATAGTTTCCATGCGGCCCAACAACCCAATCAAGCGGGACGCTCGAACACGCGACTTTAACTTTTGCTGGCGTGGTCACTCGCGCCCCTTACTTTCCTTACGGAACGGGGTCTTGTGCCTGCCCTCTTTCACGCACTGCTTGATGTTCTGCTTCTGGGTTCCACCTGCTAGGTGATCGGGGTTTACGCACAACCGATTGTTGCACAGGTGCCGCGCCACCATCCTCGGGGTCATACGCAGGTTCTTGAAAGCCACTATGGACATGCGGTGCGCACCCACAGTGTAGTGCTTCCCTTTCCTGGGGCCTTTCTTATACCGCATGGACATCATGGGGTACCCTGCTGAGGTGCGGCCAACCCACAACCAGCAGGCAGTACCGTTGTACCAGTCCTCACTGTACGGGGAAACGACGCTATTGGCCAGTATCCTCTCTGCCAGTGAAGCGTATTTCATAGAACCTCCGTCAGAGGACCGCCAACATCGGTACTCGGCTGACTAGCTAGTCTTTCAGCCCCCACACGCTCTTCCTCCCGTATGAGCAGCTCCAGGCGTGCAAGGGCATTCCAGGCTGAATGGGCCGCGTGCATGAGGCCGGACTCCAGGTCATAGGTCTCCCCTCTAGCCTCTGACAATAGGTGCCTGTACATGGCGTCTGTGTATCGCTCTTGCGCGCGGTCTACTCTCAACCAGTTACCAGGAGCGTATTTCTGTGCTCCGAAGGTGGTCACCATAGCCACAGCGGTCAGTGCTCGTGCGAAGTCTTGCATCCTCAAGCCTACCCTGGGCTTGCCCTGGTCGTACTTACGGCCGTGATCCAGTGCACCTACATCTTGTGGTGCGGTACACTGGGCAGAGGGGTGAATGGTATTAGACACGTTCGTAGCCCTTTAGGTACGCCATATCCAATCCAATCTTGGCATCGGCGGTAAACTTCAATTGAGGATTCCATCCCACCAAATGGAAAGGCAGGTTCTCCATTATCTCCAATTGCTTGGGCAAGATGATGTCTACCTGATCCTCAGGGATATAGTTGTAGGCCGCGTCGTGAATTGCCCCAAAACAGGGGGAGACCTTGGACAACCCCTGCTTGTGCTCTAGGGCGATAGTCCATATCAGCATGTCACTGAGAGTGCCTTGGATGGGAGAGTTGATAGCCTGCCGCTCGGCCCCACTTGCAACCTCCCTATTGGGGGAAGTGATCAACGGCAGGTGGCGGATACGGCCAAGGGGGGACCGTACTTGGCCCTCTTTCTTGGCCATAGCCTTGTAAGAACTGTGGTACGTGAGCAGCCTTGGGTACGTGGCAAAAAACGCAGCATGAAAGGCCGTGGCTTCTTCCATAGTGAAGTACACCCCGTAGTTCTTAAAGGCGTAAATCTGGAAGCCCTCAGCCCCCATCCCGTACAGCAGACCAAAATTTCCGGGCTTGCCCTGCTGGCGGTACTTGGCGAACAACTCCGGGTCTGATACCTTGAGGGCCATCATCTCCTCGTATGTGAGGCCCGCAGCCTTGCCCCCGGTAATCACGTGCAGGTCCTTGCCGTCCTTATACGCCTGGAGCATCACCTGCTCATTGGCTACACAGGCAACGACCTTCAACTCCCCCTGGGAGTAGTCGCGCTCCACCACCAGATGCCCATCAGGGGCAATGTAGCAACGACGGATGCGCTTGGCCCATTTCGTATGCTTGGGCACGGTGTTGTGCACCACCACCCCGTTAGCCACAAATGAGTGGCTGCCTTCGATGGTCAGGTCGAAGGTTTCACACTCCCCAGCAGGCACTACCGCTACTACTTTAATCTCTTGGAAGACATCCCGGTCCCAAGGGTCTCTTTCATCAAGGCTTGCTCCATCGGCATCCCCACGGATAACCGATAGTGCAACCGTCCCCGACTGATCCCGGCTTCTGACGCCCACTCGGCTTCGGTCTTGGTCTGCCCATTCCACGCGATCTTCTTGGAGTTCGTCTTGTTGCTCCCCTGTTGCTTGGGCGTAGCCCAAACACAGTTTCCCGGTTCGTAGTTGCTGTTCACGTCCAACCGCTCCACCGACATACCCTTGCAAGGCTTCTCCCCCATGTCTTCCAGGAACTTGGAGAACTCCACCCACCGGGGGCACAACGTGATGCCACGACCCCCGTACCTCGGCCAATCCTTGCTGGTTGGACTGGTGCAACGACTCTTCATGGCCACCCATGAGTGGTACGTTGGACTGGTGTACCCCTGCGTCCGATGTTGAACCCCTGTCCCTTTTAGCGGCATAACAAATATCCCCCGGTAAGAGTTGATCAGTACGAACCCACCCGCGAGAGGTCAGGTAGGGATGGTTCTCGGTACTGCCTACGATTATACCCGTTTCAAACGAAACGTCAAACACAGGTTGAACCCCATTGCGGTACACCCCAACAACCTCACGCCATGCTCCGGTATGCGTCAGTACCCTGTATGACTTGCCGCCCTCATACCCCATAACAATGGACTCTATAGAAACGGCACCAGTATCGGTAAGCACCAAACTGCTGCCTCTCAAACACTGGAAGGTGGGCGCGTGGCAGGAGAGCCTACCGGTGTTGTGAGTTACGATCCCACCAGTGACATGACTCTCATCAACCTCGACGGTAAGGCCATAAGTACGCACAGGAGTGGTGTCAAGTACAACCCGTACAACCTCAGACAAGGAGAATTTTGCCTCTTTCCCCCCGTAGTCTCTAGCCTCCCCTCGCTGTCCTGCCCGCACCGCGCGAATGAGCCTTTCACACACCCCAAACCTTTCAGACAAAGCCTTATTAGCCCACCCATGGTGGCGAGTAGCCACGGGCTGTGCCCGAATAAAATCAACAGCAGCTTGGCACAGTTTAGCCTGGGCACCGGTCCTACGATTCATGGTCCCGTGGTTCACAGCGTCCTGCCGGTTACCCTTTGAAGTACCCCACCGTAGGTTACCCAACGTGTCATCCCAAGCAATGCCATTAAGATGGCGAATCTCGTCTCCTTTTCCTGGGACGTGGAACACCCTGGCCATAAGGCCGTGCACAGAGAAATCTTTTCGATCTTCCCCCCGAGATTGAGCGCCATTCCTGTACAAACAAACCTTCAAGTGCCCCCATTTTTCTTTAGGGTTCTGGGTAAGGAACTTACCCGTCTTGGTGTTGAATACCCGCCCCCAAGTACTCACCCTAAAGTCCTCCCAGTCGGGTACTACCTTCCACTCTTCTTTTCCACTGTGCACTACGATTGGGTCCCCAGGTTCAAGGTCTATAGCCTGCACCCAACAAACACCACCTCCTACGAGGTACTTATGGTTCGGGGTTGTTCTTAGCTCCAACCCATTCGCTAAAGTGACGGTGACAATGGGCTGTACCCCGTTATCAACCGTAGCGGTAACCCGTCGAATCCTTCCGGTATGGGAAATAACTTGGTCGCCTACCTGAACACTCTCAACCGGTAGATACCCTCGATCAGTTAGCACCAACTCCCCGGCGGGCATACAGTTGGTTCCCCCTTCTCCTTCATCCTTGTTCCCGGCAAAGAACCAGTAACTTGGGTGCATGCGCCCATCCGAGCGTATGTGCTTCATGAACCCCACCACGTAAGTACTCAGGGTCTTCGTGGCACTAGCATAGTCCTTGATCACGTTAATGAAGGCCTTGGCCTCCGGCACGTCCTCGAACTGTAGCAGGTGGTCCAAGCCTGTACTAGGGGCCTTGGTCCTCTCCGTAAACACCTTTGGTTTCAAGTTCAACCCCATGGGGCTGAACATGTAGTCGGTGATCATGCTGGCTTTGGTGAGGTTCAACCCGCCTAATTTGTCCGGGTCATAGTGCTTGGCCACCACCCGCCCACCGAGTACCCCCTTGGCCTGTGCAATCAATTGCAGGATTTCAGTATTGAGATCGGCCTCCAACTCCAAAAGCCGTTCCCTGGAAACTAGGACTCCACCTTGCTCTACGGACTCAAACGCTCTGGCAGCCGGGTGCATGATGTTCACGTAGAAACTGGTGAGCTGCCTGTCCTTGAGCAACTCCTGTTTCATTACATCCGCCACCTGCAAGGTAGCGTCGGAGTCCCCTCCCGCGTAGGACAGCAGCTTCTCAGGGGGGACGAGATCAATCCGTGACTTGTCTACTGTACGGTCAAATTCATCGCTGTTATGGCTGGCTAAGCCTTCGGCAATAAAAGTTGACGTGGAAGTTTTAATACTGACCACCTCCTGCACCCCAACAGGGGTTGCAGACACTACAAAATCATGAGTGTACTCCTGTGGGAGTGTGCACCCCCACCAGTCCCCGTGATCAAGTAATCTGATAGGCCGGTACTTCTGGAGCACTAGCAAACCGCCGTAAGAACCCCTACAGGTTACATTATGACAACTCTTTCCGGCAGTTATATGCAAGGTAAAATCGTTTCCGGCTATAGACAGCGCCCTGTCCAAGACTAACCCCGGCTTCTGTGCAAATCCTAACCTGAATGAGTTTGAATGGGCCGCCTTAGTGGTCCACCCCTCCCCGTCCAGCACCCCACTAAACCACCCGGAATCAAAATCGTCACCAGGAGGTATAACCTCGGTGACTCTTTTTATTCTCTTACCCACCAACAACGGGTCCTCTGTCCTCATCCACCGAAGATTGCCTCCCTTCTCCCCCATGTTGACTAACCACATGTGATTGGCACTAACCCGCATTTTAGTACCAGAAGACATCACTATGTCGTAACAAAGCAAGTTCAGTCTCTGCACTGACAATACCGCAGATTTCTTAATTACCCTCCTGCCTGTACTAGGGGAATGCTCATCAAAACCAACCAGGGTATCTCCCACCTTAACGCCGCTGGCCTTAGACCAGGATAGGTCCCCCATCCACAATCTTGTGTCGGGGGCCACACAGTAGCCCGCTAAGGAAGGTACATACACCTTGGCGTGCACGTCCAGGCCATTACTCCGGTTCTCGTCAAGAAGGGAACCCACCAACGTGGTGTCGAACACAAAGTTCGTACACACCAATCCCCCACGCACCCACAGCCAGTGAAGATCGTACTTCAGGTTGGCGCCCTTCATCTTCACCTTGGGGGTGGTGAGTATCCAGGCCAAATCAGCTACATGAAGGAGAGAAGAAAACCACGCCTCTTCTCTACCCCGGTTCTGAAACCGCAAAACTGCGGACTCCCCTTTTACAACCGACATCTGAATGCTCACGACATAGGCTCCAGGATGGGTCAGGGTTGGTTTGAGGTACGGGTCGAGCCCTACGGTCTCTAAGTCCAGGGCCACATCAACCTGGGTTTGAGTGCCCTCGTACTGATCCTCGATGAACTTCCGTAGGGTATCGAACGAGTGCACATACTCGTACTTCCCATACACCGGGGCCATACTTCCTGTTTCGTGATACCTGAGGGCCATGCTAGTGTCGCACTGCAAATCCACATAATGTGCGTAGTCCACCACCTGAACGCCGGGGCTGTAGCTCACCAAGGCCCTCATCTTGGTCAGAGGCAGGGAGATTGGTTGATTGCGCAACCCCGTTACCTTCCTGCCTTTTGGAACGAGCTTCTCCTGCGCCAGCGCCTCCAGGGGCTCCTGCCCTAGACAAAACAAAACCCCTTCCAGCCCTTGCAGGCTTGGGAAGGAGCTGAAATCGTTGAGTACCTTTATCGGTATGTGCGGGTAGGCCTTAAATTGCACCCCCAGAGACTTCTGGAGTTTTGGTTGATCCATCTTTGTCCAGATCAGAAACATTTACGGCTCTCCAGGTTTTGCCCTCGTACAGGTACGCACTTACGGTAACTGGGCGAATGCGTTTGATGAAATCCTCGGCCTTGCCAGTGCCAACGGTCGCCACATCCTGGGCACGGAGCCCGAGCTTGGAGCCGTCAAACACGTACATCAGCATACCTTTCTGACTGGAAGTCAGGTACAGCCAGATGCCGCCCTTCACGCGAACCACGAACGTGGCCACGGTAGGGGACAGAACATCTGAGCACACAACCACCTCGGCGTTGATCTTCCAGGGACCCAACTTGAGGTTTTTGGTGGCGGCACCCCTCCAGCGATTGTCCACCAAATTCAGAGGGAGGCCAAGGGTGTCGGCGACATAACAGATAAGACTGTCAGGGGAACTCATAGGGCCTCCAAAATCAGGGAATCCCCGTGTACTTCGGCCACCACAGACCCAAAGGGGATTTCATACCAGAACAGGTCGAATTGCCAGAACCGATCATCTTCACGCTCAGAGCAGCGGGCAATGGTTTCGCCAGACAACGTGGGGATGGGCGAGGGCAGCAGGCCCTCGATGACCTGCCCGATCTTCACGTCCTTGAAGAGCGTGAGCAGGCGCTTCGCCTCATTGGATGTCAGCTTGTAGCTCATACCGGTACCTCCGTAAGAATCCCCCATGCCCGCTCAATCAAAAAATCCAAGTACAGCTTCTTCCCCTTACTAGCGTTACAGGGCCTGCAAAGGACTTGCATGTTCCAGTCGTGATGCACCCCTCCCAAAGCCAAGGGCAATATGTGATCCAACTCCCCTGGAAAAACATCACAACCACAACACTTACACTCCCCACCTTGGGCAAGCAGTACCTTGACCTTCAATCCAGGGCTTAGGCCCACCCCTACTACCTGCTCCCTACCGCTTCGCACCACTCGGTAGGTCTGTATCTTTTCGGGGTTAGATTGCCTCCATCCCTCTATGGCCTCTTTTACCTTATCAGGGTTAGCCCTCTTCCATTCAAGATTAGCCGCTCTAGTACGCTCAGGATTATTGCCTTTGTACTTTTTAGTTTTATTACGAAAGTGCTCTGGATTCTCACTATACACCCCCCTGGCATTCTCCCGTATAGCCGCCTTATTGCACTGTGCGTACTCTGCCTGTACGTCTGCAACCCTCTCGGAGTTTTTTATCCTCCACAACATCATGTAGTGCTTCTTACAGACGGGGCACTGGCGTAAAGAGAAAGTACTCCCGCACTTTTTACATACTGTCATACCGGTACCTCCTCGCCAACCGGGAGAACCCGGTCGAACTTAATACCCATGCCGTAGATGAAGGCCCCGAGAACCCTGCGCGGCGGGATGCTCTGGGTGTCCATGTGAATGCTACCGTACCCACTCGGGCCGTGCCAGGCCATCCCACTGGCCTTGATCGCAGCCACCTCGCTAGGGGTTGGGCCTTTGACCTCCACCCGAAGGGAAAGATTGCTGCCTTGCAGGCGACTGGCCAACTTAACCCTGTCGTTCAAGGCCACTGCCACGTACACGCTACCGGAGCTGGTTCCGTGCACTTTCTGTCCAACGGCTTCTGCATCAACCAGACCAATGACCTCAGGCTTGATCTTCGGAGCCGGGGTGCCAGTGGCCGACACTGCCTCGCTATCGTCAAGACTAACCCCCCCCGGAGCCTTGATGGCATCCTTAAGGCCCTGCTTGAAGGACTTCTTGGGGGGCTTCTTCAACTCAGGCTCATACCCCACAACAGGTTCTTTTTCCGTAACGGTAGTGGGGGGCGTGGCAGAGTTACCCCCAAGGAGCACCAACAGCTTAGCAAGGAAGCCTTTGATCATGGACAGGGCCATGTCACTTTGGCTAGAGGCCACACCCTTCATCAGGGTAGTAGTTCCGATAGGCAGGCTCAGCTTCCATTCCGAGCCTTTCGACACAGTTGCAAAAAGCGTGTACGGGGCTACATCAAAAACAACCCCCAAGCCTTCCAACTGCGATACCACCGCCAGCATTTCGACATTGCCAGCGTACAGAGTCTCAAAGAATCCAAGGTCTTTCGCATCCTTGGTACTGAACGTAACACCCATGTTTCACTCCATTGAGTAGGGGGATGGCAGCCTTACTTTATCACAATCGGGCAGTTTGTCAAGAGTTTTCTACCAGATACACCGGCTACTCGCTACCGGGGCGATGGTCCTCTTGCTCGTGGCAAACCGGAGTGGGTCTCCGGGGGACGCCTTATTGCTTCCCTCATAAAAAGGCGGGATCTTCTGTCCGCCACCTTGGCGCTTGTAGGAGTAGTCGCCGATAAACGAGAGATTCCGGCCCTCTTTGTACCCTTGCACTTCAACAATCCCGAAATGCTTGGCCAGGAACCGCACCTGGGTCTCGGACTCCACAACCCGGTCACAGTAGTGCTTCCGCACGTAACTGATGGCGTCCAGGTTCCCAGTGAACTGGGCGGTCACTGCCGCCAAGAAGGTGCCGGTTCTCCCATGGCCGCCAATGCACCCTGCATGAATCTTCTTGCCTTCCTGCAATTGATTGCAGACCCAGGTGATCATGTTCTTGAAGTCCTGGACATCGTGCGGGGCGCTCATGTCCGTGATAGCAAAAAGGAACTCGATCACCTTAGGCTCAGACTGATCCCAGGGGTATGCAGAATGGTGGAAGTGCATACTATGCCGGTCGAAACCAATATAGATGTCAGCGTCCTTGACTACAGGGGTACTGCAACTCCCGCCGTAGAGGAAGTACTCTTTGGGACCCCGCACCAGTTTCAGAGGGGGATGGGTGTGATAGCAGGACTTCTCCTTACTCCCCATGTGCCAAGGTGCACCCAGATGATCGTTGTCGAATTCGCGTGCCATAAGGCCTCCTACGCCACTTTCCGTTGATAAACAGGAACTGCTATTCCTGGCATTACCGTGAAGTCCCCCACAGTCGTAGCGGGCTTGCCCATGTAGACCACGGACTTGGGTACCTTCTTCTTCTTCTGCTCTTCGATCTCATAATAGTAATTGCCGAGAGCCCCAAGACTCTGTACCTTGACCCAATCCACGTACTCCCCGAACACGCTAGGAAGGGCCTTCTGGGTTTCCACGATGACCGCCCTAACCATATCCGACACGTACTCGCTAGGGATGGCTCCGTACAAAATCCCCTCGGGGACCTGCCCTCCTCGTTGTAGGTCAAGAATCTTCTTGAAGTTTGACGAGTAGTTGTCATACATCATGCCCTTGTTAAACATCGGGCCGTTGTTGTGGGCCAACGTGTATGCGGTGTCCACCAGCATTTCCAAGGACGTGTGGCCTTGCACGAAAGACAGCAGTGTCTCCGCTATCTGCCCCCAGGGCTTCCCACCGTACCCCCCACTCCACTTGCCTTCGTTGAATACTAGGGCGAGGACACCAACGTACTGCCCGATAGACACCTCAGGGGGGGTGTTCATATAGAACTCCACCGCCTTACCCTCGCTGAGGCCGCGCAGAGTATCCACACACTCTACCATCTTGGCACCCCCCAGATTGGTGATCTTGTGGGACAGCGCACTGGAAATGGCGTGCGAATGACGAAACTCTCTGGTGGTAATCGACACGATGTAATGGGTCAACCTCACCGCCTGCTGCTCTAGTGTATGGATGTACTCGGACACCACATTTTCTGCCCAGAGGGGCAGGGGTTCGTTGTCTGTGAACCGTTCCCGCACCAGAGACAAGCAATGGTTGAGGGCATAGAAGGATAATGCCTCCCTGTCCGGGTGGGCCAGACCGCAATACATACGGAAGGCCTTGGTACTACCCGCCATGACGGGGAGTGGAAGGTGGTCCACCTTGAACTTCTGCGTAGCACTTATGGCCTTGTAGGCCGCTACGGTGTTTTTAGGCAGGTACATGTGTCACTCCATTGACCGAATCCATATCTTGACTTTACCACAATCGAGCAGTTTGTCAAGAGTTTTTCGTGAGCTTCTTGTGCATCCTCAGGATAGACAGGAGCTTCGCCATACACACCATCTGGGTGGCCCGGTGCGAGGGCTTGAACTTCGTAACGTACTCTTGCTGCTGCCGGGTTTCCACAGCATGCGGGAGGTAGTTCTTGCGGACGTAAGCCACAGGGTCCTTCACTCCAAAGGCCTTGACCAGGATAGCCAGGAATAGCCCTGTACGCCCAATCCCACCCATGCAGCCCACATACACGGGAGAGTCGTCCATCAGATGCTCAATGGCATCCTCCAGCCCATTGTGGAGGTCCGTCAGCATCGGAACGTCGAAGTCCCGTGTGGGGATGCCAACAGCAGACTCCAGATGGGCCAGCTCCTTGGCCATGTTGACACCCACCATGTGCTGCGGGCGGTTACGGTACGGACCACCGTACACCTCGTAGTACTTGCCGAACAACAAAGGGATTTTGATACTTCCGTTCATCATGAACTCCATTTCACGTTAGACAACTCTTACTTTACCACAAGTGAGCAGTTTGTCAAGGATTTCCTGCAATTGATTGCAACTACAACCAACGTAGTACCGTACCCCGATACCCACACTCATGGCACCCAAGGCCATCACACCTTTCATGATCTTCCATCTGGAAGCCTTTGCCACTGTCTTTGCCTACGGTCAGGGCCTCCTGAGTGAACATGCGATTAACCTTTCCTTGTATGGAATCAAACAACCAGTGGTGGTACCTGCGGTTGTGGCCCTCCCCTGTACACATGGCTGAGGACTCGACCATAATCTGGAGTTCATCAGGGGATATACCCTCGGCCTCTATGAGTCTCCCGACCTGTGAAGTGTAGTTAAGCACTTGCCTCACCCGGTATACGGTTGATCGAAATCTCTCGCGGGGCCTCGAACGCCAAGCGGTGCATGCCATGCGACTGCCCGTTATGCCCACCCACGAACACAAACACAGAGGGGAGCACCTCAGTGCGCTCCAGGTCTGTGAGGAGAAACTCCGGGCCTTTGCCCACCCTTGCGGTAATCGTACCGTGCCGGGTATCCACCACACTCAGGACACTAGCCCCGATTTGTATGCGGCTTCCAGGGGACACTCCAATAGAAAGGGTCATCTTTCACTCCTTGTCAAATGCCTAGTAAAGCTGTTGCCGTGTCTGTAAGCCTCCAGGTGCTTCCACCCGCTACCCCTCTCCCGAGGTGTACAACCTCTACCAACCCCTTGGTTCGCAGAATAGTCAAGTAGCTGGCCACATCTGAAACCGTAAACTCCTCACCCAGCTCCTTTAGCCTAGTGGTTATCTCAGCACTTGATGGCTCCTCCAACACCGAGACAACCATCAAGGTCTTACGAAGAAACGTCCCCTCCTTGGGAAGGTGGATATTCTTTTCCGTGTCCGCGTGCAGTATTTCCATAGTACCGATGGTGGAAAACACCACTTTCAAGTACCCGCACAAGCACTTGACGGCCAGATCGTGCTTACTTACCTTCGTGTACCTCGCACTGGGACTCCCACACTTGGGACAAACTGTATTCATCGGACCCCCTTACTCGTAAGGGGATTATACGCTCATTTGTGGCCGCCCTTCAACTGCACTGCGTACTCAGGGGAGATAAAAGACAAGGCCCCATCCACCTTGGAGCCCAAGGCCATACCCTGTACCCCCTCCTGCGCTTTCCATGCGAACACTTTCTTCTGCGCAGCCGAGAGCGTACCTTCCACCCCCACCACCAACCCCCCCTCAGCAAGGATCATGCTCTCCAGGTCCGTGGAGGTGCCTACAGTACCCACTCCAACCACTGAGACGCCTATCAACGTCAACTTTTTACGATCCGCTACCGAAAGCTCGTTGATCAGCCCAAGCAACTCCAGGGGCTCCCCAAATATCAGGCTCATAGGGTCACCTTTACCCGAGACATCCACATACAACCGGGACACCAGTGGCAGAGCCTCAGTAATCAAGTCGAATGCTTCCTTGGCGTTGAAAGCCTTACTACGCAGATCGAGCAACTGGACCTCTACGCCAGGAAGTACCCGCGTAACCGCAGGAGCCACCCCCTCACCAGAAACGGCCAGTATCCGATACTCCTGGGCGTACTTACCCCCGCCACCCGCGATAACCGGGACTGCCTGGGTCCACACCCCACCGGTACCACCGTCAATACTGACAGTCTGGCACTTCTTGAGCAAGTCCAAAGTATTCTCACCTCCGAGACCCACCACACACGGCTTGTTCATACCCCTGGCAACAACAGCCGCATGGGAAGTAGCTCCACCAGTAATGGTCAATACCCCCACTGCTGCGTCCATGCCCTGGATGTCTTCAGGAGTGGTTTCATACGTGACCAGGATGCAGGACTCCTTGCAATTGATTGCATCTGCGCTGGAGAACACAGGCTTACCCGACACCACGCCTGAACACGCCGGGATTCCCTGCATCTCCGGCTTTACCGTGAACTTCGGGTCGATCACCGCGACCTGCGCAAGGTCGTAATCCCGCAGAGACACCCGCTGGAAGACCTCCTGTGGCGCAAGCATGCCTTCCTCGTACATGTCGAGCGCGATCTTGAGTGCAGCCTTGGCGCTACGCTTGGCATTTCTGGTCTGGAGGATGAACAGTTCACCGTCTTGGATGGTGAACTCCACGTCCTGCACGTCGCGCTTGAGGTCTTCCAGGGTCACTACGGTATCCGCCAACTGAGTGGCCACCGGGGCATTCCAGGAGTTCATGGCGGCCAATGGGATGGGGGTGCGAATACCGGCAACCACATCCTCACCCTGGGCGTTTACCAGGAACTCGCCAGTGATCTTCTTCTCTCCCGTGTCAGGGTTGCGGGTAAACAGCACCCCGGTGCCCGACTGCTCATTCAGGTTGCCGAAGACCATCGCCTGGATGACAACCGCCGTGCCCCAGTCGTCAGGAATCTTGTGCATCTTCCGGTAGAACTGGGCGCGGTCATTGTTCCAGCTCTCGAACACCGCGATGATCGAGTTGAACAACTGGGCGTCAGCGGCAGGGAAGCCCTCGCCGGTTTTCCGTATGTAGTACTCGACTCCACCGGCTTCCAGCTCCTGGCGATTCAGACCCTTCACCACCGACCCGTACATGGTGACCAGACGATCACGACTGTCGTCATAGCATTTACCACCCAAGCGGTCATGCCAGTAGGCCATGGAATCGGTATCCAAGCCTACATTCAGTATTGTGTCCATCATGCCGGGCATGCTCACACGCGCCCCCGAGCGGACAGACATCAGAGGCATATAACCGAAGGCCTTGTACAGTTCGGCCTTGATTGCTGGGAGGGCGTTCTTGACTTCCAGCATAGCGGACACCGGGTCCTTCATGAAGTCCCGGCAAACATGAGTGGGGATAATCACGAACGGAGGAACATTCACCCCGTTGGATGCCATCCAATGGAGACCCCATCCTTTTCCCCCGAGAAACTCGGAAGAATCTTCTGCTGCTGTTAGCGTGGACTGCTTGGTAACCAGTTTCATCTGTCACTCCATTGACTGAGTAGAGAAGTACCATCTAACTATACCACGATTGCAGGAGTTGTCAATAGGCCTCGTAAGTGGCTCCCTGGAATAAACCGTGCCAATTTCCATGCCAAATATCATGCCAGAAAAGATTTAAGATACCGAGGTCTTGAATGTACGTAAACTGTTGCTTTTATTATGATATTTGGCGAGGGGGGTTGATATAGAGGTATAGCTTAACTCTAAAATGCAGTAGCGCCCTTTATACACCTTTTGCGAGGGGGTTCAAAAAGACTCAAAAAACGTCTTAAAAACATCTTAAACCCAGGTATTTTCTGCCCTCAAAAACCGTGCCAATGCACCTAGTTTATTTTACTTCTGCGTCCGGTAGGGTAGTCAAGTCCAGGAGCACTACCTTTCGCAATTCAACCACCACCTCCTTCCCGTCAACATCCTTGGCAAGGATTGCCTCGGTCCTCGGGGCGACGTGGATGTCCTGGTTTGGGAATGTCCACTGGCTATCCTCCCCACACCCCAGGCGATAAAGGTCTTCGTATACGAATTCGTCTATGCCACAGCCATCGACAATCACGAGGTCCGCAGCGTTCAGTGCGTCATACAGTTTTACGGTTTTCATTTCTACTCCTTAGAAATCCAACGGGGAACGGAAGGCTTTGAAGCCTGGGTATCTGGGCTTGACCACACACCCTGACTTCTGAAACTTGTAGGTGATCACTCGGCCAGGCAACTTCTCACGAGCACCCCACATGATCTTCAGATCGGCCTCGGTTAGAGGCCCGGTTGCACAGTTGAACTCCACACCAGAATACGCGTCCTTGCAGTGGAACGATCCAACGGTGTCCTTGAGCACCTTTCCTGCCTTATGAGTACTACGTTTGGCGTGTCCGAGTTCATCCTTGGTCAGGGGATTGGTATTCTCCGTCCCTTGGTTCACGTCCAAGATGATGGCCTCAGAGTCCGCCCACTCTTTCCACTTCAGCAGTGTCCCCTCAAGAACGCTACTCCTACCATTCTTGTACAGGTGACGAGGGTGCTTCAGGATAAGGCCTTCGTACCCTTGGGCAAGCGCCCGATTGTACATGGCCCGAAGGTCCTCAAGGGTATTGACTACTCTCTGCTCCAACAGATGGACCCGTGGGATGGGTTGAAACGCAAACTGAGCGGCCAACTCCGCATACCTGTCCATAGCGTGGCCGGGGTGATCCCACTTCTCAAACACGTAGAACCTGAAGTCCGGTTCACCTGTTTCGGACATCAATCCGCTGGTACTACGCTGGAACACCCCTTCTCCTCCAGGTAGCCCAACTATTCCTTCGCCATCCAGTCCGTGCAATTGATTGCAGTACTCCTTCGCCCACTCCTGGTAAAACCGGTTAGGGATCGGCAACATCTTCCGGCTCATGGCCGTCCCATTCACCATCGGACTACGAATACCATCCAACTTGATGGACGCCATACACGGAAGTTGTATCTGCGAGTCCTCGGGTATCGTCGAGGCTGCAAGCATTACTTTCAATGCCATTCTGTCACTCCATTGACCTGTTGATATACCGCACTATACCACAAGCATCGTATTTGTCAATCTTTTATGGCAACCATCAAACCCCAGGGGGACTGGCTGGTACCCCGGCTACCAAGCCGATGCTCTCGTTGTACAGTTCGAGCTGCGTCTTCTTGCGCTTGGGCTTGAGAATGGACTGGTACTCGACCTTGGCCGTGGAGTTGATGGCCTTGATGTCCGCCAGTATCTCTTGCTCGGAGAACGGGCCATCCCCGATGGATTCGTACAAGACTTGCAGTTCTTGGTTGTACATCATTACACTCCCAGTTTGGCCCGGCCTGCTTGGAACACCTTGTAGGTGACGGACTCCAAGGCGATTACACGATCTTTGGTAAGGCCCCAGGGCTTACTCGCGCCTTTTGGACGTGGCTCACCCTTGATCATCTGCCGAATACGAGACTGCACGTACTCGCGTTCTCCCTGGTTACGGAGGTTCGCAGAGTACCCCGTCATGTACTTCATCATCTCCACCTGCTTCTCCTTCGGGGTGTCCCTCGGAAGTTGCCCTCTCGGAGAGGGTGGCGTCAGGTGTCTGGTGGCCACGGACGTGGCCTGTACTGCGGGCAACCCGATGGCGGTCAGGAGCTTGGCATGGGCCGAGGTCGGTCCACCAGGACCCGAAGAGAACCGCCCCTTCGTATCGTGGTATGGGTTTGCCTTGAGCGTCAGTCCATAATCCATCATGTGCACCTCTCTGCAATTGATTGCAGGTCCTCGACCTCAGAATAAAGTACCCGTTGACCGGACTCGTACAGGTATTCGCCGTCCTCTACCGCCCGGCGTTCACTGAAGTTGAGGTACGCCCACTGCTCTCTCAAGAGCGTGAGCACCATAAGAAGTTCGGATCGCATCCTCGTAGTATACCCGATGGCCGCCTCAGAGCAACAAAAAGTGCCGGCACCATGCCCACAGGCCGAAGTACTACAGCAAAGCCCGCTCTGCGCTTAATTACAAGGGCCGGTACACTACTTCCTTGACACGGGCCAACAGCGTGGGATCGCCAGTTGACAGTACCGGGTGCAGTAGGTCCATCTCCTGTATATAGGTCTTGGCAAACCCTTGGTCGTGCTGCAAGATCGAGGTGCTGTTGTCCAGCAGGTCGGCCAGCTTGATGGTCTTGGCCTCGGGCGGTGCATGGCGTAGGTGCTCTCGATCAATGGCCTTCCGTGCAGCCCGGTTCCCATCTGAGGGCTTACTCACGTCCGTCAACCAGTACACCAGGTGGGTTACCTCCAAGCCAAACAAATTGCACAGGGTCTCTCCAGACACCGGGGGGTCTTCCAGGACATCATGCAGGTATGCAGCACACACCATGGCTTTGGTATGGGGTACAGACCTCACCATAGTGGCCACCGCCACAGGGTGCACGATGTACGGGCCTCCTGTGTACTTGCGGAATTGCCCTTCATGGGCAAACCGTGCAAACTGGTACGCTCGCAGTTCAAGATCGTTTTCCATTTTCTACCCCTTATTTAGACAACCACAGAGGAAAACCACAACGAAAAGCCCGAGCCGTACCCAAATGCAATCTTGCAAGCCCCAACCCCCCTTTTTTGACGAGCCCTTGCAGCCGCATTCAACCTGTCCACCGCATAGATATGGTACTTGATAGAAGCTGCTCTGGCTGCAAGCCTGGCAGGCCACCTAACGGCAGCCCATCCGAGGTCTTTACGGGTTATCCGCCCACGACGTAGTGCACGTTGAATAGCTGAGTTCACCATCCAAGTAAGAGAACGGGTCATGATCCCACCTTATCAAATACTGACACAGCAGCCTTCCAAGAGGAGTGCAAACCGTAGTGCTTACTACAGGTTTCACCATACCCAACGGCAGTACTGCGAGGGTCGGTCAATGGCAGGTTGCAAAAGCAACACCTACCCGTCAACAGACTGTACTTCTTGGCAACCCCTGCGGGATCAACCGCAAACGTCTGCAATAGCCTACGCACGGGCTTGAGTTCTGCCTCGGAGAACTTCTGGTTCTGCGTCCAGGTGCCAGCGGCATCCACCCGGCCAAACCACTTGTTGTACCCATAAGGCTGGGCATCGGTTACATTCACAGTGTTCGGACACTTACTAGCGGCCCCCGCCATAGAAAGTTCAATCTCCTGGGTATCCACCTGCAACTTGATCTTCGGGTACTTCAGATGCTTCTTGGCCTCCGTAAACATCGCGTACACCCCTGAGAAAACCCCCACGTTCTCAACCTTGGGAGCCGCAGGCTTGTCAAAACCCATAGCCCTCTCCGAGAGCTTGTTCACCCACCACAACTGCTTTTCCGAAAGCCGGTGGTACGTACCCCAGGAGGCAATCAAGGACATTGCGAAGCCTTGATCCTGCGGGAGCAGGTTAGGCACTTGCGCCTTGAGGGTCTCGACTGCTAACGTGAGAGTGTCGTTCATTTCTGACCCCCAACTGGGCGGCTCTTCGCAACGTAAGCGAAGTGCTTGTGGTGGTGGGAGTGCTTGGCGGCTCGTACTACGTGGGCAACTTCTGCCCAGTAAAGGACTGCTACACTGACGGTTTTCATTTGCCCACTCCATTGGTCCGTTGAAATCTTTTCCTACAATCGTATTATCGCACAATCAGAAAGTTTGTCAAATATAGTTGCAATCAATTGCAGCTAGAGCTGCATCCTAGTGACTACCCTGCTGCCTTTCATGATAGAGCAGAGGCCTCGTTCATCCATGACTGCGAATTCTGAGGGGCCAGGAACGCAGATAGTATGGTGCTCCACCTGCTTCTGGTGGGCACGTTCCTGAAACTGCATCCCCAGGTAGAATACCCCCAGGCCGTACACAAACAACCCTACGCCTTTCAGTATCAGATTCATGCGGTGGTACTCCTCACGTAGCTGGAGTGTCTCCATTGGCGGGGTGGGGGAGCAGGGTCAGCCCGGTAATGGTAGTCTCCCACCACTCCCGCCATGACATTGAACATCAGAATACGTGACCGTGCTATTTTGTAGCCTGCCCACAGTTCTTTCCGTTTGGAAGCCAGGACCTCCAACAGTACCCGATCCCCATCCGTGTCCAGGCGCTTACGAACTTGCGTCAATTTCCTCCGTTTAACCTGCATGAAGGTCCGATCCCGTTTCATCTGCATGAGATTACCCTGGATGGCGTCCGACACCACTTTGATCAAGTCCTGGGTCTCAGGTACTTGGTCGAGGACCTGGATGAACAACTGAGCAAGACCTTGCAGAGCCTGCGCTCTGATGTCCTCGGTCTGTCTGTCCGCCCCAAACTGGTCGTAGTGTTTTCTCCTGAAGGGGTCGCTCAGCACCTCATACGCCTTTTGAACCCGGACGAAGTTGTTATGCTCGCCCCCCTTGTCCGGATGATGTTCTTTTGCCAATCTGCGGTGCGCCGCCTTTATCTCCTTAGCTGTAGCTGTTGGAGCTACCTGTAGATCGTCGTAGAGACTCATACTGCTCTCCCGGTGAACCAGCCAGCATCCAGCCAGAAGAACAAGCCACTCTGGACTCTGACCCTCAGCAGCACGCCAGTCTGACTGGTAACGTACTTGACCTCCAGGACCTTGACCCGATCTGGAAGGTACTTGAACGGTCTCTCAGAGGCGTTCCATGCTGGATCAGGGGTGAGTTCTTCCCCTACTTTGAGTGTTTCTGCCCAGGCTTTCATCACGTTCATTTACTCCTCACAATCGTTGCTCCGGTTATGGCCGCGATTTCCTCTGCCACGGCACCACTACGATGCACACCATACAGACAGCCCACCCATAGGGTGTCGTGGTCCTCCAGCATCTGGACCCCGTGATTCACCAAGGTCAGAAACAGCGGGTGCGTCCTGACCCTGGCCCGGTAAGTGGCTTCCGGCAAAGTAGCACCCTTCTTGTACGGGTTGGGGATAACTCTGCAATCAATTGCAGGCCCCTCCGGATGCTTGTTAATGTACCCGAACTGAATTATGGTCTTACTCATGTCAACTCCTACCCAGTAATAGCCTTGCTCTGATGCAACAGCGCATCGTGCAGCGTGGTCAAAATGAAAAAATCATCATCGTCATACTGCACTGGGATGGACATTCGCATACCGCGTCCTTCGCTACACATCGAACCAATCCGGCACGCGCATTCCTTTATTCGGTCGGCCAGGGTGCCGGATGCCCGCACTTTGTTTTCCAGTTCTTCCAGCGTTGTCATTTCAATCCTTTGGCCCACTTGGAGGGAATCGAACCCCCGACCGTCGAGGTAGAATCTCGTTGCTCTAATCCACTGAGCTACAAGCGGCAAAAACATTTACGTCAACACGGACGCTACGCCGATGAGGACGGATTCGCGCCGGTTACGCCAGCGTTAGGCGTCCACGGGTTTTCCTCATTTTCTGCTGCCATGACGTGTATCAAATCGCGCAATGCTTCTCTCACACGCGGGCTGCGACCGCCGCCACGAGCCGTGCAAAACTCAACCGATACAACAGCCGG